CAGGATCCTCTGGATCTAGCGGATCTTCAGGTTCTTCTGGGTCAAGCGGATCTTCGGGATCTAGTGGATCTTCCGGATCGGCTGGAACCTCTGGTTCTTCTGGATCTAGCGGATCTTCAGGATCTAGTGGTTCTAGTGGAACACGGGGATCTAGTGGAACCTCAGGATCCTCTGGATCTAGCGGATCCTCAGGTTCTTCTGGGTCAAGCGGATCTTCGGGATCTAGTGGATCTTCCGGATCGGCTGGAACCTCTGGTTCTTCTGGATCTAGCGGTTCAAGTGGTTCTAGTGGAACCTCTGGTTCAATTGGACCATCTGGTTCTAGTGGTTCGAGCGGATCTTCTGGGTCATCTGGAACTTCTGGTTCTAGTGGTCCCTCCGGATCGAGTGGGTCATCCGGATCTAGTGGAACTTCTGGCACTAGTGGAATTCTCCCGCTAGATGGAACAACAGCAAATGGTGTTATTACATATGATGGCGATGGTACAGGAACTGTTGAAAGCAATCTCACTTTCAACGGAACATCTCTTTCTATATCTGGTACATTACCTCTTTATACCCCTACTATGACGGCTGGAGTAGATAACTCCGTAGTTATACTGGACTCTGATGGATATTTGAAAACTGATGAAATTGATTCAAGGGTTTGGGGAACGACCCTAGTAGATGCGACAAACGGAGCAGCTGATAGAATACCAACCTTTACCGATAGCAATACCATAACAGGAGAGACTAATTTAACTTATGATGGGAGTACTTTAATAGTTGGTACTCAAATTCAGACAAATACTTTAATCACTTCCTTAACTAATGATATTTCAATTACGGGGTATAGTGGAATTTTAACAAACTTATTAGATTTAAATTGGGATAGTGCAGCAGGAGCTACTACCCAAATATACCATCAATCCTGTGATGTAATTCGTTTAGGAACTGCTATTTCTTGCACTGCCGGAGGGATTTATAATTTTGGAACTGGTGGATGGGTAGGAGCTGATGCAGATGCAACTTCCACTTCGACAGGGACTATAGGCATGGCTGTTGAAACTGCGACAACAAACTATTTTATTACTAGCGGATATGTTGGTCTAGATTCAACTCTTTATGAAGGAACTGCTACTGTTGGATCTCCTGTCTATGTTAGTACAACTGCTGGCAAGATGACATTCACCAAACCTTCTGGGTCTGGAGATGTTGTTCGGGTAATTGGGAGATGTGTTGACACTTATTCCTCAGGAAGAGGCTCCAATTCTGCTATTTTTAGATTTAATCCTTCAGAAGATTGGATAGTTATACCGTAAAATGAGAAATAGAATTTTAGAAATAACAGAAGAAAGTATCACTCTAGATGATAAAACCCTTGTCATGCATCGTTGGGAAGATCCCATTATGCAAAAAAAAGCTCAGTGGGTTTGTTCTGGAGGGGGGGACATCATAGAGTTTGGATTTGGAATGGGAATTTCTGCTGGTTATATTCAACAACACAAGATCAATTCTCATACAATCTGTGAGATTCATCCCCAGGTTTTAGAAAATCTGTATGAATGGGCAAAAACTCGGGATAATGTAATCATCTTAGAAGGAGATTGGTATGATAATCGGTCAAGCATGAAAAAATATGACGGAATCTTGTTTGACACCCACAATGATAAAAATGTGACCTATTTTTTTACTGATTTTGTCTATAAAATCTCTAGAGAAAGTACTAAACTGACCTGGTGGAACAACGTTCCTCAGCCCTATGATAGCAGAAAACCTTCTGGAACCATCTATGAAAAAATGGAAGTCAACCCTCCTCCGAATAATTATTTCAATTCAAAAGAATATTATCTCCCAAAATTTGAATTCAGTTCTAGATAAATAAAAAAATAGATTTTGTATAAATGTCGTATTTCATAACATTAAGTGGTCATAAATTTTCAGTTCTTTTTGATCTTGTTACAGAGAGCACAACTTCTAGAACACTGACACTTAGCGATGCTGGTGCTTATATTAGATGTACCAGTGCCTCTGCTGTGAGCATCACTATTAATAGCGATGCTTCTGTTGGATGGAACGATAATTGTGAAATTATGTTTGAGCAAGCAGGTGCTGGTCAAATCACCATCGTAGCAGGATCTGGGGTGACCATTAATTCAAGTGAAACCCTAAAAAGTTTAGCACAGTATTCCGTGATGGGAATCAAAAGAGTTGGAACCGATATCTGGACACTTTTTGGAGAAAGAGAAGCAGCATAAAGAATTAGCATGAGAACAAGACTTTATAACACAGAAACGGGTGAGCTTGGAAGAATAAGGGATGGCAACTATCTAGTAGATGGTCAACCTGGGGTTTTACCTCCAAATATGGTGGAGTTAGAGGTGGTGGTGATAGAAGCTCCAGAGTACAATGAAGCTACTCAGATGGTAGAAAGAAGAGAATATGTAGATCTTCCGACTCTTCGATTTGTCTATGAATACTATATTCGTGATTTAACGGAGCAGGAACTTTTAGACCGGATTCCTAAACCTCCTGAAAGATGTACACCTCGTCAATTTAGATTAGCCCTAGTGGAGAGCTCTATAGATATAGAGGGAATAAACACTATGATAGGCGCTATTGAAAATGAAGTGGATCGAAAAAAAGCTCAAATCGAGTGGGAATATGCAACTGAAATTTATAGATACCACCCATTGATTGTGAGTTTCGGTCAATTGCTTAGTATGAGTGAATCCGAGATAGATGCTATCTTTCAATTAGCAAAAACATTTCCTTAATGCCTGGTATAATTTTAAATGCTGTCAATAGAACCCCCGGGGTGACACCTCCGGTAAGTGCTGGAGAATTGTGGGCTTGGGGAAAACCGGATGGCGCACCGTATTTTTTAAGGGGAACCCTTGGACTTGGTACTTTAATAGGTAGAAGTTCACCCGTTCAAGTTGGGACTTTAAACACTTGGAAGTCTATTTCAACTTCTATGTATCGTGGACTCTATATTGGCTCTGGTGGAACATATACTAATTACTCACCTGCCGATGCATATGGAATGCCTCAAGTATCTGGCGCTATTAAAAGTGATAACACTTTGTGGACATGGGGTGGAGGGCATTATTACTTTCCTCCTTACTATAATAATAGGGATGCTATGGCTTTGGGTCATGGTGATGGAGTAACTCCACGAAGTTCTCCTGTTCAAGTTGGTTCTTTATCAAATTGGGATAAATTTTCAACGGGAAACGGTAGTATTTCTGCTGCTATTAAAACAGATGGAACTTTATGGACCTGGGGAGTGAATAGCACTGGAGCTTTAGGTCAAAACAATACAACCAATAGAACTTCTCCAGTTCAAGTTGGAACCGGAACCGATTGGAGTGAAATCTCATGCGGAAGGGGATTTTGTATCGCCTTAAAAACCAATGGAACCTTATGGTCTTGGGGAAGTGGAGTTAGCGGTGCATTGGGATTAAATTCTACTTCGAACAGAAGCTCTCCTACTCAAATTGGTTCATTAACTACTTGGAGTAAGATCTCAACAGGAAGAAGACATTGTTTGGCTTCAAAAACAGATGGAACCCTGTGGGCTTGGGGAAATAATCAATCGGGACAATTGGGTCAGGGTAATGCTATTAATAGATCTTCTCCCGTCCAAATCGGTACAGGGACTAATTGGGATAAAGTCTTTACTGGTTCTTATAACAGTTTTTCCATTAAAACAGATGGAACTCTATGGGTTTGGGGAGATAATAGTGGTGGAAATTTAGGTACAGGAAATATTATCTCCAGATCCTCCCCCGTTCAACTTGGATTGGGAACGGATTGGTCTAAAGTTGCTTCTTCAAGCTTTAATAGACACACCTTAGCTTTAAAAACAGATGGAACTCTATGGGCTTGGGGACGTGGAAATGCAGGAGTATTAGGCCAAAATAATCAAATTTCCCGTTCTTCTCCCGTTCAGGTTGGAAATTTAACAACTTGGATTGATATAGCAGCAGGACTTTATGTTTCTTTTGGAATAAAAACATTATGAGAAAATACTATTTTTTAGCTGGACTTCCGAGAAGCGGAAGCACTCTTCTCTCTGCTATATTAAATCAAAATCCCTCTATCTATTCATCAGCCACCTCAGGTCTCATGAATATTATGGGATCCGTAGTCAATTCTTGGTCACAGAAACATCAGGAAGTTCAGGATCGAGATTCGGAAGAGATCTACAGACTCTTGAAGGGTGTAATTGAGAATAAGTATGAGAAGATAGAAAAAGAGATCATTTTTGATAAATCTAGAGGGTGGCCTGCTCCTGAGATTATTTCCACTATGGAGAAAGTTTTAGGTCACCCCGTAAAAATTGTAGCCACTGTTAGAAATGTAGATAGCTGTGCGGCTTCTTTTGTGAAAATTACCAATCCTGAAAATATAGATTCTTTTTTAAGAGAATCCCAATTAATTGAGCATCTTAAAAATAGTTATTCTGTACTTAAAAGAGGTTGGGATTCTTTTCCGGATAGAATTCATTTTGTGGATTATGACGATCTGGTTCAAAGACCTCGGGAAACTCTAGAAAAAATTCATCTTTTTCTGGATCTTCCTTTTTACAATTATGATTTCGAGAACATAGATGGTAATTTGGTCAAGGAGAAAGATGAAGAGGTTTGGGGCATTAAAGATCTACATAAGATTCGAAAAAAAATCTCAAAAAGAAAATTAGATCCTAAAAAAATTCTAGGAAATCTACATGAAAGATTTATTCAACCTCAATTCTGGAAAGGGGAATTTGAGATATCTAAGGGCGATTTGGATAGACAGTTAGAGCTTTCCCTAATGGGCAAATTCGGTCAAAGTTGGAAACTAGCTCAAAAAATTGAGAAAAAAAGACCTTTTTGTAACAGGGCCGCTTTTAATAGAGGCTGGTTTTTAATGTCTCAAGGAAAACTCTTAGAAGGTCAAAAGCTATTAGATAGAGGTAGAATAGAGGGTGTGTTTGGAAATCCTAGACCTCTTACTCATAGACCTATTTGGGATGGGATTTCCAAAGGAACTGTCATTCTTTCTTTAGAGGGCGGATTTGGTGATCAGATTCTTCATTATCGATGGGTGAACAGTATTTGCCAAAGAGGTTGTCGGGTCATTGTTGCTTGTGATCCTCTTTTATTTGACACATTTAGACAAAATGATCAGATCCAAGCTCTAATCTCACATTCGGCTATTTCTGAAACCTATCATGATTTTTGGGCTCCCTCTATGTCTATGATCACTATATTGGAAAATGAGTACGATGATCTCTCTGGTATTTCCTATATACAAAGAATTCCTAGATCCCCTGAGAAAAAATTTAAAATAGGTCTCAGATGGGAAGGAAATCCGGAATTTGAGCACGAGCAATTTAGAAAATTTCCGTCCCATTATCTTTTCAATGCGGTTAAAAATCCTGACTGTGAATTCATTTCCCTACAAAAAGATAACGGGGAAGATCTCTGTCCATCTTGGGTTCAAAAAGTGAATTTATCAACCTGGGAAGATACGAGAAGAGAAATCTCTGCGTGCGATCTTGTGATCACCTCTTGTACAAGCGTTGCTCATCTCTCTGCTGCCATGGGGATCCCGACTTGGGTGATTGTTCCGATTCTTCCCTATTATATCTGGGCATTACCTGGGAATTCAAGTCCTTGGTATGATTCGGTAAAACTTTTTCGCCAAACCGAATATAATAGTTGGGTAAGCACTTTTAAGTGTTTAGAAAAATCACTGGCAGATGAAGTTAGAAGTTATTATCAGAACTCACGACCGGACGAATATTCACGAGCATCCTCTTCAACAGAGATATTGCTGCAGTGATAAAAAACAGATTATTAAGAGGTGTCTTAAATCTTTAGTTATTGCCTTAGAGAGGGTCGAAGAAGCAAAGATCGTCTGTTTAGATGATCATTCTACTCCAGAAACTAAGGAAATGATCTTAGCAATTTTGGCTGGATCTAAACATCCAAGCCAATTCGTTGCTTTGAAAAGGACGGGTCATAATTATAGTGCTCTGCAATTTTTTTCACAGGCAAAAAAAAGTAAAGCGGATCTTGTCTATCTCATCGAGGATGACTATCTACATTTTCCTTCTGCTCTAGAGGAAATGATAGAAGATTATCAGACATTCAAAAGAAATCTAGGCAGGGAAGTTTGTTTACACCCTTTTGACGATCCAGATAATTATAGGCCTGAATATATTTTCCCAACTCGGATTGTTTTAGGGGACAAGAGACACTGGAGAGTCAATACATACACCACTTTTTCCATCTTTTGTTCTCCTGAGATAATTAGAGAACATTGGGAAAAATTTAAGCTTCTGGCTACTGAATATATGACAGAATGGGGAGAAAAGAATAATATCCACGAGGGAACTACGATTAATGAAATCTGGAGAAATAATGTGGTTTTGTTCACCCCTATCCCATCTCTAGCCCTCCATATGCAGTTTGAAGAACAAAAAGATAAATTCATTGATTGGAAAAAATTGTGGGATTCTATGGACTAGAGGACTGAAATAAAACTAAAAATAGGGTCTATAATTGAAAAAATACACAATGGAAAACGAAATCAAACTATCGGAGGATGAACTAAAATCGATCATTGACCTAAGAGATCAAATCAGGGAAAATGTCGAGATCATTGGAAAACTTAATATTCAAAAGTATTTCCTAGAAAATGAACTCCAGGTTCTGAGTGATAATATTTCAGAGGGGCTTAAAAAATCTCTTGAACTTGGTGAATTAGAAAGATCTCTAACCGAAGATATTGTAGGTAGATATGGAGAAGGCCAGTTGGATTTTGCCACTGGAGTTTACACTAAAAATTCATGATGAATACATCTACAGAACTTAGAAAAATTAAATATGGACTATCCAAAACTCTAGCAGATCTGGAGAATAGGATCAAGTTGGCTTCTGGGGATAGACCCAGAATTCTCTATGTTGCTCCGCATCTGTCTACTGGTGGGATGCCTCAATACCTTTGTAAAAAAATAGAGTGTTTTCTAGATCAGGCTGAAATATTCTGTATTGAATATAGCAACGTGTCTGATGAATACGTGGTTCAGAGAAACCGAATTCAGGGAATGCTTGGGGATCGGTTTTTTACTCTAGGTGAAGACAAGAATAAAATTCTGGACCTGATCCAGGATATTTGTCCAGATATCATTCATTTCGATGATTTTGTAGAGTTTTTTGTGGATGAGTCGATTATAGAGAAAATCTTTGATAGTTCTCGTCCTTATTATATCTATGAAACTTGTCACAGCTCAAATATTTCTCCATATGATAAAACTTGGAGACCTGATAAATTTGTAATGGTTAATCAGTGGATGGTGAATAAGTTTTCTGAGTTGGATACCCCTTTAGATATTTTAGAATATCCAATAGAAAATTATCAACGTCCACCACGGCAGGAGGCTTTATCTCTCTTGGGACTTGATGCTCATAAGAAGCACATTATCAATGTGGGACTTTTTACTCCTGGTAAAAACCAAGGATACCTGATGGACATTGCCAGAAAAATGGAGGATTATCCAATAGAATTTCATTTCATCGGAAATCAAGCTCCAAATTTTTCTGACTATTGGTCCCCTTTAATGAAAAACGTTCCTGGTAATTGTAGAATTTGGGGCGAAAGAAATGATGTGGATAACTTTTACCAGGCAGCGGATCTTTTCGTTTTTACTTCTGTGTGGGAATTAAATCCGATTGTTATTAAGGAGACTCTTTCTTGGAATCTTCCTGTTCTTATGAGAAGACTGGAGCCTTATATGGATAGCTATGACAATAATCCTTTGGTGACCTATCTTTCTCAGTCCGGTCCCTATGAGGATGTTCAAAAAGATATCAATTCTATTCTTCAAATTCTTCAATTAAGATGAAAAACAGAGGCATTAAAGTTTATTTAGATAATAAAAAAGCTGGAGATCTTCATTTCAAAAGACCTCTTGATTTTCAATTTGTTTTTGACTATGGTCCAAGAATTGATGCCAAGGGATCTAAGGCTTCTGGCTCTGCAGTGGTTAAATTTATCGATAAATTATCCGGGAGTGTTGTCTATCAAGGGGATACATCCTCAGGAATGTACACAAGTTTATTCAGAAAATGGTTTTATCCATGGATCGGTGAATGCTATGTCCAGGATGAACTTGTTTATCGATACGATCTAGAAAATTCATTACATGGATCTAAAATCGGGGTTTCTTTCGACAGTTCTTCCCTAGGAGATACTCTCGCATGGATCCCTGTTGTGCACAAATTAAAAGAGAAATATTCATGTGATCTTTACGTCACAACTTTCTGGAACGATCTTTTGACTCTTTTTTATCCAGACATTAGATTTTTTCCACCTGGATATCGGGAAAGAAACACAGAGGCTGTATTTGGGATAGGCTGGTATGACGAGGATGATGAGAATAAACATAAAAGAGATCCAAGAACTATTTCTCTGCAGCAAGTTGCAGGAGATCATGTTGGAATTGATTTTAATGGGGATATTTTATTTCCGGAAGTTCCGGATCTTATTAAAAACAGTAAGCCCACCATTGATGGTAAGTACGTTTGTATAGCAATAGAATCAACTGCAAATGCCAAACATTGGCATTATCCTTCAGGATGGCAATCTGTGGTGGATTATGTTATTTCTTTGGGATATACCCCGGTTTTAATTCAAAAACAGCCAGCTGAACTGAACGGTATTCTGGATAAATCTGGTGAAATTGGGATTCTCCAACGTGCTATAGATCTTTATCACTGTGAATTTTTTATCGGGATTGGATCTGGATTATCCTGGCTTGCTTGGGCTCTTCATAAACCCGTTGTGATGATTTCTGGTTTTTCTTTACCCAAGTGCGAATTTACTCATAAGAACTACCGGGTGATTAATAAATCTGTTTGTCATGGATGCTTCAATGATCCTGCCCATAAATTTGACAGGGGTGATTGGAACTGGTGTCCTAGACTTAAAGAAACTCCGGATCGATTTCTCTGTACTACCTCCATCACTCCCAAGATGGTTCAGGATGCTATTGATAAGCTAATTTGGGAAGAGAGGCTTTAAGATCTTTTGAATCTGGATATATAAATGAAGACCTAACCGACAGGTCTCAAATATTATATCCAATTTATGCCATTTACACCAGAAAATAGACCTCCTAAAAGAGGAATTCCCATTTATGACGGCAACGGGGATCAAAAAAACCTGTCTGATCCTAGATTTAGATATCAGGATGAATTAGCTAATACTGAAAAAATAGTAGATTCATCAACGAGAAATTATTATGGAACTACAGGAGCTGCTTTGGCAAGAGCAGTTCAATTGGGGTGTAATGGATATCATACTGCTCTTGCTTCAGATGGAATTTATTATTATGTTCCTTGTGAAACCCCCGAGTGGTATTCCCAGAGAATAGAACAATTAGAGAGTGCTCTAAATTTCACTTATATAGGGAATTATCGGGTTTTGTCCTGGGATTCCCCGTTTAGAGGGGTTCAATCTTTTGATGGTTGGATCATAGACGTGGCTGGTGCTTTTGTGAATGAATCTGTTTTTCTTAATGGTGAATCAAATTCTGATATAGCTAATGATATAGCGATTGATTTTAGGTATTCTGTCGATGGCAATTCATGGTCTCTTTGGACTAATGTTGGAACTGCTTTAACCGGGGTTTCTCAGAATTATACCTCCAATTTAGATTCGAATATATTCTCTATACCCTTAGATCCTGAAAAACCATTTTATCCGGAATTCAGATTCACCTCAGTTGTTTTGAATCCCGATGGATCCATAGCTTATGAATCTGATGAACCTATTGATCCTTCTGTAGTTATAGTCGATTTTAACTTGGATTTGGTTTATGCAACGGATCCCAATGGTCCTGTAGGACCCATCATACCCAAACCGATCCCAAACTGTTCTGCTGAAAAATCAAACAGGCCTGTTGTTTTTGATGATTGTAATTTCACTTTTAATCCTTATGCTATTAACAAAGCTGTTAATCTCTACAAGGATCTGAGCCTGATTGTCAATAAGGTATTTGGTTTTGATACAAATTATTATTCAGTTCAACCTCAGGCTCGAGGAAAAGACGTTGTGCTCAAGGAATACACCCTTTTTAACGTCGTCGACGAGAAGTGTGTAAAGGTAGTCGTTCCTTCTAATATGTTTCCTGACTCCAAGGTTAATTACGACCCTTTTGGAATTCAATTTGAGGAGCCTTTTGAGGTTCATATAGATAAGGTTTATTTTGAGAGTATTTTTGGTAGAGGGGCTCAACCCAGAAAAAGGGACATCATATATTTTCCTTTCACTAATAGAATTTATGAGATCAATTCTACTTATTTGTTCAGAGATTTCATGTATTCCCCAGTTTATTTTAAGGTTGAGCTCAAAAAATACAATCCAAAATCAAACACCTATTTTAGGGATCCTGCATATAAGGAAGAATTGGATGGGATAGTAGTTACCACAGAAAAACTATTTGGATCCGAAGTTGAGTCAGAGGAATTAAAAATTACCAAACCCCAACAATATGTTACCTCTAGTCAAAGAAGGGAGGATGATCCTGCTAGATCTTATATCTATGATAAACTGCCAATTATTGGATATGATCTAAATAACAATTGGACGATAGTTTTCAATAACTATTATGACATGTCTGATGCTTTTGTTTCTGATAGTGAATTTATCTATGAACCTAATAAATACAGAACTGCGGTTAAGTACAAAAACATGCCATTTCTGGATAATGAAGGGGAAATAGCATATACATGCTGGTTTAGTCTGAAAAATTATGTCAATGAAAATAGTCTTTCCAAAAAACCATTTTCCCCTCTTGGTATAACAAAAATTTCTGAAAATAGTTCTAATATACTATTTTCAACCCATCCCTATAAGCACGGTCTTTCTCCCTTTCTTGATTTTTCAGGAAATCCGGAAGGTTATGTGTCAGTTCAAATTGATTCTAATCATTCCGGGGGATTTAAGGTTTTAGCCACTCCTGACGAATATAGATTCACAATTCCTAATCCCAATCTTCCGTATCAATCCAATCCTCTTCCCTATAAGATGCAAAAAGCCCAGGCCCGAAATCTGATCGATGGAACTTATATCGGACCTGATTTTACTACCCAAGGATTACGAATAGACATTGTTCATTCCGGAACTAATCTCCCTGCTAATAATAATTTTATTCAGCAAGGTAGTATTCAGATAAACCTAAATGAACTAACATACGATTCTCGACTTCAGTTCGTACCTGAGCAGGGTGAATGGTATGGACTTGTTGTTAATATATCTAATAAATACCGTCAAATGGGGATTAATATCTGGAAAATGTCCTATGATCCAACCAATCCGACAGAGCAATCTAGTGATCTGGTCAAGGTCCACGAGGACTATAGATCATTGTCTAAGTCTTACACTTTTAATGCTCCCTCTGAGATAATTACGGATCCCAATAATCCTCTTTATGGAACAGATTCCAATTCCTATAAAATTTGGACATCCCCTGTTTTGCTTAGTAATATCAGACTTTTTAAGAATATGATAGATATTGATAAGCAATCTATTGTTTTAAATCAGAATGTAGTTAGGGACGAACAGCTAGCTTATATTATTGATAACGCCAAACCCAAGCTCGTTCTCTCAAAATTTGCTCGAAATAAATAAGATCCTCTAAAAAATTAATATGCCTAGAAGACAACCAAAATCTGAGAAGATTCTACAGGAGCAGCTGAAGGCTTCATTGGATTCCATCATGAATGATGAGAATTTTAAAATAGAATCCGTCACCTCTGAAGATATACCCCGAATTAAATCCATCGGTATGCTCAATTTTACTGATGCTACCCAAACAACTGGAGGGGATGCAAAATCCCTATTAGATTCGGTTGTTAGATTTTACATAGATGATAATTTAATAAGTCAAGCAGATTACATCGAATATAAGAAAAAAGCTGATTCAACTAATTTAGCTTCTATGATGCTTCAGCTAAAGACTGCTCAACACGCTATTACTAAGCTGTTGGAAGAGATTGATATGGGAAATAGTAATCCCAGAATGTTTGAAGTTTTAGCTCAGCTTCAATCTCAAATCATGCAAATGCCCAAAGATTATCAAGCATACCTTGATAAAATGGAACAGGGATACAAGAAATTGCAATCTCAGATAGAGCAAAAAATAGACAAAGGAATTGTTCAGTTGGAACAAGGCGATGATGGATCTGGAGTCTATGATAAATTTAAGAATGATACTGGAATTAGAGTTAGAGGAACCAAGGGATTAATGGAGGGACTTCGTGATATCATTGGAACTGAAATTGAAGACATCAAGATTGACGATGAACAGAATGAAAACTCTGTTGTTAATGCCCGAAAAAAATCTCAGATTGATTCAGAAAATGAATCCCCAGATGACGAAGACTCGCTGCAAATTGATGATGATCTTTTTAATTAAAAATATCTATGAACGAACCTGAAGAAATAAGCTCTAATTATTGGAGTACTAAAAAAGTAGAAAGACTTCTTTATGAGATAGAAGAGCAAGGTCTGGATTATAAATCAGTAGACAACCCATTTCATGACGGTGATCCTGAATTAAAAAGATCAAATCTACTCTGGCAATATACAGAGGAGGAGATTCTAGAAATGCAGAAGTGTGCAAAGGACGTCGTTTATTTTGCTAAATATTGCAGAGTTATGACTGACGATGGACTTTTTTACGTTAAACTTAGAGACTATCAAGAATCTGTTTTAAGAGAATATCAGGCTCATAGATTTAATATTTTTTTAGCACCCAGACAAGTTGGTAAATCTATTACCTCTGCTATTATTTTAGTATGGTATCTGCTTTTCAATCACGATAAAAATGCTATGATATTAGCAAACGTGGGTTCAACTGCAGAAGAATTAATGGATAAGATTAAATCCATTGTTAAGGGACTTCCATGGTTCTTAAAACCTGGTATCATCGTAAATAATGTGATGTCCATGAAATTTGATAATGGCTGCAGGGCAATCGCGAAAACAACCACTAAAACCTCAGCGATCGGTTTTACGATCCACTTTCTTTATATGGATGAGTTTGCACACATTCATCCAAATTTTATTGAATCTTTCTTCAGATCTACATATCCTACTGTATCCTCCTCTAATGTATCTCGAATAATCATTACTTCTACTCCCAATGGGATGAATAAGTTTTATGAGATTTATCAAGGAGCACTTAGGGGAGAAAATAGTTTTAATCCTATTCGGGTTGATTGGTGGCAAGTTCCAGGAAGGGATGAAGAATGGAAAAAAAAAGAGGTCTCTAACCTTGGATCACAAGAACTTTTCAATCAGGAATACGGTAATCAGTTTTTAAGTTCATCTACGCTTTTATTGGGTTCTAATGAGCTCAGAAAAATGAAATTCAATGAAACTGAATACGTCTGGAAAGAGATAGATGTGCTTCATGATTTAGGTCTATCCTATGAAAATTTTAAATGGCATCCTAAGTTTCAATTGGAGGGTGAAGTATTAGAAAGAAATAGATTTATTATCTCCATAGATTTGGCAGGGGGGAGCAGAGGGGATTTTACTGTCTTAAATGTTTTCAAGGTTGTTCCTCTGCCTAGAAAAGTAATAGAAAACACCAGGGAGTTCAATGACGAATCTGATTTCTTTGGACTCCTTCAAGTTGGGGTTTATCGGGATAATGAAATCCAAATAGAGGATTTTAGAAGACTCCTAGAATGTCTGATTGTCAAAGTTTTTAATCCTGAAAATATTAAAATCCTAATGGAGGTTAATTTCAAGGGCGAATTCCTGTTGGATAAATTGCTTGTAAATGATGATCTTTCACAGGAGATTATCATCCACACCAAACATTCGGAATCTTCTAAATCTCTAAAGCCCGGCATTAAATACAATGAGAAAAATAAGCTTAAATATTGCGAGATAGTAAGATCCCTTATCCGATCCAATAAAATCATTATTAATGAAAAAGATTGGACTATCCCTGAGCTTTTTTCATTTGGTCTAAATTCTAGTGGGACTTATTCCAGCCAGACTGGTCATGATGACGTCGCCATGACAATAGTTAACATTAGTTCGATTTTTGAATCCTCCGCTTTTTATGATATGATTGGGGAAATGTATGATTCTTTAGAGGATGAGTATAGGGATTTGATAGATTCAAAGCTAAATGGAGGAAATACGAACGAAAGTGGAACGAAAGAAGGAGGATTTTATTCATCGTTCAGCCAACTGTTGTAAAAGTCATATTTTCTTTTGATATATAGAAAAAGAAAGTGGAGATCGTATCTTTTTATGGATCCCTTTCTTAGATATATACAAAGCAAAAATATCTTTTGAACAGTAATGGCAAAGAAAATCAAACTTGATTTATCACAATTCAAAGCCTCGGGTGTTTACACTCTAGAATTCGACGCTTCGGAAAATATTATTCTGACGTCACAAACAATTAGGTTAGTAGTTGGATTTTCCAACAAGGGACCATTTAATGCTCCTGTTTATTTACCGGATGTCACTACAGCGGTGGCTATTTTTGGTGATATAGATAAAACACTAGAGGCAAAGGGATCTTTCTTTCATAGATCTATTTTTGCTTGTTTATCAACAGGTCCCGTTTTCGCGCTAAACCTACTTGCTTTAAATAATGACATCGATAGCTCAACAGCAGACGTTGTCAATTATTTTGGATATTCTGTAGATACAGAACAATCCAATGGCGTTTTAACATCTAGACTTTACTCTTCATTTTTTAATAAGGAGAGATTTTGGTTTGCAGACCCTGAATATTTCTTGGCTACCATGTCATCTGTAGACACCGGTAGAATCTTTAACCTTGTGAATCTTGGAAAAGAATCCATGAGTGTTATTGTGAGAAAATCAACGGATGCAACTCCACCTTTACAGGGATTCGATGTTTTTGCTGTTGATTGGTATGGAGCTGATAACGTTCCAAGTTTTATGCATCCATATGATTATATTTCTGACTATTTCATAGACGTTATTGCAGTTTCTGGAGATTGGACGGATTATGAAACACTTTCATTGGATCCAAGATGGAGCTCTTATTTTACCAGAAATGGTTTCATCAAAAGTCAGATTGTTAGCTTTTTATCCCAGCCTGATGTCAATATAGTGGTTAATCAAACCGGATGTTTAATTCCTGATTTTGTCGATCTCAATGGGAATAACCAATACATCCAAACCCTGATTAATAATAATACCCCATCAACTGGACTCTTCTGTGCTGTTGATGAGCAGGCTTTGGATAATATTTGTAGCAATCCATACAAGATTGATTTGGTAGGGAATCACCTAATCGATGAATTAACTTCGGATAGAGATCTAGTTGATGCCCGATTGAACTTTCTAAGTTATGATCAAAACTTGTTGGCAGATTATCTATATTCTCAGAATGTTAATACAATAACAGATAGTGCCACCGGAGCTACAGCTTCTATTAAAACTGGATCTTTGTTTACCCTTTACTCTGGTGGAGCTACTGCTGGTATTGCTACTTCTAATTTTGATTCTTATGACCCGGCCTTGAAATACGGGGGACTTCATTATATCGTCACCTCTTCTTCCGGTACTTTAACATCGGTTCAAAAACAATCACTTGTTGAATTTGCAACACCGACAGCTACATCCCAACCATATATTATTGGTAAACTGACAGGAATCGTTGGATTAACTGGAACTGTGATTAATCAGTTTTCTGAAAATGATCTGGTTAAACTTAAAATATCTGGAGCTATTGAAACTGGAGGAAACGTTCTTCTAACTTTCTCTCATCCTTTAGATACTCCCTCTTATTCAGCTCAGGGCATTTCAGTTGAACCTTATGCTGATTTAGACGGAGCAACCGGAGATGTTAATCCTGGATATTTCCAAATAGTAGCTTCTGATTATTTAGATATTGTCAGTGTGGCCTCTGTCACAGGTGGAACTGCTTCCAATGCTTTAATTGGACAGATTGAAACTCCTTTCTATCAGGATCTCTTATATGGTGAACTTGCCGATGGGGATCAGCTCTGGCTAAATGATACTGGAACCAGTATTAATTATATCACCTATCAAAATACTGTAGATAGAGATCAATACAACATCTCTTATGCAAGAGCATTCAATAATGAAGCTAGACAAAATCCATCGCAATTGGAGGACTACCCAGCTTTTGGTAGTGTTTACGCTTCTGATAATATAGGTAATACAGTTTCTGCTGGAAAAACTGACATAGTTTCTTCTGTTGGATCGATTAATCAATACGTCAGTGTTGTTACTAAAATTGACCCAACTAATTTCACTATATCATCCTCTCCATCTTCTCCTATTTCTGTTGGAGATCTTTTAGTATCGACAGATTTGGATATTTGTGAAACTGAAGGAGCAAATCGTCAGGGCAGATTGACCAAAGTCACATCAGTAGCTCAAACCTCAACTGCAGGAATAGTTAAAGTTACTACTGCTCGACCGGTTCTCTATTATGCTGGTAGTCCTCTCCAAGTTCAGAAATTCAAGTCTATCCCCCAGTTTACCAGATCCTTTGATTTCACTTACCTCAACGGATTTACAATGAAGGATTCTCATAGACCTAATGGAACTGATGCTAGAGTTTCTGAGATTCTGGACGTTATGTATGACACCAATATAGCTGCAACTTTGGCAACTAAGGATGTTATAAGCTTTAGATATATTGTGGATACCTTCAGTGGTCAAATCCTACCCAATTCTAAATATCAATTGAGTAAATTGGCTATGATGAGGCAGAAGGCTTTGGCCCTGATTAATGCCCCCTCAATGGCTCAGTTTAGATCTTCGACTGATCCTAGATTTACAAATGCTCCAACCCCAGCTAATCCAGCACCGTCTTTACAAGCTCAGTACATCTCAGAGGGCGGAAATTTATCGCTTAATCCTTCTTATACATTCTCTTTACCGACTGAGGATCAGGGAGCTAAATTTGCAGCTTTCTATACACCATATTTAACGATTAGAGAGAACAACAAGAATATTAATGTTCCTCCGGCTGCATACATTTCCAATAATTTTGTTCGAAAATTTTCAAATGGTGAACCTTACAATATTATTGCCGGTCAAAAAAGAGGAATTATATCTGCCACCAACCTCGTTGGAGTTGAATATGATTTTACCGATTCAGATAGAGGTTGGCTCGAGCCAGTGGGTCTTAACCCCTTAATTAAAAAGAGAGGAATCGGAGTAGTTATATTTGGAAACCAGACAGCATACCAAACAGTAAATTCTGCGTTTAATCTAGTTCACGTCAGGGATCTTTTAATTAGCTTAGAATCTGATGTTGAAGAAATCCTTGCTAACTATCTCTTTGATTTCAACGAGGATTCAATCAGACTAGAAATTAAAACTCTGGTAGATAATTATTTAGATGGTGTAAGAGCAGGAGGTGGCATTTATGCTTACCAGGTTATTATGGATTCTTCTAATAATACCCCTGCTATCATAGACCAAAATATTGGTATTATCGACGTTATCATAGAACCCGCAAGAGGTATCCAGAAATTTATTAATAGAGTTACTGTTACTAGAACTGGAGGTATTTCTTCGGGTGGATTTATTCAGTTTGTATAATTTGAAAAATTGAGATAATTAGATAAATATAAAAATCAAAATCATTAAATGGCTGGATTATCACATTATCAAAATTCACTGAATTCGATCAATAAATTTGAGCCTGTTTATCTCAATCAGTTTGAGGTGAATGTTGTACCACCTGCTGCTGTTGCAGGAGGCCCTATTCTATTAGAACATGTGGTGTCTGTTGGTGGTCTTGATGTTGATAAAAACCCAGGATTTGTTGCTCAAAAATATAAGTTTGCTAAAAGAAATTATGCAGGTGGTAAACCTGACACTACAACATTAGACCTTGCTCTTAAATTCACTGTTAATCTGGATGATGCAAATTCTATGTATGTGTTTAAAACCCTCAGACAATGGACAGATTTGATTTATAATCCTTTAACAGGAGCTCAGGGGGTCAAAGCAGACTATACAGGAACCATTATAATTTCAGTTTTCAACAAAAACGGTAATGTTTTTAGGAGAATAACTTGTAAAGACTGTTTTCCTTTAAAAGCTATTGATCCCATGGAACTCGATTATGTGAATGGTACTAACTTATACGAGATAAACATGACTTGGGCGGTTGATTATTGGCAAGATCTATTTCTCTAAAAAAAATTCTTTTAAATGGCAGGTTTACCTCATTTTAATAATTCAAAAGCAGCCAGGAATAATTACGAACCTGTATTCTTAAACCAGTTCGAGGTTTTAATTAATCCTCCAGCTGCTATAACTGAAGCTAATGTGACTTTTAATGGAGAAGGCATTTTAACCCAGCAGGTTAAAAACATCAGCGCCCTTCAGATTGATCTTCAGCCCAACGCTCCCGTTACCCAGTTTTACAAATTCGCAGAAAGAAGGTATTCAGGAGGTGAACCCTCAACTTCTGATGTTCAATTCAACGTGTCCTTTGAGGTAAATTTAAATGAGAATAATTCCATGACTGTTTATAAGATTCTACGCCAATGGTCTGATCTTATTTACAATCCCTTGACGGGAGCCATGGGATTAAAAAGGGATTATGTTGGATCTATGATAATTTCTATTTTTAATAAACAAGGAGATGTTTTCAGAAGGGTAAATCTGAATAATTGTTTTCCAGTGGAGGCAATCAATTCCATGGGACTAAGCTACGATGCTGGTGATTCCATTTACACTTTGGAAACAACTTGGAAATCTGATTATTGGCAGGATCTTTTCCTCTGATTCTAATATTTCTTGATTTTTTGGAGAAATATGACTTTTCTGTTATATAATAGAAAAAAGTCAATATGGATAATTTTTTGTCTCCTGAAGACATTTTAAAACAAAAAGAAATTTCCGGTGGGATCCAGTTTGATGATGTGACTGATGCGCCGGTTACAGATCTGCCACCCGATCCGGATCAGCTTGTAACTGATAAAAAGAATTCTATACCGGAGGAGGATTTTACGAAATCTAATTCTCCAGGAATTGTGGATTTAGGATGGAAAAATTTACCTGTGGGTATTCTTCCATCCAGAGGACTTTTTTATCCATTAGAAACCCAAATAGCTATTAGACCTGCAGAGGTCAAGGAGATCCGTCTATTTTCGATGATTGATGAAGGAGATATGCTAGATCTTGACGAGAAACTGAACTTGATTTTAGACTCATGCTCCCGGATAAAATTTGGATCCTTTGGTGTTGTCACATATCGGGATCTTAAACAGGAGGATAGATTTTTTATTATTATGGCAATTCGGGATCTTACTTTCGTAAAGGGAGAAAATAGAATTATCATAACACCAAAGAAAAAATGTTCGAATGAAGCATGTCCGGGGATAGAAGCAATAGAATTAAGAACCGGCGTTCTGAGTAATTATGAAATAGATCCAAACCTCATGAAATTTTATTCGTCTGAGGAAAGGAGATTTGTTTTTAGAATTAAGAGAAGTGGAAAAACTATTAGAATGTCTATCCCTTCCATTGGTGTTTCTAAAATCATTACAGATTGGGTCAGAAAACAAGTTAAACAGAATATTCCAGTAGATGAGAGTTTTGTGAAAATAGCTCCCTTTTATTTTCACGATTGGAGGGATCTGGATGATAAAAAAATTAGAGAGGCCATGATCGAGTCTAATAATTGGAGCAAGGAGGAGTTTTCTGCTTATTTTCAATTGACAGAGAAGATCCGGATTGGAACAAAACTAAATGTAGAATTAAAATGCGATAAATGCAGTGATGGGGAGATCACTGCTCCTATTTACTTTCCCGGAGGGTTCAGATCTCTTTTCGTTATTTCAGATATCTTTGGAGAATTATTTTGAACTAAAATTTAGACTTTGGAAAGAACACGAGGTTAATCCCGAATGGATTGAATCCATTCCTTTTTATGAATATCAGATTTGGATAGAGAAACTTAATATTTTTATAGAGAAAGAAAATAAGAAATCTCTTAATGAATCTGGAAAAACCGAGCTTTTTAATTTCTCTAATCGATGATTTTTATTCCCGATATATAAAAAAATAATTCCATAAAATGACCAGAAAAGATACCAATAAAATTTTAGAGGAAATGCTTCTTCTAAATAAAAATATGGATATCTTTTATAAAGAACTTCGAGATAACAGTTCAAAGGTTGATAGGATTGAAAAAAATTCAGCGAAAGATGAAAAGAAGAAAAAAAAAGGAATTGATGATGACAGGGTTAACATAGAATCCAAAAATCAGAAGGAATTGTTTCGAGAATTTACTGATTCCATCTCGAAAAAATTAGACAATATGGATCGGGATACTAATAAAAAATCTCCTCTTGATGTGTCTAAATTTTTTAAGGATTCTATGAATGAATTTTCGAAGGCTATAGATCTTTTTGAAAATAAAAATTCAGAAAACAGGACGATGGAAAACCTAGTTTCTGAATCTCCCCCGAAAATTATCAAGGGATCTAAATTACCTATTCCTGAAAGAGAAACTCCACAGAAACTGGTCCAATCAAATCTAAGTAATGTTATCACCACAAATCCTGATTTGGAATCCCCAATTCCAAGAGAGGAAAAAAGAACCGAGGAAATTTTAGGAAATATTCAGAACAGTTTTGAACAAAGAGAAATTGAACAGAGAAAATTGGAAGAGGCGCTTTTAGGTATTTCTGAAAAAAATAATTCAGGTAAGATCCCTGATCTTATTGGGAATCCTGAAAATAGCCAGGCTATTGTTGATGGAGCTTCCTTCGATCTAAAGAATAAAATATCCCCAACCCAGGAGGAAAATTCTAAAAATTTAAATCAACTACTAGATCTTAATAATCCCTTAGTTCTTTCTAAAGAATCCCCAGGATTAGTCCGGAATCGAGATTTAAGTAATTCTATTGACATCGGACAACTCGCTGTAGATCAATCGGACCCTTTAATAAAGCAGATTTCTGAATCTTTATCTAACCTGACTGAGGACCAGAACCTGGCTGGCCAATTTATGGAATATGTGAAGAAATTGGGAGCTTCGGAGAAAGAAGGTTTGGTAGAAGAACCTTCTTATCTAAAAGAAGAACTTGATCGATTTAGAATATCTAATTCATCTCCGAACAATTTTTCATTAGAGAACCTGCAGAGACTTTCCAATCCTGTTTCTAAAATTTCTGCTACTGGGGAATCTGATGTTTTTGTGGAAGAATCCCCCGACTTTTTGGATAATACATCTTCAAATAAGGATCTGAAGGGGGGTGATAATTTATCCATGATGGAAAAAGTAGTCGGCAAGATCTCTGAATCTGCTCCTAATCTTAGAGAATCTATTTTAAAAGGAAAGGAAAAATTGGAGGAATCTGTATCTAGAGCTTTGGATAGGGTTGAGATGAAGAAAGAAACCAATTTTTTAGGTTCTTTAAATCCTCAGAGAAGAGAAGAAGTAAATTCATCGGAAACACAGGAAAAATCAATGCCCAAACCTTCTACTGCTGAAATTACCCAATCTAGTACGACTCTGAAATCTTCAGATTCGATGACAGGTAATCCTGGTAAAAATAAGAAAGAAATAAAAAACCAATCATCAGAGGAAAACGTAGTATACACTGATGACCTGAAGCAAATAAAATTTCTTTTATCTGGTATATTCAATGTCTTAAATGGTCCTATGAGTGCATCTAAAGAAGACCCATATCGTCCGTACTCGAATCAGTTTTAAATTTTCATACTCATTCATTTTTTTTATCCGTCCCTATCCTTTATATTTGAATAGGCAAGTAGTAATTCACACATAACCACCTTTATGTCTAGTCCCAATCTTCTAAGGATCCAATCTAGTGCTTTTTTTTCAGGTTTGAATAAATATTCGGAAATGTCTTGGATCGCAAATCCATCTCAGGATGAAATTTTTGTTTTTAGGCCTGATTTACAGGAAATAGACGAAACAACATATTCTTTGAAGGATAAAAAAAGTGACATTATCTATTTGGAGATGTCTCATGTTTGGTCTAAAAATTCTCATTGTAAAAGAATGCAGGTTGGGAGTTTAATTGTAAAGAACAAAATGATTATATCCGATGGATATAATGGGTCTCCTTCTGGATTTCCAAACGATTGCGAGGATGAAAATAACATAACACTTCCGCACGTGCTTCACGCGGAGGCAAATGCTATTACTAAACTTGCTAGAAGCACCCAAAGTTCGGATAATTCAACCTTGTATGTTACCGTTTCCCCTTGCTTTGAGTGTTCTAAGCTCATAATACAATCGGGAATAAAAAAACTTGTCTTTCGTGATTTATATAGAAAGACGGATTCTCTAGCCTTTTTATTCCAAGCAGGAATTCAAATAATAAGGCTCAAGAATTAAAATAGGAAGTACAAAATGGCAAAAGAAAAAAATATCCAGGTTTTAGCGGAGGAGTTCATTAGAACAAGAGAGCAGCGGGAATTTAATCCGCTTTATGAGAGAGTAAAGCCTGGTGTTTTGAACCATTGCTATACAATCTTGAAGGATTTTGAACTTGCCCAGGATGCTTTTATGAATGCTATGTCCAAGGTTTGGACAAAGATTGATCAATACGATACAGAAAGAGGCAATTTTTCAACCTGGTGCTATAATATTGCTCGAAATGAGTCTCTTCTGTTGCTTAAAAGCAGAAGCAGATATGTTTCACACGGGTCTGAAGAAATTGAATATGTATCTGCTAAATTCGAAGAAATAAACCCTTCTTATGACATAGAGAAAGATCCTCTATGGGAATTTTTATCGAATGAATCTGATATTGACGATGTTTATGAGCAGGTGATTGATGAAATTCGTGATTTACCTATTCTCTATCGGGATATCATGATAGATCGGGAGATACACGGAATGAAGTACAAGGATATTGCGGATAAGTATGGAATTAAAAAGAGATCCATTGCTACAAGGATACGAAGAGCGAGAACTAAAATTAGAAAGAAAATGGAGGATCTCGAGAAAAAACAAAACAAAAATAAATGAGAATTTTTGCTTTCCTGAGAATATTCCAAGTATTAAAAGAACTCAAAGTCTATCTGGATTACAGATCCCTGATTAAAAAAGAATCCCAGAATTCTCCATATTGGACTCGTTTAAGGTTAAGATATGATTGGATAGGAAGAATTTACACCGTAGTAAATTTACCACCTGAGGTTACAATGTCTCGGGATTTTCCACCTGATGCTAGACCTGCATTTGTGTTTGAGGAGATAAAGCCCGTAAATGAATATCTCACTCAATTAAATCTTCAGGAAATTCTGACACCAATTTTGAAGCCGATTGAGGAAACAAACGGTGACTCTTATCTGGTTATCTATTACTATTTTTTTAGACATTTATCATGGATCTGGATAGCCAGAATTATGATAGAGATTTTTGTTACGATTCTTATAATTTACAATTGGGACTCAATCAAGGTCCTGTTTTAATCGAATGGATTTATCTAAAATTAAAAAAGATTATCAATCGAAACTGGATTTTTTTAAAAATCCAAATTTTGTTTTTAATGAATCTAATCACACCTATCATTTTAGTGGGGTTAAGTATGATTCTGTTACTACATTTCTAAAAAAATTTAAGGTTCCCTTTGATCGAGAATACTGGTCTCAAAAGAAAGCAGCAGAGAGAGGAGTAGATGCAGAGGTTGTAAAAAAAGAATGGCAGGATAAAACGGATGATGCTAATTTTTTAGGAACAGCTGTCCATAAATGGATTGAAGATTTTTGGAGTGGACTGAATCCGGAAATTCCCGATAGTCCAGATTTAAAAGATAGAATAGAAAAGTTTATGACTATCTATGAATCCAAATTTAAAAATTTGATTCCTCTAGAATCCGAACTCAAAGTTTTTTCTAAAAAATGGAGACTTGCAGGAACTGTCGATCAGCCTTTTTTAATGTTTGATCAAAAACAGAACAAGGTTCTTTTCCTGATTGGTGACTGGAAAACAAACAAGGAATTTAAAGATGATAAACATCATAAGGGAAGATATAAAAAATTGTTACACCCCTTTAGTGATTTATATGAAAATTCCCATAACGAATATTCAATCCAAATTAGTCTCTATAGATTAATTATTGAGGAAGAAGCAGGGATCCAAACAGACGGTGGGTTTCTATGTCACATTGGACCATCTGGATTACCAAAGATTTATCCAGTAAAAGATCTAAGAGATAGACTGAAAGTTTATCTTGAGCATAATCGGGAGGAATTTGATATTTTCGATATATCTGAATGAAACAAAAAAATGATTTTTTCTAAAAATAAAATAAAAAAACAAAATGGCTAAAAATAGAAAACAACAATCAGATCCAAGAGTTCTTTCGGTGGCAGCATCTGAGGTAAATACCATCAATTCGGATGAAGTTGATGTGATAAGTAAATTAGATCAGGGTAGAATTGAAAATGCTGAAAAAACCTTAATTGATGCAAAGAAAAAATTGTACGAAAAGGTTTATGCTGTAAAATTTGATTCCAAGGAACAAATCGAGGAATTTAAGGAATTTATGAAGAATGATGCAGCTTGGAAGGAAAAAGAAGCCCTTGGAATTATAGAGATTTGTAAAATTTTGGATGGACTGAAAAAAAGCGATATTAAAGATAATGTTGTTTTTCTAAACGCTTTGCCTCTTGAAGCTAGTCATTATTTCCTGTCAAAGAGATCTGGGACTGGTTTGGAGGAAGCTAAAAAATTTATTTCTATGATTAAGCCATTTGAGATCGCTTTGGAAAGCGCTAAGAATGATGCCAGGGAGATACAAAACCTAGAAAAAGAACTGGCAGCAGCACAACAAGGAATAAACCTAGTTTAGTTGTTATCCTAAATCCTACGCTCTTTTTAAAGCCACCCTATTGGGGTGGCTTTTTTGTTTGTCTTGCTCACACTAGACCCTATTTTTCTGATTGGACAAAATAATGTTATTCACTAATAGAAAATCTGATATATAGTATGAACATTAAAAAATTATTAGACATGTTACAGAAAATCAAAGACAATTTCCAGTACATATTGCTGGTTTTTTTAGTTTTAATTTTTTTCAAACAATGCGGGATTGATCGAGAGATTTCTAGAATTAAAAAAGAAGAAAAATCATCCAATGAATCCATTGTAAATAAATTAGATTCTATTAATACTTTGACAAAAGCCGAAATGAGAGAGGAAATGAGGAAAGTGATGTTTGAGTTCTTAATTTATGAAGATGATTTTGATAAGAAGAAAACATCTCTCTCTGAAATTAAAAGTAGAATAGAAACTAGTGAAAAATAAAAAATCAAAATTAGTAGATAGGTTTATTATAGGGACATTTGTTTCCCTATATGGAATCGTTTCTCTGATTTCAACAATTCACGTTATTGATTTTTTTAAAATATCCAATCCAGATTGGCTTGCGATCTGTTTGGCTATAGCTTTTGAAATTGGAGCTGCTGCTTCCCTGGCTTCCCTAATAGTTTTAGAAAAAATGAACAAAACCATAATTTGGGCATTGTTTGTTCTTCTTACTGCTATGCAAGCCATGGGAAATACCTATTATGCATATACAAATCTGACCGATTTTCAAGAATGGGTTGAACTTTTTGGTCTAGTTGAGGAGGACTTAATTTACCAAAAAAGACTTCTGTCTATTATTAGTGGAGCAATACTTCCTATTATTGCCTTAGGTTTTATCAAGTCTTTAGTTGATTATATTAAGCCAGAAGATGAATCTGTTGTAGATATAGAAAAATCTAATGAAGATTTAGATAAGACTGAAGAATCCTCTCCTGACGGATTACAAAATTCGTCACCTTTAGAAACTATTGATATACCAGAGGAGGATCATCAGATCAATGAGCCCCTTGTTTCTAATTTTGAAAAATCAGAAATGCTATTCGATTCAAACCTGGAAAATGAAGTAGATCCTGAATTAAAAGAAGTTACTAGTTTATCGGATCTTCCGGATTACAAAACCCCGATTATAGATAGTAATAAGGAGGTACTAAATGTAAATCAAAATAAAAATTTAGAAAATTTGAGGACGAGACCAAGTGTTGTTGAATCTCCAGATTCTCTAGATATGAATCCAACCCGAATTTAAATGAGTTCTATCACAGGAGGAGATTTAGAAATATATGGAGGACAATCCACTTTAGGTGGGACAGGAGGGGGAACTATGTTTGTAGGAGGCAGCAGTGTTTCTGGGTTAGCACCAGGTCAAACCGGAGATTTTCTGACGAAATACACCTTAATAGCAAACACCCCGGGATCTTTAAGAAGAGTAAATTTAACTTTCTCGAATTTTAATGATCCCAAAGAAGTTAGACTTTTTAATTCATCGCTAAATGTTACTTATCAAGCAGATATAGAAGAATCATTGGGATTAGCTGATTTCTTTCATCCCCTTCAAAGTTTCTCCGGATATCAAAAACAAACTTTTGTTATTCCTGCTAATACCTCGATTAACCTGGATCCTGGTGATTTTGATACAACTTTAGGAGAGGTCAGTCTTTTATTGGCAAAAGCCGATTATTACGCAGATGCAACCGAAGATCAAAGATTGCTTTATTGGCATTATAACGGAATCGAAAGATATGTAATGAGTGATATTATGATGCTTACCGGCCAGATCAAAGAAGGATATTCTTGGAAAGGATGGGAGGTTAGGCCTGATGTTGAATCCCAAGTCGGATACACTGGAGCTGCAACTGGTGGATTTGTTTTCTCAAACCCCACTGAGTACTCGGTAAAATTAACAATATTGACAGCTAACTAATGGCAACTAGACCTATCCAATGTCCCCCAAATTCTCCAAATGGATTTTTATTTAATCGGGATAAGTTTGTTCTTCAGGAGGACTTTAAAAAAACTGTTTTTTTAGATTTCAAGGATCTTTTGGATGATGTAGTAGCTTACTCTAAGCTTAGAATATCCTTAAATTCTGGAAAATCTGTAAAAATCAGTCAAACCGATATTGGTGATATCAACGGATACGTTAGGTGGATAGCCGTGAAGGTCAATTATCCAGAACCCGAAAATCCAATTCTTTATGGATCTCAAGTACCAATTATTCCCGGAGTTCCTACCCCAACCAACGGAACACCACAGTCTAGAAAATATATCAATTGGACATATCAGGGGAGGACGTATAATGTAGGTGAATTAATGATACTAACCGGAAATAAATTGGGTTCAACAGATTCCGAGAATACGGGATGGAACTTAAGCGAATCAAATCTTCCATATACTGACGGAGGTATTATTTTCACCAACCCGCATACTAATATAAATGTTAAAATAGAACTACTGATAGCCAGATAATTCTCAAATCATACTGAATATATAGTACAGATTTTATTTAACTTAAATAAGATATATATACAAAGTAAAAAAACTAAACCAAAAAATGGATTTACTCAACCAATTGAAAACACTTAGGGATACAACAAAATCTCCAGAGGTAAAATCAATATGCGAATCTCATATCAATATGATAGAATCTGGGAATATTTCAGATTTAAACGAGAAGCAAATTATGGAATCTGTTCAATCATTGGATAATTCCATTTCAGTAGAACCTGATCCCTATCAACAAATTAGAACACAAGAATTGGATAGGTCCAAGGCTGCTGCTCAGAAAATCATGGAATCTTGGAGCGGATTGGGCAGAAATTCTTTAAATAATGCTGGATCTTATCGGACTGATGAAGCTCCCGAAAATAACATTCATGGAATGATATCTGAAAGTTTGGCAGAATCCGCTCAAAAAGATTCTTCTGCAAGATCTTTCCTTGAATCGCAAAAAGTTTTCAATTTGGGGGTTTATGAATCTATTTTAGATATCAAGGAAAGCGGAATATACGACCATCCGCAGATGAAGATTGTCGCTGAGAAATATCAGAATCTTTTGAAGACCAAAGGACTTCCTGAATTTTTGGTTGTGGAATCTTTTGTAAACGACCTTCACAATTTTACATGGGATGATAAGGTCAAAGGAATCTTTGAAAATATCAGCAATAAAGTAGGTCTATTAAAGCCAGAGATTGAGGTTGCAAAAACTATTTATAACATTGAAAGAAGTGCTGGATCTGATTTTTATTCACCAGTTTTGGAATCCCTGAACAAGTGGATGATATCGGAAAACAAATCTGTTAATCTTCTTTCTAAAGATATTTCTAGATGGTCTTTTAATCCAGCTGTCAGAGGTCTTCTTAATTCATTGAGATTGATGGAGAGCAGTAGTAAAAATCTCAATGTCCCTGTAAATTCTTTGAACACAAAAGTTTCAAGACTATTCTCCCCTGTTTTAATAGGTGGCGGGAAGACTGTCTTTACTATTGGAAACAATATTTTCGAAGCATCCAACAGTGGGCTAAGAAGATTAAACTCGAAGGAATTTATGGAATTCCCGGAAGAATATAGATCATTATTAGAATCTTTTTATGCTCCTTATGTGAAGGTCAACGAGGAAGGTCTAAGCGTTTATGTTGGTGATAAATCTTTTAAGATCTTCGAAGAAAATGGATCAACACAAGTTTCAACTAGAGACGTCAAATTAAATACCTTGGATAAATTAAGTCTTTCAAAACAAATTTCATTGGAGATCTCGGGAATTTTTGGTATCAACGAGTCTAAGGTCGTTTCTGATATTATAAGACTTTTTGAAAACTATGAGTCTATTGTTGAGATAGATTTTGCGAAGAGATTAGAATCACATCTATATGAAGGAGCTTCCGTCAATCTTATTAAATGGGGAGGAAAAATCTATCTCAATAGAATTAATGAATCTATGAGAGAAAATTCTTTATATGAGGTCAATGGAACTCAAGCAACCTCCATGATTAAGGATTTCTTAAAATATGATATTTCGGAGGGATTAACAGAGTTTTTACAGGGTGAATCCAAGATTAGATCGATCATGATAAACGATAGAGCTAAAATTATGGAGAATATTGCTATTGTCGAATCGGAAATAAATAAGATTAATGATCTGATGGACAGAAATCCTATTTATTCAAATTCTAAAGAAATTGAAAGAGCCCATGATATTTTAGAGATGGAACTTAATGCTCTAAGAAAAAAATGGCAATTAGTAAATCAAGAGATAGAAACAATTGAATCTGGAATTAAGGAGCAGCCTTTAAATCTTTATGAGGATGATGGATTTACCATCGGAAGCTATGTTAAAGTGAAAGAATCGGGAAACACTGGGAAAATTATTTCGGTTGATAATACTAGTGGATCTTATACTGTTTTAATGGACAACGGTAGAACTGGTGATTTTAGAGTAGATGAAATTGTTGATATTGAAGAGGCATTAAAGGGAAAATCTGAAGAACCAGAGTATGATATGGAATATCAGGAGGAGATTAAAGAACAAGAATTATCAGTAGCCCCTTCTCCTAAAACGGCTAAGACAAAATTTAAAACTCCGGCTTCTTCTCTAAAATCAAATACCTCAAGTGCACCTGATGAGGATTCAAAGGTATCTAATAAAAAATCTTCTAAGAAATCTGGAAATGATGGACTAGAAGAAGCACCAGAGGGAAAAGAGAAAGCTACTAATTTCGATGTGAAAATTAAGGGACCTGGAGATTTAAAAATGGGTTATAATGTGAATGAAAATGATGAGGATTTAGATAACTTGAAAAACGGAAATATGGCATATGCTCCGGAGGATTCGGATAATCCAATTTCGGAGACTGAATTAAAAAAGACCAACCATAATTTCGCTCAAGCTCCAGGGGGTATAAATAGAATTAAATATCCAGTTAGAGTAACAAACGTGAAGCAAAAGAATCCAGAAATTTCAAAGCTTAATCAGGAATTAGCACAAGCTCCTACTTCAAAGGAAGATTCATCTTTGGATTTTGAGGTAAATAAGGAAATGGGTTACAATTTAGGGGAAAGTTTAGAGTCAAAAAAAAACTAAAAAAAATATTAAGTAGGGTTTGGTCTTTTGCTCCTTCGGCAGCGGACCAATCCGATTCTCCAAAGCCTTTTGTAGATAATATAGAAGGTAGAATGAGCGTAGCTCCGGATGGCAAAAAACCCTCTGGGGATTCGCTCATTTCCGATGAGGATGAAAATTTGGAGGAAAAAGATTAACCCGAAACTAACTTTTGGGTTAATTCTAAAAATAAAGAATCCCTTAAGTACGATGGCTGATTATGTTAAAAATGTGGATCTCATGAAAGCAATTTTAGAGTCCAAAGAAAGGGGTCAATTAACCCCTGATACGATTAAAATGTTTTCATTGATGATTCAGGGTATATCCAAAAAAATGGCTTACCGGGATCCAGAAGATAAAGAGGATTGTATGGCTTTTGCCATGGAGGATCTCTGCAGATATTGGAACAGATTTGATCCCACTAAGTCTAATAATCCCTTTGCTTACTACACTCAGATAGCTAAAAATGGATTTGCAAAAGGATGGAAAAAAATTCACCCTCCCAAATCACCTAAGACTATTCCTTTTTCATATATAACAGGGGAGGATAATTCCTACAATGTTTAAAGAATGTCTGATATTAAGAAAGTAAAGCCCAACGGAAGATATAAATCCGGACTTTATGTTCCCAAAAATCCAGATAAGTATATAGGAGACATTAATAAAATAGTGTGCAGATCTTCTTGGGAATTTAGATTTTGCAAGTATTGTGATACCAATAGTTTAATATTAAAATGGAGTTCTGAACCAATAAAAATTCCATATTTTAATCCGTTGGATAAAAAAAACCACAATTATTTTGTGGATTTTTATATTATGATCCAAAAAGAAAATGGGGAAAAGCAAGAATGGATTTTAGAGGTAAAACCCGAATCTCAATTTAAAAAACCTGTTTTCGAGGGAACAAGCACATTAAATAAGCTCAAATCATATAACCAAAAAATGCAGATTTGGATTACCAATCAAGCTAAATTCAAATCTGCTAAAATTTGGGCTGAAATTCGAGGATACAAGTTTGGGATAGTAGATGAGAACTTTTTATTTAATGACAAGTGAAGCCTTTTGAACAGCAGATAAAAGATTACAGAGAAGGGGTTCCTTCCTTATCTGCTCTTTCGGATGCAACGAATAAATTTTTTAAAGAAAAATACGGGATAGAGGGAAAGGGAGGTAAGGAAAAAATTGGTTCTTTCCTGATACCTGGTAAAATTTATACCGGGGAATATGCCACTAACAGTCGTATTTCTGATAAAATTAGGTACATTAATAGATACCCTTTGTTTATTTTTTTAGGTGAGGAGGAAATAAAATCTGGTAAAATACTTAAATCAATTGATTTGAACATTATTCCTCCCGATTATCGGGGTCAGATATTATTAAGACTATTCAATCAGTTTTATGACAAAATTAAAGACAACGAGACCAATATTCCGGGAGACCAGATCCCTATTCAGTTAAATGGAAATGTATTATCTAGACTTTTGGAAGGAACTGGATATTCCTTTGCCGTGACTGGATTTAAGAAAGAAAACTTTAGGAGTATCAAAACAGTAGATTATCTGGACTGGTGTAAAATAGCATATCTTTCAGATTCGTTTATACAGGGACTTCCTTTAAATTCGATATATAGTGAATATAGATCGAAATTAAAGTCAAAGTAAATCTAAAAAACATACAATAATTTTAGATGGCAGGATTTACAGAAAGCCCACAGGGGAATCCAGTATTTCAAAGAATCAGAGATTCTGTGAAGTCTCTTAGTACCTTTGGTATGAGGTACGGAGATTTAGTGGTTAGAAATTCCCAGGCCATCGGTCAGGTCGAGGCGGAATTCATGAAAAAAGGTCCCATCGAAGATGAGGCCATGTTGTATTCTTTAGCCAGACAGGACACTTCAACAAAGCAATTCATTGGGTATTTCGATAAGGATTATGCAGGAAAAAGAGATTATCTGAGAAAGTTTGCTCTTAATCCAGAGATTGAATACATTTTAGATACTGTTTGTGACGAGGCTATATCTTATGATTCTTTTAATTTTTTTGCCTACCCTGCTTTTTTAAATCTAACGGGTATCAAAGAAAAAGTAATCGATAGAATAGATCTTAACTATAAAAAGCTGTATGATATGTTTGGCTTCACTGATGATATCAGTGCTTGGCAATATTTCAGACAGTTAATGGTCGATGGATTTTTAGCTTTTGAAATTATTTACAATGATAACGGGAAAGAAATTATTGGATTTAAGGAGTTAGATGCAACAACTTTGATGCCTTCTGTTGAAAAACAAAAAGATGGAACTTATTTAAATGTTTGGTACCAATACCCAAAGGATGAGAATAGAAGAAGGCTTTTATACGATTCCCAGATTATTTACATTTCATACGCAAAGGGAAATTCGGTTTCTAGAATTAGCTATACCGAAAGACTGATTAGACCATACAATGTTCTCCGAATTATCGAATATACTCGGGTGATTTGGTCCGTGATGAATGCTTCATTTAGAATGAAAATGACCGTTCCTATTGGTACCAAATCTCCTCAAAAATCTATGCAGACTTTGGGAGAATTAATGAGTATCTATAAAGAGGATATCAGATTCAACGACGAAAGCGGAGAATTAACTATAGACGGAAGACCTAAGATTCAGTTCTATAAAAATTATCTGATGCCTTCTGGTGTTAATGGTACTCCTACAATAGAACCAATCAGCAACGCTGGACCCAATTTAAATGACCCTGGTCCTTTAGCTTATTTCTTCGATAAGCTTGCTCAAGAATCTAAAATTCCATTTTCGAGATTTCAGGGACCGGACGGTGGATCAATTGGAAAATATTCAAATTCTGCAGAGGGTTTGGATAAGGAGGAAATAAGATTCTCTAAGTTTATTACAAGGCTTAGATCTATTTTCCAGGATATCCTCATAAAGCCACTTTGGATCCAGATGTGTAAAGATTTTCCAGAACTAGAAAAGGATCATCTGTTTAAAAGCCAATTAGGATTAACCTTTGTTTCTGATAATCCATTTCGAATTAATCAGGAGATGGAAACTATGTCCAAGAAAAAAGAATCTATTTCGTCTCTATATGGATTAACAGATGCAGATGGAAAACCTTTCTTTTCTCTTGCTTATCTGATAGAAAATTATCTGGGAATGACCGAGGATGATATTAAGGCAAACATGGAAGCAAAAGAGAAAAGAAAAAAGGAAAAGAAAGAGAGCGAAAAATCTGGAGAAGCTGAAGGACAAAGTCCAGAAGGCGAGCAGCCAGAAGCTCCCGCAGCCACCCCGAGCGAGCCCGCTCCACCCGCGGAAGGAACTGAAGAACCCACAGCATAAACAAAAGTTAATTAAATAAAATGGCCGGATTTTTGGATAACGTTCAGGAAAGAAGTTTTTTAAACGTCTTATATAAAAACCTGAGTCGCATAGGGAAGTTTGGGATGAAATACGAGGATATGGTAATCCGGAATTCCCAAGCTATTGGCCAAACTGAATCTAATTTTTTCAAAGAGCAAGGAACCGGATTTACTGAAAATTCCGCCTTCTATTGGACTTTGGGATATCAGGACACAAAAATTAGAAAATATATTGCTTATTTTGATAAAGACTATCTGGGCAAAAGGGATTTTCTAAGAAAATTTTCTCTCAACGGGGAGATTGATTTTATTCTGGATACCTTGACAGATGATGCTATAAATTATGACGATAAGAACTTCTTTTCATATCCCGGCATTGCTAATATAGAAATTAAGAAAGAAATATTAGATCGAATAGATGAATCATATAGGAATCTGTATATGATGTTTGGGTTTCAACAATCAGTTTTAGCTTGGCAATATTTCAGACAGTTTCTTATTGATGGATTTTTGGCTTTTGAGATTGTTTATTCTACAAATGGTAAAAAGATAGTCGGATTCAAAGAATTGGATCCGACTTCCCTTCAGCCAGCAACAGAGCCTCAGCCAAATGGTGAATTTAAACAGATCTGGATCCAATATCCAAATGATAATAATATGACCAGAAAGCTCCAAAATGAGCAGGTGATTTATTTGTCTTATGCTAAGGGAAATACGATCTCTAGAGTTAGTTATGTAGAAAGACTTGTGAGATCGTACAATATTCTTAGAATTATGGAGAATACCCGGGTTATTTGGAATGTTATGAATGCTTCATATCGTCTCAAATTTGTTATACCGGTTGGAAGCCAATCCCAGCAGAAAGCCATGCAAACTTTGGGTCAATTAATGTCTATTTACAAGGAGGAGATAGAACTGAATGATTTCTCTGGAGAATTGACAGTCAATGGTAGACCTAAGGTGCAATTCTACAAGAACTATCTTTTTCCTGAAAAAGATGGACAGTCCCCTTCTATCGAGACTTTAGATCCCAATGGACCAGATTTTAATGTGATGGAAAATGTTGTTTATTTCTACAATAAGCTCAAACTAGATTCAAAAATTCCATATGCTAGATTTTCTTTTAGAGGTGGAACCCCGGCTAATTATCAGATTAGTATAGATCAGCTAGAGAGGGATGAAATCCGTTATGAAAAGTTTTTAACCAGAATTAGATCGGTTTTTCAGGAAATATTGGTTAAGCCTCTTTATATCCAAATGTGTTTAGATTTTCCAGAATTATCTAAAGACCGATCCTTTAAGTCTAATCTAGGACTGGATTATGTAAGGGAAAACATCTTTGAAGAATTCTTAAATCTCCAAAATTTAACAAAGAGATCTGAATTTGTAAACTCTATGTCGGAAATGAATCAAAGAATAGGGGATGAAGAGGAACCTTATTTTGATAAGGAATTTTTAATTAAGAGATGGCTAGGATTATCGATGGATGAATATCGGAAAAATGAGGAATATAAGAAAAAAGAAGCAGAGCAAGCGGAGAAGGAAGCTAAGGAAAAAGGAGGGGGTGAGGGAGGGGAAGATGAACCAGAACAGTTTACTCTTTAACAGTTGATAAATGAATTTTGTGAATGTTTTTGCGAATAAAAGGATCGCAGTAATCGGAGATTCCATTTTAGATCATTACGTTTATGGGAAAGTTAACCGGGTTTCCCCCGAAGCTCCCGTTCCTGTTGTTCTGAAAGAGGATGAGATCTATTGCTTGGGCGGAGCTGCTAATGTTGCCCAGAATATTTCTGTTTTTGGTTCCACCTGCTATTTAATTTCAGTTTCAGGAGAGGATGAGTATTCTAATATTCTAAATGTTTTATTAGAACAGGCTGGGATTACCCCGATCCTAATTTCTGATCAAAGGCCAACTACAGTAAAAACCCGAATCATAGGAAATGGTCATCAGATAACAAGAATAGATAATGAAACAACCTCTGATATTCCAGAGAATGTGTTTTTCTCTATTCTAGAATCCTTTGATTCCATTTGTCAAAATTTAGACGGTGTTATTCTTCAGGATTATGGCAAGGGAGTTTTAACTAGGGGTTTGATCTCTGAAATTATTAGTAGATGTAAGACCTTAAAAATCCCAGTTTTAACCGATCCTAAGGATAAGGATTTTACTAAATATCAGGGAACTACCATTTTGAAGCCCAATCTATCGGAACTTAAGGATGGATTGAAAATCAACCAAAACCAGAATCTTTCAGTCGCTGAGATTTTTGATCTTGCAAAGAATCTAATTTCTAAATATGACATCCAATATGCATTGATCACCATGTCTGAAAGGGGAATGGCTTTATCTTCGAATGATTCAAACTTTAGTGTAAATGGTCATTCGATTAATATAGTGGACGTCTCTGGAGCAGGTGACACAGTTAGTGCTGTTTTTATGCTCATGTTCTTGAGCGGATTTAGCCTTACTGATTGTATAGATGTTTCTAATCTCTCCGGATCTTTGGTTTGTCGAATCTCGGGTGCTGTACCTGTTGATCCGAATGATATCTATGAGTATATGGGGGAAAAAAAGATTCAGATACCGGAAAAAAGTTATCTTTAATTCCCCCTAATTATTTTTTTTAGTTGTTAATCTTTCTTATTTTTAGGAGAATTATTTCTCAAAGATTTTAATTACATGAAAGAACTAGATGTTTTTCTGGAAATGGAAAAATGTACGGGCGAGGGTTCGCAGAAAAAAAAGCAATCTCTTATCTCCCAAAATTTATCTGATAAGATGCTGTATCTTTTAGATATATGTTTTAATCCCTTTGTAACCACTAAAATTCATAAACTAGAAATAGATAATTCTAGACTCGATAGAATTAATTACGAGGGAAGTGAGGAGATTTTCTGGGACACCTTTGTGGAACTTGTTGAGGATCTGAAAAAGGCACCAGCTGCTAATGATTCATTGAGACTTCGAGCTTCTAATATCTTAAGATATCAATTTCACTTGGATCCTGATCGGGATCTTGAAATTAGAAAAATTTTAGGCAAAGTTCTTTCCAAGAGAATGAATATTGGAATTGGTGCCAAGCTCATTAATAAGGCAATTGGGAGGGAGATAATCCCTGATCCTTCTCTTATGCTAGCTACTGATGATTCAGGTGAAATTGTAAAATGGAAAAATGCATACTGTGAAGAAAAATATGATGGGGTCAGAGTCATTGCAATTCTGAACGATGATGGAAATTTTTCATTCTTTACCAGAGCCTTTAATGAGATTGATTCTTCTAGAATGAAGAATGTAGCAAAAGAACTAAAAAAAATATCAGGGGGATTAAAAAACATATTTTTCGATGGGGAGCTTACCGATTTAAATAGAAAATCCGTTTCTGGTAAAGTGACGCAGATCCTAAAAGGAACAGCCCCCGAAGACATTGATAAAAACTTCATATTTCACATTTTTGACCTAGATTCCTCACAAACTTTAAAATCGGGAATTGGGAATATTAAGTATACGGAAAGAAGAAAGAATCTATCTGATCTTTTTGATCCTCGTGAAGACTATACCTTCATAAAATTGGGTCAAATGTGGGAGGTGGACAATATGGAGGAAATCCTGGCCATCTATAAAAAGATTGTTTCCGAGGGAGGTGAGGGTGTTATCTGTAAAAACGATCACTTTTATGAGTGCAAGAGAAGCAAAAATTGGGTCAAATTAAAAGAAGTAAATGAGTGCGATTTGATTGTGACGGGGTGGTACGAGGGTGAAGGGAAAAGAGAAGGATTTATTGGTGGTCTAGTTTGTACTGATTTATCCAAAACCCTTCGAGTTAAGATAGGAGCGGGATTTACAGATCTAGATCTGGTTGAATTGAGTAAAGATCCAGATTCACTTATTGGATCTATTATTTCCGTTCAATATAATGTTCCCATCACAGATAAACATAATAACAGGAGTCTATTTTTGCCAAGGTTTGTAGAGCTGAGAAGTGATAAAAAAGATCCAGACGATCTATCTGATCTTTTTTAAAAGGGGAAACTTAAGGCTCCTTTTCCTGTAAAAAGCAAAAGGAATCCTTATGATTGATCAGCTTTTAACTGAAAAACTTCGTCCCAAAGAAATACGGCATATGATTTTGCCTAAGAGGATTAGATCCTTATTTGAGAATAAAGGCATAAATCATAATGTTCTTTTGACCGGAAGCCCAGGATGTGGTAAAACAACTCTTGCTAAAATTTTATCTAACGGATCCCCCCATATTTTTATCAATGTGTCAGATGAGAGCTCAGTTGAAACCATAAGAACGAAAATTAATGATTTCTGTTCTACCATTTCTATCTTAGATGGTAAATCATCAAAAAAGGTAGTGGTACTCGATGAGTTTGATGGAGCATCCGAACAGTTCTATAAAGCTTTAAGAGGAACGATAGAAAAATTTGCAGCTAACACTCGATTCGTTGCAACTTGCAATTGGATCAATAAGGTTCCTGAAGCTATCCAAAGCAGATTTGAGGTTATAAGTTTTGATCCGATTTCTCAAGAAGAGGAGGATTATGTTAAAAATGAATGGAGATCCCGAATTAAACTAATACTTCAAAAACTGAAGATTGAAATTGATGAAGATTCTTTGGATGAATTTGAAAAGGAGTATTTTCCGGATCTTAGATCTTCCTTGAATAGAATTCAATCTTGGGTAATTGAGGGAGTTGATAAAATAGATTCATCTAGAATTAATGATTCTGGATGGTCCTATGAGGATATCTACAGAATGATTTTCGAATCTAAAGATCCAGTTAAAAACTATCAGGCTATTGTAGGCCAATATTCTTCTAAGGTAGATGATGTTATGACAGCCTTAGGCGAAGAGTTTATCAATTGGATTATTAAGAACAAATCATCGTATGCTGTTATTATCCCGGGCGTCATTGTTTTAGTTGCAGAACACCAGGCACAAAGACAGGTGGTAATAGATCCAGTGGTCAGCCTTTTGTCTCTGATTTTCAAAATACAAAAATTGATCGAGTAATGGAATTATTATCTTCTGAGATTAGAAAAAATGGATTTATCTATAAGTTGAATAAGAGGGGAGAAAAGTCCATGATCTATGAACAATTTGATCCAGAATTGGATATGACTATAGGATGGGAGGTCTTTAAAATCAAAATAGACAAGCCCAAAATAGTTTTTGGAGTTCATATGCCAGAAAGAGAAATATTTCCGGGTAATGAAGATTTTGGTAAGTGGGCGTGGGCGTGCAGCAGATATCATTTAGCGGAGAAGAGATTTAACGATCTTGAGGAGGGTATTTTATCTACTGAAGAAGATAATGAAGAATAGTGAATTCAAGAAAAGATTAATAATAACAGGAGCCGGAGGATCCGGCAAAGATTATTTAAGAAAATCCCTTCAAAAAAGGGGTTTTTCTTTTGGTGTTCCTTTTACAACTAGGCCTAAAAGAGAAAAAGAAGAAAACGGAATAGACTATTTCTTTATCTCCGAAGAGGAACATAGAAGTCTTTTGTCTGCTGGGTTTTTCTACGAGCATGCTTATTTCAATAATTGGTTTTATGGCACTCCAGAAAATACTTTTCGATCCTCTAATCTTTTCATCATGACCCCTTCATCCCTCAAATCTCTAAATGATCTAGATCGTTCTGATTCTTTTATTGTTTATCTTGATATAGAAGAGGAAACAAGAAGAGCAAGGCTCTCTGCAAGAAACGATGCTGATTCAACTGAAAGAAGGCTTCACACAGATAACTTAGATTTTTTGAATTTTGGAGATTATGATCTCAAAATTACTGACCCATACTTTCCAATCTCTGGTGATTGGACAAATCCGGAAAATTATAATCCATGATAAACGTTCTAATAGACGGTAACTATATTTTCCATAAAACACTGGGTGTTTTTGGAGGCTGGGGATCTAAAAACCCAGCAGAAATTCTTGGCAGTGAATCTGACCAATCCATGTTTATCCGAAAAATATCGACAGATCTTTGTTCTTCTCTTAGAAGCATTCCCACTGGAGGAAGATTGATCTTCACTGCAGATAGTAGAAGCTGGAGAAAGGATGTTCAGATAGAAGGTGGGGGTTATAAGGCAAACCGGATAAAAGATGAAGAGGTTGATTGGAGCATCTTTTTTAATTTGTTACACTCTTTTGGTAATCACCTTGAAAAAATGGGATTTATTTATTCTAAATCCGAAGGTGCCGAGGGTGATGACCTTCTTTATTTTTGGTCAGACTATTTTACAACAAAGGGAGAAAATTGTATAGTTGTTTCTGCAGATAAGGATCTGCATCAATTGGCTAGGTGGAATAAAGACAATTGGACGTTGGTCTGGAGTAATAATTCTAAAAATAATGTTCTCACAACCCCAATTGGATGGAAAGAAAAGTGGTTAGATACGGTAGATCAGCCTACTGTATTTAGTATGGGATCCTTGTTAGATCCAGATAAGGACAAGCTCCGGAGTTTAATTAAGAAAGCTGATCTTCAAGAAGTAGATCCAAAATATTACATCTTTAATAAGATGCTAATAGGGGACAAGGGAGATAATGTTCCTAGCGCTTGGGAAATGGAGAAATCTGGTAAAATCCACAGGATAACCCCTAAAAAAGCAGACCAAATTATGGAGTCTTTTTTGGATTCCAGATGGAATAATGACGGATTTGATTCTTTGATAGGGGATGAGGAATTTCTTGATTTTATTTCCAAATTAATTCTACGTCTTATGCAAGACGTGGATAATAAGGAAAATAGGGAGAAGGCTGCAAAAAATCTTTTATTGAATTACAAGCTTATGTGGCTGGATAAGAAAGTTATTCCGATGAGCGTAATAAGTGGGATTATATCGGAAATTAAAAGGGGAATTAATCTGGAAAAAAAATCTATAACTCTAGATCGTATTAAAATTCTAGAGGGAACTAATTGGGTTACTACGCAGTCTGTTCCTAAACATTTTGATCCTTTTAATAGTTTTTGAAGATGGAACTTTTTGAATTAGTAAAAAAAATTTTCAAGTCCGAAAAAGACTGGAATAAGGTTAGCAGAAACGATAAGACCAAAAATTTCTTTATGGTAAATAGGATCATGAGTATCCAATTTCCAGTCCAAGCTAACCAATTTAATCACACTAAAATCTCCCCAAGACCTGTTGTGGATTGGTGGCATAATAATTTAAGTAGATATTATACCAAGACCCCAAATTGGATTTTTACCAAGACAAAAAAATCTGAGAATCCCCTAAAATCAGCAATTAAGGTCGATCATAATCAAGAGGCTGAAAAGTTTGTGATGGAAAAATTCGAAATTTCAAAGAGAGAAATTCAGGATCTTAAAAAGTTTTATCCCAATGAATATTCTGATTGGATTGCCCATATTTCTCAACAAATGTCAATGGATCTGAAATAATCTTGATATATAGAATATAATAATCGATATGAGAAAAGATTTTCAGAAATTAATTGACACCACCATATCTAGTCTGGATTGGGATTCAATTTATCAAGTACATAAAGTATTTAAATTCGGGGTAGGGGAAGGAAGTGAGGTGATTCCCGGAATTAAAAGGAAAATTTATTCAGAATCGTTGACAAAAAACGATATAAAAAATGAGCTTAAATCTTTAATTAAATTTGCCATAGAGAATGATGTTTCAAAATTAGCTTATGGCCAATGGATGATATTTTGGTTCAATCAAGAATGGGGAAATATAGAAATAGATCAAGATCAAGAATTGGATGAATCTGATTCTCCGGAAGAAGAGATTGCTAATTTTGATTCTAGATTAGAGGTTATCTATTCTCCCCAGAGAATCTGCTTGACTGTTAATGCAGCACCATCCCAGATCTCCGAAAACCCAGGATATAAAATCTTAAGCGATATGATGGAGAGTGCTTTGAAGAAAGAGAATTACGAATTAGCCAAGAAGATAAAAGATATTTTAGATCTGGCAGATGCTGGATCTGAATCGGATAAATAGTAGAAATATTTTTTTAATTTTGAAACACCTAAAGAGCATAAATGAATTTTTTGATGTCGGGGTTTTTGGAGATACTTACGGATATGGTGGGGCTAACGGCATATTTAAGATTCAATATAAGCCCTATAAGGATCTTTCTGTGAGTGTAGGACCAGATCCAAACGTCAAAAGAAATATCAAAGGATCTGAATTTCAAATAGGGGACATCGTAATTGGAGTTCCTATTAATGATAAAAAAAAGGTTGCTGGTATGATCGTTAGATCTGAAAGATCACCTGATAATAAATCATATCGGTATTTTGCACAAGTTAATTCTAAGGGAAAAAAGAAAGAAGAAGTTCTTGAGTTGATTCCAGATACGGTCGAATTTGTGGATAATGGTAATAAGGGACATATGGAAGTGATCTCTAAATTTAAATTTGATTCATTCCCTTCAGATGTCTATAATTCTCCTACTGTTTTCAATAACACAGATTTAGGGGTTGAATCGACTGGCAGTTAAGGGAAACTTTCATTAAATTACCCTGTAAAAATCATGGTATGATACTTAACAGGGGAACCAATAATATTGGGTGTATAAATAATGTTTTTTTAAAAAACATAAATTCTTCTGATCCCTCTACGGGTCAAGGATTTCTGAATATTTTTGTAGACCGGGTATTTGCTGATATTTCTTTAGGTATTAAAGTTTCTTGTTTTACCATACCCCCTAATTTTATATTTCCTGACTTTACAGCAGAACCACAAAACCTGGTTTTGAGTATTGAAAACTTTGCGAAAGAGATTAACGATGAGAACCCACATCGTATCATTTTTTATCTACCGTCCTATTTCTTTCTAGGATCTCAAAAATCAGAAGTAGTCAGGGAGACTAAAAGAGAATTGATAAAAATTTCCCATTTTTTAGATCTGTTAGGTATTTCTTCCAGATCCATATGTTTAAGAATCGGGACCGCATATTCAAATAGGAAAGAAACGGCAAGAAGATTTTCTATGGTGGTTAATTCATTGCCTCAGAATGTCAAGAAATTAATTACTGTCTGTAATGATGAAAAACCCAGTCTTTTTTCTGTAACAGATTTATTGTCTGGTGTTTATTACGATTGCGGAATTCCAATTACTTTCAGATCTCTTTCCCATTCTTTTAATAGTGGAGGTCTTTCTTTTAGAGAAGCACTTTTTCTTAGCGTTTCCACTTGGGAACTAGGACAAATCCCAATTATGATCCACGGAGAGCCTGATCAGATAGATGAAAATGGATTAGCCCTTTCTAAAGAACCATCGAAGTTTTTAAGCCACCGAATTCCAACTTTTAGTTTAAATTTGGATTGTGTTATAGAATCCCCAGCGGGGGATGAATCCTGTGTTAAATATATGATGGATTATCTTTCTTTAAAACCCAAGGTTATTTCTAAAATTTCTTCTAAGTAATTAATGACCTCAATTTGATTACTTTAGGCCAATAAAAACATAATGCCAGAATTAGCTGAATTGAAATTGACTTCTGATTATGTCAATCGGATGTCGGAAGGGGTGATCTTTAAAACAATTAGAAAAAATCCAGTTCATAAAGGAAAAGAGATAGAATTCTCTCCTAATTTTACGATCAGGTCCTTGAGTAGGGGGAAGGAGATCATGCTTATCCTAGCTGATCTTGAATCCGAAAGAAAATCCAATCTGATGATGACTATGGGCATGGGTGGATTTTTTAAATGGTTAGAACCGGGTCAGATTGCTAAACATGCTCACCTTAGTTTTCAATCCGAATTTGGTTCTTTGTCTTTTGTGGATGTTAGAAGATTTGGCAGATGGAATTGGGGAAATTGGAGTGAAAACAGAGGGCCAGATCCCACCTTTGAATTCGAGGAATTCTGTCAAAATATTTATACGAATGGATTTAATTCCAGGGATTTTAGCAAACCTATTTTTGAGGTTTTAATGAACCAAAAATGGTTTAATGGAATTGGGAATTATCTCAGAGCCGAAATTTTATATCGGGTTGATTTGGATCCCTGGACTAGTTCTAAACTCGCAATAGAAAAAAATCCGGAAATTCTAGATCTTTGCCGAGATATACCTCTAAAAGTTTATGAGTTAGGCGGGGGACAACTACAGGACTGGAAAAATCCATTCGGAGAGGTTTCAAACATAAGCGATCTAATTTTATGTTATAGAAATCCGGCTATGAATAATGTTGTTGACGTAAATGGTCGTAGATTTTGGTATGATCCCAAAAAAATTACAAAAAAATGATAGAGAAAAGAATATTAGAAAGCTGTCTCTTTTTAGATATCGAGACAGTCACGCAGAAATCAGATTTTCGTATTCTGGAAGAGGAATCACCCCGTCTTGCATTATTATGGTCTCGCAGAGCTAAATATTATAGATCTACTTATGAGGAAATGAGAGATCTTGACGATGCCCAGATATACCTCGAAAAAGCTTCTTTGGAGCCTGAATTTTGTAAAATTATTTGTGTCTCCTTTGGAGTAATTCATGAGGGATCGGTCCGAATTAATTCTTTTTATGACGAGAACGAGGAGGAAATTCTTAAAAAATGCTTTAAAGTTATTTCAAATGCCAACCTTAAAAATTTGAGGCTGACTGGGCACAACATAAAGGGATTTGATGTTCCTTGTTTGGGCAAGAGAATTCTGTATACTCTTGGTCCAGAATATCTTCCTTCAAATTTAATGGTGTGGAATAAAAAACCATGGGAGATTAATTATTTAGATACATCTGAAATATTTTCATTTGGTAGTTGGTCCCAACAAAGATATCTATCCCTGGATCTTCTTTCTTGTTCACTGGGAATAGATTCTCCCAAGGATCAAATCGATGGATCTAAAGTTAATCTCCATTATTGGTCCGGAAACCCAATTGAGGAAATTGCATCTTATTGCGAAAGAGATGTAAAAACAGTTATAGAAATTTTGCAAAGGGTATCTTTCTAGTAGACTATAAAAAATTAACTCTGGATTATTTGGATATATAAATTCCAAATAATCCTTTTTTTGTGGGCCAAATTAAAAGTTTTTCTTCATATTTTTTAAACGAATCAAAGATAGGAGAGTTTTATAATGATGAATTAAATCCAAAATTCTGGGATTCGTATAAGACTAAAGATGGTAAAAAAGAGTGGGTATTTGATTCTCTAGTTAGAAAAAAATTAATTAGAATATCCAAAGATTTTTTTGAGAAATTTGAGGAACTGATAGGGAATGTTGAAATCAGTGACATTCAGCTCACCGGATCCCTTTCTAATTTTAATTACACTGAAAATTCGGATTTAGATGTCCATGTCTTAGTGGATTTTTCTAAAATAAAAGTTCCAAAAGAGGCTTTAAAAGTCGCTATTGACGGAATAAGATTTATTTGGAATCTGAGACATGATGTTGTAATTAGAGGTCATGATGTTGAGCTCTATCTTCAGGATGTCTCTGAACCTCACACTGCATCTGGTCTATACTCTTTAAAAAATGGAAAATGGATCAGAAAGCCCAAATTTGATCCGCCTAGTATCGATGAGCAAGATGTAACAAAAAAGTTTGAGGGAATAGTAGCTGAAATAAATAAGATGGAGTCAGATCTTGTCTTGGCTTCTAGACTCCCCGAAAATGCTAAAGATCTTTATAAAAGACTGAATAATTTAAAAACAAAAATTCAAAAAATGAGAAAGGACGGATTGCAAAAATCCGGGGAATTTTCAGTCGGTAATCTTGTCTTTAAAAAGCTTAGAAATAGTGGATATATAGAGAAATTAATAAGTCTAATTTCTAAATCTTATTCTAGGATTTATTCTGAATAAAAAAATAAAAGATGATTATAGCTTTTAAAAAAGGTCTAAAGTTCATAGGAACTGCTGGAACTGACCAATCTGTAAATCCGAGTCAAATTTCTAAGGATAATCTATTTCCCATTATAAATATTCCTATGGATCTTGAAGGAGAAGAACTCTCTTTGAATGATTTTCAATGGTGGACGTATACAGACAAATGGAAAAAATGGCTAGAATCAAATCCTAGATCATGGCAAGCTGAATCTGCAGAAAACATCTATAAAAAATCTCAAGCTCTCCTTGAAAAATCATCTAGAACATCTAATATTTTTTACGATTACGCGGAGGATCAAGTTTATAATCTGATTGAGAGAAAAAAAGTTATTTCTTTTTCTGAATATGTTCGCCTGAACGAGGAAGAGTCGGAAGAGGATTCACCAAATAAAGAGTTTTTAGCTAAATTTCAGAAGTTAACTTTTGCGGTACAAAAACTAATTAATGAAGGAAAACTGAAGACTGAATTAACGGTGGATGAAGATTTTCCAGAGGGTGATCCACAAGCTGTAATTGTTGATTTCTTGGATGAAGCGGGAAATCCTGTTTATAGTTCTAGAAGTGCTCTTAGAATTACCCGAAAATATGATGTTGGGAATCTGATTTTATGTGAGTTTGATTACGCCATACCTACTGGAGAGGTGAAAGAAACAGAAAGTCTTTTGGATGATATATCCAAATATGTTGCTGATGTTGCCCTTGGGCTGGGTGCTATAGGCGGAATTTATTTAGCCCTTACCGCTGTTGGTGGAATCTATAGTACCTGGCTTTTAGCAAAGACTGCAAGAAATATTTATAGTTTCGGTAATAGTGCAGTTGTCAGAAGTTTGGCTCCTGCTTCTTCTAGAGTAGGCGGGCTAGCGGGTCTAAAAGCTTTTGGATCTAGACTTGCATCTAGAGCTGGATTATCCGGTTTACTTAATGCTGGAAAGGTGGTTTTACCTTCTGGGGCTTTTGTTAAAGGTGGTGCTGCTTATGCAAGCAACGGAGCATTATTAAGAGGAGCAGCAGCTACAAGTGTAAAACAAGCTGCACAAAGACTTGTTGCTTCAGGTGGAGCAAGAGCAGCTTCTATCTTCGGAGCTAGAGCAGCAGCCGGAGGAGCAGCTGGGGCCACTGTAGCTGCAGAGGCATCTAATCCGATTGGTTGGATACTTTTAGCTGTTCAGGTAGTAGGCAGTGGAATAAATCAAACCTGGAATTGGTTAAGCGACAAACAGGCTCCTAAATTTTCAGAGGTTGATGATTTCGCATATGGATCTTTTAAACCAAAAAACATTCCGGTTGGGAGATCTATTACTGTCTGTTGGACTAGTGACGGAGGAGCAAGCGGATGGGATGTTGTTATAGATGTATTGAGCATGAGCAAGAATGACACTAGAACTACCATGGAGCTTGTAAAAATAGGACAAAAAGAGAATAGATCGATCTTTATTTTGCTCCAGGTTAATTCCAAAATGCTTCAGAATGTTGTGGAAGACAACAATCTAGTTCTGCTTTCTTTCGATAATGATTCTGAATTTTCAAGGGGATTTGCCGATAACGATGACCTAGAACTTAGAATTCTTGCTATTCCTAATATAGAAGATTACATGCTTTCGACCTCTTTAGTCGGATTTTGTGATTGGGATCTCTTGCAGGACGAATATTCAAAAGCACCTGACTATCCGTTGACAGTTCCTAAAGATGCTTCAGAAGATTACGTTTTCTATTATACAAACGAATCGGGAGAGGTTGTAAACGTAAAAGGATCTCTTCTTTCAGAATCACAGATTAAAGATCTTCCCTTAGATAATATTTTTCCTGTTATCGATGAGAAAAGTAATGAATCTCTTACGATTGATAATAAAGAAGAGAGAATCTCTAAAAATAGAGCATTATCTTTTGATGAATTCTCTCTGTTAGCTGAGAAAGAAGAAGATGCTGGTAATGAAAAGGAGGAGGAAAAAACAAGGGGCGAAGAAGCAGAAGGACAAAGAGAAGAAGATCAGAAAGGAGAAGAAAAGAAAGAAGAGGATCCTGACCAAGAGACGGAGGATAACCAAGAGACGGAGGATGATAAAAAATGGGCACAGGGTCTTCCTGAACCCGAGACCGATCCTGAAAAATCCCCTGCATCAAGTTCCAATGAATATGGTCAAATCCCAGTCATAGTTTATAAAGTGGTTGAAAAGGAATATGCAAATCCTGAAATTTTAGAAAATCCAGGCGATTTCAATTATTTTGTAGTAGATAATTCTAGTATGAGCCCGTCAGAGGGTGATCCAATTCGGGTGGAGGTTACATCTGACGACAAGGTGAAAAACCCCAGATATGGAATTTTTGAATATAAGGAGGAAGAAAAAGAGGAGGAGCAACAGGAAGAACCTGAAGAAAAAATAGAAATAGAGGATGTTGAGGATAAAGAAGATACTGGAGATGGTGGTGATCTTTCCTTGAAATCTAGAAAAAATGCATCGATTATTAGGGATACTAAACCAAGAGAAGGGATAAATCCACTTGAGCAATTTGGTACCGAGGAATTAAAAAACAATCTGGCAATATCAGATTGGGAAAATGTAACATATGCAAAAATTAGATATGACAGATTCGATCAACCGACTGAAGTTATTTTAAGAAATAAACTTTCTAGAGTAGGTGATAGAAAAAGAGTAGTTAAAAGAGGGGAATTAGGATTCGAAGAAGCTGTGAAATTTGTAAATGACATCGAAAGCTCCATAAAAAGCTCAAGATAAAAAAACGTCAAATTTTTTACAGATAAAACCGATATATAGTAACAAAATAAAAGATACATAGGAATGCACAATTTCTCAAATGGGGATTTATTATTTATCTTAGAAAAACAGAATAATAATCTTTCGGTTTCTAAAACTTCGGAGGATGAATATGTTTTGAAAGGTATTGCTGCTGAATTTGGAAAGGAAAATAATAATAATCGAGTCTACGAAGAGGGAGAATATTTACCCCATCTTGAATACTTAAGGGAAAAAATCAAACAGAAAAGACTTTTAGGTGAATTGGATCACCCGAAAGAATTTGATGTCTCTTTAAAAAATATTTCCCATATTATCGAGGATTTAGAACACGATAAGGAGGGCAGACTAATTAAAATTAAGGTCCGTCTTTTAGATACCCCGGCTGGACAAATCGCTAAAAAATTAGTTGATGCAGGAATACCCCTTTGTATTTCTTCTAGAGCTGCAGGTAATGTCGGACCCGATAAAAAAGTTCAGATCAAGAAAATTTTCACTTATGATCTCGTTGCAGATCCTGGATTTAAGGATGCACAATTGGAAAGAGTATACGAAAGCGCAGGATTTACAATGGATGATTTTTCTAAAATTACCAAGGGTTCAATTACAGATAAATTGGAATGTGTAAATGAGTCGTTGGGTTTAAAAAATCATTCCGATCTGAAGATATATAAAGTTGAAAATAACGAAGAGTTTCAAAAAATATTTAACACCGAAAAAAATAAATCCAATATCATGGAGTCTAAAAAAGAATACGTTACTGCTGATGAACTGAATCAGTATTCCATTTTCCTCAAAAGAAAAATGGAAGATATAGAAGCCCAGATTTCTGGTATGAAAAATGTTAGCGAATCTTCAAATAATAATGTTGATTGTGCTGCTCTGGAAAAAAGAGTTGCCAAGTTAGAAAAATATTCAGAATATCTCGCTGAAAATTTAGAGAATGCTATTAAATACGGAGAGTATTTAGCTGAAAATCTCGACGGCAGTATTTCATATTCTAAATACTTAGCTGAAAATCTAGATAAAACTATTTCTTACTCTAAGTATCTAGCAGAAAATGTGGACAAGTCTATTTCATATTCAGAATACATTGCGGAAAAGGTTGATCAGACCATCGAGTATTCTAATTATTTAGCAGAAAAGGTCGACGATGGAATTCAGTATTCAGAATATGTTGCTGAAAATCTCGAGAAGAACATTTCTTATTCTGAATACATAGCAGAAAAGTTAGACTCTAGTATTTCTTATTCTGAATATCTAGCAGAAAATGTAGAGAAGAATATTAACTACTCTGAATATCTAGCAGAAAATTTGGATAAGGGTATTGCTTATTCTGAATATCTGGCAGAAAAACTTGACCAAGGAATTGAATATACTGAATACATTGCTGAGAATTTAAATAAGAATATTAACTATTCGGAATACCTAGCAGAAAATTTGGATAAGGGTATTGCTTATTCTGATTATCTTGCTGAAAAATTAAACGGTAATATTTCTCAAGTTGATTCTATTTCAGAGAAATTTAATTTTAATGGATCTTCTTCTAATAATAACAACTTAAGAAGAAGCGCTGAAGTAGCATCTCGTGGTGATTTAAATGAATCTGGATTTGCTGGAGATTATTCTTCAATCTCTAACAAGATAGATTCTTTAATTGAATCGGTTAAAACACAAAAAACCGAACAAAACATAAATGAGGCTGCGAAGAAATTCCAGTCAACTGCTCAAACACAAAAAGCAGATGAGATTCTAAATGAATCTGAAAGAACACAAACTGGTTACAAGTTTATCGACCAAATGCCAGAGTCTTTTTCCCCGATTTGGGAGTCTTTAAATGAAGGACAGAAGCAATCTATTATTGCACAATCTGCCTTTTATAACTTAGATACCCCATATCAGATTAAGAACTTCTGGGCTACTCGGACTTTAGGCTTGAATAGTATTGGTCTTCAAAAGATGAATGAGAATCAACAAAACACAGAGTCTGTAAAGAATGAACTCCCCGTTAAAGGATACTCAAATGATTATCTGAATTGGGTAGCTAAATCTTTAGAAGGCAAGTTCTAAAAAAATTAAAAAAAAATAAACAATACAAAAAATGAAACTGATTAATGAAGCAGAAATCTTCGATACCTGGGCTCCTATCATTGAGCAAAAAGCAGGTATCGCTGATGTTGAAAAGAAGACATGGTTGAGCAAATACTGCCACTACCATTCTTTGAATGAGTCTGCTGGTGCATACCAGTCGCTCAATGTTGTAAACGGTATGGGAGCAGTTGTACCTCCAACCTTCCCAACTAGCACTAACGCTAATGCTGGTTTTTACAACACATCTTGGCAAGGATCTGGCGATAAATTTCCTTCACTTCTTCCCTTGGCAATTCAGGTTGCTGCGAAGACGGTTGGATTTGACATCGTTCCGGTTATCCCGATGTCTGGACCTACCGGTGTTCTTTCTTACCTAGATTACGTTTATGCTGGTGGTAAGCTTAGCCCAACCTCTGTTGGATCTACTGCAGCTGATGCTTTGGCAGCAGCTCCTGCTATGATTAAGCTCAGACTTACGAGCCCTGCAGCTGGATATCCTGGTGATTTTGCAGTTGGTACAACTTACTACATCACCAATGCTACCTCTGCTGGTGCATACATCACAACCAAATTTGTCGGACTCTCCAGAATCGACGGATTCCCAATCTTTAAGGTTGATGGAATTACAGCGGGGGAATCTGTAGCTGCTGTTGTTGATGGTGGAGCAACTAAAGTAGGTACTTCAATTAACGGATCACAAGCTGGTACTACTACAGCTTCTGCTGAATTGGTTAAGGCCCTCGAGGATCACATCCAAGGATTCTCTGGAGCTGGCTTCCAAAACTCCGATGATTGGCAAGGACCTTTCGTTGATGGTACTAAGACCTACAACCCAATGCTTAGAGCATACGGTGAAAGTAATTACTACCAGTCAATGGGTCTTTCGACTTTCACAAAATTCGTGGAGGCTGATACATTCCAGGTAGCTGCTTCTGTTACCACTGAGCAAATCCAAGACTTGAATAAGCAATTTGGAATTGACGTTATTTCAATGATTGAAAATGCTCTTGTTAACGAAGTTTCACAGGCTATTAATAAGCACATCCTTTCTAGAGCATTTGCCCTTGGATGGTCTAACCACTATGATTTCTTCACTACAGAAGGACAAAACTTGAACCTCAACCTCGTTATCGGTGGTACTGCTGGTTCTTACTCCATTCCTTCTTACGTTGGAAAATCAGACACCGGTTTAACCCTTGCTGGTACTGCTGGTCCTGCTTCAGGAACCTACGAGAACTTGTCTACTCTCCAGAGAAGACTCTTCTCTAGAATTCTTGCTGGAGCAAACGTAGTTGCTAACAGAGGAAGAAGAGGCCCTGCTAACTTTATCGTTACTAACGCTAACGTTGCAAGTGCACTTCAGGACATTTCACAGTTTACTTTTGCTCCTTTCTCTAATACCCTGACCCAGAACAATGGAACTCTTTACCCAGTTGGTTCTCTCGCTGGTATGACTGTTTACGTCGACCAGAACATGAAATTCAACGACAATAGAATTCTCATTGGAAGAAAGGGCGGAGATGATGAGCCAGGTCTCAAGTTTATGCCTTACATGATGGCTGAATCTATTCAGACCATCTCAGAGGGTACGATGTCTCCGAAGATCGCAGTTAAGTCACGTTACGCTCTCGTCGAAGCTGGTTTCCACCCCGAAACCATGTACTTCTGCTTGCACGTCAATGTACCTGCTGGAGGACTTTCCTAATCCTTTAGTTTAAATTGATTTTAGAAACCCTGGGTTAAAAAACCCGGGGTTTCTTTTTGTTTGTAGATATATAAATGAAATAAACCTTTTTTTATTATGAAAAAAATCTTAAGTCATCGCGATTTTTTAATCATAAGGGATCTAACGGAGCCTCTGAATCGCAGTGATGTAAAATATATTAATGAGCAACTAAATGAATCCAGCGGATTGGATTCTATTAAGAATTTCTTATCAAAGAACCTATTAGGTGGTCTCTCCCGCTTAAATATATTAGACGATATTAGAAAAAACAATCTTGCAATAAACAAAGAATTAATTTTAGCGAAGGATAAAATTTCGGATGACATTGATTTTTTGGAATTAAAGCTTGACAAGACCAGGGGATCCGGTGAAAAATCAGCTATTCTTCAAGTACAAAATGAAATGGAAAGAAAGAAAAAAGAATATTCTTCTTTGGTTAAGTTCAAAAAAACACAGATCGAAAAAGGTCTAAAACTTGCTGAAAAAACAATAGGCGATAATGAAAGAAGGAAGGAATATTTTGAGGCGGGATTGGCAGAAGATGCTTCTGAACTAGCCAAATTTGAATATGATAATGCTAAAAAAAGAAGTGAGGATGCGGTAGAGATTAAAAAATTAGAAAAAAGATTAGCATCAGCTCAATCAAAGGCTGAGGAATTAGTTAATAGATTCAAAGCCCAAACTAATAAGAATAAAGAATTGAACATTGACGAAAAAGATCTATCGAATATAATAGAACTGAAGAAGGTAATTAAAGAAAACGATCCGGATACCATTGTGAAGCTTAAGAAAAAAACACAGGATAGGGCTAAAGATCTAAAAAAAGAATTAAAGGACTATTTGGAAGATCTGCTAAAAAAAATTAAACATGTTAATTCTAAAGGTGTTTCTTATAAACAGAGCTATTTCGATCAAGATCTTAAAAAAATATATGGGTTTTCTGAGGAAATTGATTCTTGTGATAATCTGATAAAACTTTATTCTGATTTGGGTAACAGCAGAAAAGAAATCTCGGGTAAAATTAAGGATCAACCCTCTTTGTCTGAATTATTTAAAAAGATCAATAAAGCGGTTTCTGATGATAAGAATTTAACAAGTGAAATGCTACTATTGGAGATTTATCCAGTTCCTGATGTACAACAGGTTGAATCCGCTATAAAAAAAATTAAATAAGATGATTTTAAGATTTTCTGAATGGGATAATAGATCTGTAAACGAGTCCAGTTCTATGGATAAGATTATGAACTGGCTCAGTTCTAATTTTGGCGGATCTATTTCTAAAATAGATAATCTTCTGTCGAAAATTAATACGATAGAAACGAAATATATTAAAGATTGGAACGAGATTCAAACCGAGATAGATGCTTTGGATATCCAAAAAGGTCAGACAAAAAATGATGCAGCGGAGTATAAAAAATTGGAGAGAATGATAGACAGAAATAGAGGTTTAATCTCTGCTCTGAATAAGAAAAAGGCGGCTGAAATAGCTAAAATAGATAATAAGGTAGAAGAAATAGTTGGAGAAAATTCTAAATTAATTTCTTACTGGAATTCTAAAAAATCTAGGTTAGAAGCAGATTTAGCTGAAAAGATCTACAAGATTTCAAAGGATTTAACGGATGAAACAGTTTCAGATGAACTTTATCGTAAATATAAGAAAGCACTAATTTCTGCAAAAGAAAAAGATGCTAATTTTGTAAAGAAATTTGGGAGACTTGATTTTTCTAAATCAGTAGCAAGAGATGATGAAGAGGAGGTCTATAATTTGGACAGACCTAAATTTTCCTTAGATCCCATTCTAGCCATGAATGCAGCTCAGTTTACTAAATATGTTCAAGGATTAGAAAAATCACAAATTAAAGTCTTAATAAAGGTTTTGATGACAGAGAGAAACGAGAGATACGCATTTATCGATACTGAAAGAGATCGTCTAGAAGCTTCGGGAGTTTTAAAAGGATCTGAGAATAAGGATGCAAGTAAAGCATTCAAGGATTTTAGAGAAAATTTAATGAGACAGATCCGTGATCTTAGAACAAAAATTACTATTGCTAGAAGATATGAATAAATTGATTACAAATCTATCAGAATTCAGCATTAACGAGGGAGTTAATGAAGATTTAGCAAAGGCTAAAGCTGATGTTAATTTAAAATTTTCAGAAATTTCAGCCGAATCTGCAGTGGAAAAAAAAGCAACAACGACCTCTGCTAAGGCAGCTTCAATTAAGAAGCAAGCACTTCTCTATGGCCAACTCCCCGCTTTACTGAACAAATTGGCTTTGGCTATGGAGGCTAAGGATAAATCCGGGGATAAGACAAATATTTATTGAATAAAAAAATGAGAACCGATTATTTAAGAAACAATCCTGCTGCTAGATCTATTTTTTCTAGTTCTTTTATGCTCAATGAGAGTTCTGAAGCTATCGATCTTTCTAAAAAGTCGGCAGAGATTCTAGCTGGAATATTTAAGAAAATAGTCTTTGATTTAGCTCCGGATAAAAATAGAAATCCGGAATCTTTTAGCAAAAAAGTCGAAGTTATTAAGGGATCCCCCAAGTTTAAAAATCTGCTGGCTAAGCTAAAAGATATTGCTTCTGAAACTGAGGTTGTAGATCCTGTTTATGCAGAAAACAAACAGCTTTATCTTCAGGCCATGAAAGAAACGGGGGAAACTATTTCCAGGATGATTGAAATTGATTCTTCCCTAGAGGCTAAAACTATTGAAATTCTGGAAAAAATTCTTGAAAGAATTTTAGTTGGAATAAATTTGATTGCAAAGTCACAACTGAATGAGAGTTTAGGAATTGGCCATAGCGGAAGATACAATAGGTTAAAAAAAATTCTAACATCTCTGATTATAGATTCCAAGGGCAAAGATGCCAAATCTGGATATGGAAGGGATTGGCAAAGGATCTTTTCCCAACTTGATCAAAAATTAGATGGATTATCTTTTGATAAGAAAAATGTGGTTTCTGATTCAGATAGAAAAGAGCTTTTGGACTTAGAGAAAAAAGTGGATAATCTATCTCAGGAGTATCACAATTATATAGTTAAGTCATCTGAACTCATTATGCAGAAGATCCAGAAAAATGAGGATCTTATGAAAAAAATGGGGGATGTCAATGATCTTTTAACTCAAGCTTTAGATTCTTATACCAAAGCATATACTCAGGAAGGTATAATTCAGTCCAAAATGAGAGATGATATGGATGAAAAAGAATCTAAGATGAATGATCGGGTTTTTCCTTTGAAGATGGGAGATAAAGATTCAGATGCCAGATTAAAAAATTCAGATCTTATAAAATCGATTCAAAAGGCTTTAATCGATGCTTATGCACCAATTAAAAGCATCTTAAATCCATCAGGTGGAGCTAATGGTAAATTTGAATCTTCTACCTCTGTTGCTATAAAATCCATACAAAGTGTTATGGGCAATAAGAATTCTAACGGAGAAGTTGATAGATCCTTTGTTGATTCAATTCTTAAGCTAGACCAGGTTTCTGGTGATGATAAACAGGGGATAAAGGATTCCCTTGAAAAACTGAGATCTTCTTATGCTAATTTGTCGGAGTCCTTTGTTTTAAATGTCGATTCATTTATGAGAACGTTTGAAAATAAAACTTATTTGGATCCTGAAAAAATAGAAAATGAGATTAAAAAATACCAGGATGAGCTTGGCACTTTTAACGAAGAAAGCAGCAAGCCCTCCGATTCGTTGCTTGCAGAAAAGCTGGCAAAATCTTTAAGAGTAAAGGGATATAATAAAAACGCAGAGGCTGAGGATTTCTTGAGAGAAGATGGAAGTCTTAAAGGATCATATCCTGCGGATTTTGTCACAGCTTGGACTGATACTGTAAACAATGACAAGGAGTTTGCCTACTTCTTTATTGCGGATGAAAAGGGACCTGGATCTTTATATCCCACCAAAAAATTGACATCTAATGTTAACAAGCCTTTAAACTGGGCTAAATACTCTTCTATGATTGGTACGGAAGAAGATGATGTCAAAGATTATGGCAATCTTTACACCTCATATTACAAGAATTTTTGCGGTGTTGATAAGGAAACTAAATGTAAACCCATCGATGGAGTCTTTGGAAAAAATGCAGATCTTGCAAAAAGCCATTTGAAAGAGATGGAATCACCATATCGATCCTGTCATGATTCTCTGAAGCCTGCTTCGGATCACATTCAAAGAGGATTTATTCCCCCGAAATCTTTAGATTCCATTTGCTCTTCCGTTCATGGAATTTGCGGGGATGATATTCACTTGGACAAACTTTCCCCCTCCGAGCAAAGATTTCTCTATAATAATATTGTTTTTCTTTCTCCTTTAGTTTCTTATGATAAGAAAAAAGAAAAATGGGGATGTGCATTAGAAATGATGCTTGAAAAATTTGGAATTGAAACTCAGGAGATTCTCGAAAAGATGACAAAAAATCCCATGTTTAAATCTGGATCTTCGATGGTTCAGGAGTCAATGTGTTCACTCTCTCCCGTTAAAGAAGATGCGAATAATTCTCAATGTATGGAATGCTGGGACATGGATGGAGATATGGGGGATCAACACACCTCTAGAGTTTATCAGACTGTTAAAAAAATCCCAGCCATTCTCAAGAGCAAAAAGAATCATCTGAAAAGGATGTCAATCATAGATAAAGACTCAATATCAGGAGATCTGGGTAATTCTATTTTTATTATTGAGCCGAAAAAATCTTAAATGGCCCCATACTAATTTTAAAAAAGCAGAATTCGTTTCTGCTTTTTTTATGAAATATTTTAGGGGATTTTGATACAAGGATGTGAATTTAAATAGGATGGAGAAAATATACTTTTTAACTTTTTGTACGGAGGGTCCTCCTTTTGACAATGGACTGAATCTATCTCAAAATTCTATCGATCTTAAATCTTTATTCGGGGAATATTTTGACGAGATCTTTATTCACACCCCCAGAACACTTAAATCTATTCCTGGATCTGAGGGATTTTGTAATTCTTATCCCGATGAATTTCCTATGAATCCGGGATTAAGCTCGATAGGATGTGGAGACTTTAAATCATTTCTTATTCACACAACTTTGGAGACAATCCCGGAGGGATCTTTATTAATTTATCACGATTGTAACTTTTCTAAATACCCTCAATATTGGCAAACAGATTGGCCCAAAATAAGAGAGACTGTAAATTTTTTACTTGATTCTAATCAATCAGATTTCTTCTTTCCTTTTGAATATAATGAAGATAGGGTTCCTCTTATATCTATGCATGGAAAAAGATACACTACAGATTTTATTATAGGAGATCCCCAAAAATCTGAAATAGTTTCCAGATGCAGAGAAGTAGCTTCTAGCCGGATTTTCATTCGAAATACTCAAAGGTCCAGATCTTTTTTTAAAGAATATCTGGACCTCTGCTCAAATAAGAATCTTCTAACCAAATTTCCTGATCCAAATCCCTATCCTGATTTTACTCATCTCTGTCCGGAGCAGCAGGTTTTAGGATGCCTTATGTATAAGCACATCCTAGATAAAAATCTGCCTGCAGATTTTCCTAAATATGTTTTTAAGGATCGTCGTCTACGGCTAGAGGATGAATCTGTTTCTGTTTGGCTTAATCATGAATTGTGGAAATCTATCTCTCCTTATGCTGTAAGAATTTAAACAAAAGATTTAATGATCACAATCTTTGAAGGACCCAGAAACTCGGGTAAAACTTTTTTAGTGGATAAATATTCTCTTTTAAAAGCAATTCCTGTTTTTAAATTCGATTTTGCTTTCTGGTTCAATTCTCTTAAATTACCTGATAATGGTGAGAGAACACATGACTTTGCTCTGGGTAAAGAACTTATGCTCCTTCAATTAAATAGGGATGGTATTCTGCCTGATTTTATTTTGGATAGGGGAATTTTAACAGTTCTTACTTGGGGTGTGATGTCGGGCAGAATTTCCGAAGCCAAAGCTTTTTCCGAGCTTCAGATGATCAACCAGCAGGGTCTTTTAAAGAATTGCCAAATTGTTTATGTTACAGGGAATAATCCAAATCAAAACAAAAGGGATAAAGATAATTGGGATTTCAGAGATGGTCTCCAGGATGAGAAAAATATCATGGATGATTTTATTCAGACTCTATCTTCCTCTTATAAAATTAAGGTCAAAGAAATTCAGAACACTTTTGACTACAAGGTCTATAAGCAATTAGAGAATTTATAATATGTGCGGAATATTAATCACTCAAACAGGAACGGAGACTAACCTAAATTCAATTAGTCATCGAGGAATAGAAAGAAATGTAATCTCTAAAAATGAATGGTATTTGTGTCACCACAGACTTCCCATTCAAACTAAGGATGGGGATTCATGGAAACAGCCTTTTGAAATTTCAGAGGGAATATTTCTTCTATTCAATGGTGAAATATTCAACTATGACAGGGAAAGATTTTCGTCAGATAGTGAATATTTGTATCAACTTTTTTCTAGATATAGGGGCGGATCTTTTGAAATGTTTTGCTCCCTCTTTTTGCCTGAAATCCAAACCTGGGATGGTTTTTGGGCAATCGTTATCTATGATGCTACGGATAATAGCGTTATTTGCTTTACCGATCCATTAGGCAAAAAACCTTTATATTACAATAACTTAGGCGAGATCTGTTCTGAGATTAAGGGCTTAACTAGTTCTAATAGCGAGATAGATCAAGTGACTATGGGACAGATTAGAAAGTGGGGATATAACACAAACAATCGAACCACATACCAGGAGGTCAAAAGATTTCTACCAAACACTCTCTATTATTACCAATTAGATTACCCGGAATTTAAAACGGAATATCCCGAATATTATAAGGGATTTGATCATCCTATTTCGGAATTGATCGGGGCAAGCTATGAAGATCACATGGAGTGGCTCTGGGGTAAAATGTTTGAATCTGTTTCAAATCGTCTTATTTCCAAGGATTTCCCCGTCTCTCTTCTTGTTTCCGGGGGACTAGATTCTTCTATTATAGCATCCATTTTGGATCAGATTGGATCTGATGTAAAATGGTTTAGTATTGAAAATGGAGAGACTGAATATGTCAATCTTCTTGCTTCAAGACTTTCCCGAGAGATTACTTTTTTGGATTACTCTATGACAGAGGAGAAAAACTCTGAGATTTACAAAAAATGGAACGAGGGACCTATAGATCTTGGATCTGTTATACCTCAGTACTATCTTTTTGAAGCTGTTAAAAAATTTGGAGGGTATCGAATAGTTCTAAGCGGGGATGGATCAGACGAACTTTTTGGAGGATATAGAAGAATCAACGAGTATGACTCCCAAAAATCAGATATTTTTGACGAGCTGAGCTATTATCATTTGCCTAGACTGGATAAACTTTCAATGGCCCACACTCTTGAGCTACGTAATCCTTTTTTAAATTTAGACATAGTTAGATTTGCTTTACACCTTCCTTTAGAATGGAGAAAGAATAAAAAAATTCTGAAGGATACTTTTGACGTTCTTCTACCCCATGAGATAGTTTATCGTGATAAAGAAGCTCTAAAAAATCCAGATATAAAGATTGACAAGATAAATTATAGACAAAAAGTAGTTGACTCTTTCATGGATTAAATAAATCTATTTTCTTTTGATATATAAGAGAAAAAGATATTCATCTATGATGACTTTTCATGAATTTCGTATAAATAAAAACGGATCCCTTGATATGAATGAGGACTTAAAGGATTTCTTTGGGTCTATTGGATCTGGATTTAGTTCTATTGCAACTTCCATAGGAGATGTTTTTAAGGCTAAGGTTACTGCTTATCTTCTTTCTATGCTAGGAATAAATGAAGATTCTATTTTTAGTAAACTAGTTCAGAATTTTATTGAGCAGATACCAGTAACAGATTATTTCATAATTATCTTCCAGGGTAAAGCTAAAGCTGGATATTTAGCTCCTAAAGCAGCAGACGCAACTATGGAATTTTTAGTAGAAATGGGTCTAGATGGAATAGCTGAAAAATTGGGGATCGATAATAAAGGGCTGATTTATAAAACTATCTCCGAATTATTTAGTAATCAAGTTAAAAGGGAACAATTTAGAAAATCCCTAGAAAAATTTTATTTGGAAGCCTTTACTGGGTTTCAACCAGAATCTCAGGATCAATTTGCTAAAAATCTTACTCCATCAGAAAGGTCTAAAATGGAAAGCGCTCTTCAGTCTAAATCTGGTCAATCTGAAAAATCGGGTAATATGGTGGATGATTTTCTATCTAGATTATCTAGTTTATCTACTGGGGGAGCAAAAGAAGCTAAAGCATTCACTTAATCTTAATTTGTCATGAATATAAACGACGTTTCTAAAAGAGAAATATTAGACTTTGATCAATTCAGAAAAAAAGTCCACGATGAAAATTTTAAACCATTTTCTGAAGAAAATCAGACAAGTACAGAGGGCAGATCTGGATTACATAAGATAAAGAGAGAGCCTGCTTACGATTGGGTTGGATATGCAGATGCTGTTTTTTCACCAGAAAAAGCCGGAATACAGGTTCCAGGATATAATGCTTTTGGCGAAAGAAATTATATTAACGGGGTCGGAAGCACTAATATTGATCCTGGGATGAGAGCCACTATGGACACTTCGGAAAATGAATCTTATGAGTTCTTCATTTCTAGATTAAATGAATTTGATTCCAACAAATTCTAATTGGAATTCGATTATCCTATTTTTACAAATCTTATTTCGGGATAAAGCGCAATGGGTAGCGCATCTGTGAAGTGTGCAGAAATGCAGGTTCGAATCCTGCTATCCTGTCAATTTTAATTGTTATCATGAATATAAAACTGGTTCATATTCTAACGGAGGTAGACACGGAGAGAGAACAGGAATCTATTAAATCCCTTTCTCCTTTGGGAAATATGGGTATTAATTACATTCAACAGATCAATCAAAGATACTCTGGAGAAGATTGGAAAAAAATTCCTGCCGTAACTCAATCACCTTTTACTAATCACGGTCCGGGTCATTATGGAGCATTTCAGTCTTTTAAAAAGGCTATCCTGGATAATTTTACAGAGGACATTGAAGCTTTAGTACTCTGTGAATGTGATTGTATCCTAGTATGTAGCCATGATGAATTTGTGAATAGACTGAAGGAGGGTTTGGAATTTTTGAATGAAAAGAAGGCGCATTATCTTTCTCTTGGATCGAGATACGTTAATGGTCATTTACAATCTCCTTATATAGAGTTTGATCAGGAGAATCTGAATTTCTACATCACTAACAAGATTATCCTGGCCCATTGTGTGGTTATACCCCAAAGTTCTAGACAGATTATTTTAAATGCTTTAGAAAATTTATCTTGGGATAGTCCTGATATTTGGTTTAATGAGGCTTTTTGGTCTAGTGGAAATTCTAGATTTGCAATCATCAAAGAAAGATTAGCAGTTCAACACCAAGGATTTTCACTCATAGATAATGTTTGGAAAGAATCCCAATAAATTTATCTTTGATTCTCCTCGAGGTATATTTTTCTTATGAATAGCTCTTTTGCTATTTTCAAAATCACAGATTCTTTATTGAAATCTTCATATACCTCCATGATCGTGATTACTGGATCCCTTTTATCTTTTAATCCCATGGATTCGATAATTTCATGAACACAGAACTCATAGGATAATATAAAATATGGATTTTTAATTTCTACATATTTTAAAAGGGTTCCACCCTTTGATCCTGAATTTGTTTTCTCTTTTTGCCACCAGTAGGGATAAATTTTATCCGAAGCCATGTTTCGAAAAAGCAAGATCCCATATTCTTGATGATCTGATTTTTTGGCTGTTTGCAGATCATAAGTTCTGATTCTCTTCTCTATATTTTTCCATAACTCCATTCCGAGTTCTGCATACTTGTATAAAATTGAGAGGGAAGATTCGATGATTTTTAGACATTCCTCTTTTTCCTCTGTTGATAAGTTTGCTTCCTGAATGTATTTGTTGATGGCTTCTAATTCTCTGTTTAATTTTTTGGATGAAATTTCATTTCCTTCCTGAATTAGAATTCTAGAATAGGTGAGTTCCTTGATCATAGAAAAAATTCTTTTAATCGGATAGTAAATGTCTTCGTCGTAAATATCCTGATTAACACTCTTTAGAAAGTCAAGCAGCAGATATTGCTTATGTTCTTGATCAATAGGATTTTCGATAAACCATGTTGCTTTTAAATCCTTCATGGTACGCATATTTTATTTTATATATTCAGATTTAGAAAATCCGATTTGGAAAGAAATAGTATTTTTTTATTGGATATATAGGCAGTAAAATACCCGATTTTTGATGGCTAGAATTCAGGACTATAATTCATACAGCGTTTCTAAAAATAAAAACTTTTCGAGTGATCACACTTTTTTTTGTGATCTTTCTTTTTTGGATGTTGAATTGTCAAATAGACCTCCCGAATTGACTGACGTCGATGACCTTAAGTGTGAGATTGAATATCAAGTTAGTATTCAAAGATCCAAAGAGGGAATTCAGGACTTATCCTTCAAAATATCGAATATAGAAATTGAAATTTATTGTGATCAATATCCAGATCCACCAAAAGAGTTTGAGTTTGATATAGTTCCAGGCGAGAATATTGATCCATCTTTGGTTTTGTGCAAAAAGGGGGAAAGAATTATTCCAAGCAATCCCGTTTCACTGTCTATTGATATGAAAAAATCAATGAATCCAAAAGATTTTTATATAGTCGTATTTTTCGGGGAAAATGAGTAACAAAGCAGTTAACTTTTTAAATTTTAAGAAAAAAGAATCACTAGGTTCTTTTTCGAAAAAGGAAGCCGGGATATTAGGTCCATTTATTGATGGCACCCTGAAGATCAAGGTCTCCAAAAATGGGAACAATGACCGCATTTCTTTAGACGAGGATGATGAAAATGTGACCTTTAATTTTAAGGATCAAAAAATATCAATTCCTTCTAAATGCATATCTAAAAAAGATCTAGATTCCAAAAGTGTAATCACAGTAAAAACCGATATGAATTGGTTTAATGACGATCGGAACTCTGCATTATTTGAGGATTTCATTGATTATTATCTGACTTCTAAAATTTCTAAAATTCAGGATCCGCTCAGTCAAATTTCGGACGATCTAGAAATTTTACTGGATACACTAGGTCTAGATTCAAGGGTAAAAAAAATCCATAGACTCGGACAAAAGTCCTATGAATGCGAGTTGGAAAATGGGTATTTTGTGGAGATACTGAAGAAAGATGATCTTAATCTGTTTAAGAAAATTTCTTTTTTCAAAAAGGACTCTGATGTTCATCCATGTCTCGTAATCAATAAAACAGGAGGGGATTTTTTATGTAAATATAAAACCCAACATTGTAAGTATGAGGCTTCTCATGACTCGATAGGGGATATGCTATCTTCACCCATGGACTCTTATCTCGTTCAGGTTTGTTTAGGTTTAGATACGGAACCAGGCCAGAAAAAATTGGTGGATTATCTGCTGAAATCATTGAAATATCACACCTGGAAGGATAATTCAAATTCTAAAGAAGATATACAGAAAAATAAAAAAGAGCATCTGGAAATACTTCAAGTCATGGATGCTTTAAAGAATACTATACCGGTAAAACACATAGAGGAAATGTATTCTGATGCGAGATCTAAATTTTATAAGAGATAAATCGGAACTTAATTTCTTTATCGAATATAAAAGTCTAAATCCCCTGGATACTATTTTACTGAATAGTGACTAAAATATTTCTTAATGTCTCAATTTATGAGATGGTTAAATTCGATTTTCTCTAGAAAAAAAAATATGGAAATAAAGGAAAAAACTTTAGAAGAAATTAAGTCGGATCTCTCCGAAAAAACTTTTCTTTGGATCAAAGGTGAAAGCATGGGATCATCTGAGAAATATAAAGATGTTGAGATTGACGAATCAACGGGTATGACCTATGTTCTTTTCAGGAGTGGTAAAAGGATAAATCTAGACATTCTAGAAGAGTACATGGAACAATACTCGATTCCTATTCCTGATGATATTATCCCAATATCTTCTCCAGCTATTTTACCCAATAATTATTTAATAGAAGAACAAGAAACTAGAAAAAATCATGTTTCCTCTGCTAAAGCTGAGATCAAAGAATCTCCGATATATACACTATTAAAAAAACAAAAATCCAATTGGGTAGAGGTTTCTTTAAATCTAAAAATCAATCTTCCAACGAAGAATCTTTATCAAGTTCTAGTCAGTTCATTTGAAGATGCGGATTCGGAGATAATTGATTATGTAACGGAAGGAATTGATATGGAGGACGTCAGATCTGCTTTGGCTGAGTCAATTGCAGCATATTATGAGAAGAAAAAAACAACCAAAAATATAGCAGAACAAAATGAGTCAACGCAAAATTCTGTATGAGGCGCCAAATATACATTTAATAGAAATCGATAATGAAGTGGGTGTAATGCCTCTCTTTGTCAATGTTGTCATTATGCCTTTTGTTTCTGATGAGGAAGGACTTCCACTTGGAATTGGTGTTTTGAAAGAAAAAAATCCATTCAGGGATGAAGGATATTCTGTTACCCTGATTACAGGAACAACTGAAGACGAAGATCCTGATTTATTGACAACGGCCAAAAGAGAGTTGCTCGAGGAAGCTGGATTCGAGGTTTCTGATAATAAAAGATGGTATTATCTTGGATCTGTAACTTCGTCTAAATTCGTCCAACACGAACAACCTTGCTTTGCGGTTGATGTTACGAATATAGAAAAGAGAGATCCTATTACAGACGGTAGTCAGAAAGAACAGGAGATGGAATTTATGTTTATTCCAGCCAATGATGTCGTAAAAGCTAAAGATATTTTTATCCCTGGTCTCTTCTTAAAACTTTTCAAATATGTTTTGGGGATAGATATACAAAGTACGTCTCCTTCGAAATCAAGTACAATTTAAAAAATTCTAAAATGAGTGAATCTAGAAGACAAAGAAGACAACTTGCTAAAAAGTTGGGGTATTTAGGGAAAGAAGAAACTTTAGATCAGCAGAGGGAAAGATATAGAAGATCCCAAGAGATGGGTAAATATTTACATCTCGGACATTTGGAAAGAATTAAAAATTTAGAACTTGAATCTGAGAGAAAAAATACTGAAAGAATAGAGGGAGAATCTATTTCCGGTCTCATCAACTCTAATGAAAATGTTTCTGGATCTTCTTTTGATTTTTTAGGTTCTAATTATTTACAGAATTCCGATTTACCTCAGGGATCTGATTCTGATAATTTTCTAGATTCTAAAGAAAAGATTGCCTAATAATGGAGGGAGCAAGGGAAATAAGATTTATTCTTACTAATTGCTCCCCGAAAGAGGCTAAGAAAAAACATTGTCCAGAGTCTTCTTTTTTTATAGTAGATATTGGTAAAATTATTAGAGAACTCGGATATAGCTTAGAATTTTTGACATCCGAGTCCGAATTTGTCATAAACTATACAGTTCAGAGGAAAATTATACAAGGAATATATAGTACTAAAACTCAAGATATTTTGGTGGTCTATAAGAATATTTCTTCTTCTTTCATTGAAAATCTAAGGTATTTCTTAGACAATGAAATAGAAGAAAAAATAGACTATACCATCCATATTGATGAAAAATAGTACTGTTATTTCATGTCATCCGAAACATTTACGAATACTAATTCACCTACTTCCGCCGAAGTTGAAAGAAACATAAGGGAAAATCAGGCAGAAAAAACTTTCTCACTAGGTGAAGTAGGAAGACAGCAAGGAGCGGATAATCTGATTTCTGCTAGATCTAATTTAGGATCTGCCATTCCGTTAACTGTCCCAACTGCAAGAACTCTTTTTTATAGAGGAGGTTTTTATCAAGATGGGCAGGACAAATATGGTCAGTTTTTATTTTATTCCTTAAGAAATCCTTCCGGAAATAATTTTACTGACCTGTATTATAAATCGGAAAGAACTGATTTTAATACAGGAATTTCATCCTTTAAATCGAAAAATCCAAGTGCTGGATCCCTGGTTAAATATTCTAATGAAGCTATAGAAGCAGCAGAAGGCGGAGGGAGTAGTGAGTCTGCATCATTTCAGACTTCTCAAATTTTGGGAGGTGCTTCTGCTCCCTATACATGGGGTGATTTTTTATATTGTAAATATTATGGAACTATCCCCAATAATTATATGATTACTCTTAGAAGATTTCCCTCTCCCATGAGGGATAATCTTTCTTTGCCCGATGGAGTTATTCAATCTGATTACTTTAAATTTCAGGGAGCGGGTAGGCCTGTTGCCCAAGCTGTTACCTGGTGGGGCGGAGCAACAGATAATTCTTTAAGTGATATTGTAGGATTTTCTACTGGACTTGTGTGGCAGTCAAAAACCCAGGCTGACTTATTAAAGCAAGAGGGATTTGATCAAGGATTTTTTAAATCGGTTTTGGGCAGAGCATTTACTGGACTTTCAGAACAAGCGGGAGCTGGTGAACTCTTAGCACTTCTAGGGAACACCGCCAATATTGCAGTTCAAGCTAGTCAAACTGGATTAGAAGAGGTCACTATTCCTAAGATCAATTTTGCTCTCCGTGATAAAATGACTCAGCCAGGAGGGCCTCTTTCTGATTTTATTTTTGTTTCTGTTGATACTGTGGATAAAACTTACATTAGAGGCAGGGGATTAACCTTTAATATAGATAAAGCTATCGATATTAAATTTCACTATGAATTAACCTCTGTTGGGGAGGTTAATACCAAAGCAGCAATGTTTGATATTATAGCAAATCTGTTAGCTTTAGGTACCAATTATGGAAATTTCTTGACCCCTGAAATAAGATATGATAACAAATTCCCTGCAATTGGATTCCCGGGAGGGGATGACGGTTTAAAAAGATTCTTTACAGATCCTATCGGTTGGACCAAAACCGCTATTCAATTTTTAGCAGATCCGAGTGGAACCACTATGAATAATCCGGTTTCTCAGGACCTTAAGGAAACTCAAGATTCTATCGAAAGAGCAGTTCAGGATCTTGCTTCTGTTATAGAACAGTTCCAGAAAGGAGATTTAAAAGCAATCGCTGCTGATGCTGAGGGAGCAGCTTCTAATGTATTGGCTGCTGCTCTAGCGGATGACTTAATACAAGACATTAGACTCCCACTTTCTCTTTATACTGGTGCTCCTGTTGGTGAATGGCATCTGGTTGTTGGTAATCCTTTAAATCCTGTTGCTATGATAGGTAATCTGATTTGCGATAGCGTTTCTATTGAATTTGGAGAAGTTCTTGGGCCTGATGATTTTCCGACTGAACTTGTTGCCACTTTTAGTCTCAAACACGGAAGAGATCGGGATAAGGGGGAGATTGAATCGATTTTTAACAGAGGTCAACAAAGACTTTATCAAAGTTCTCTTCCGACTTATTCGTCTAATCAATCCACTTCTGCTCTTGCAAACACGGATGGATCTTCTGCTGCTGTTAATCCTGATGATTCTACCCAAACAAGTCCTTTAGAGAATCTTCAGCAGCAAACGAGTGTTATAGTTCAATAATAAAAACAGAAATGCTACAAATAGATACAATTTCTAAAAACAAGGGTATATTTAATCCTGATACCCAGCTTCAGTCCAGAAATATTGGTATCTGGGATCTTACTAAATCCAGCTTAACCTATACCGGGGTAATTCAAAAAATTAGAAATTATAAAATAGTTGCGGAGGAATTTTCTATGAGACCTGATAGATTGGCCTATCTTTCTTATGGTGAAATATCCTATACCGGATCTTTTATGAAATTCAATGGAATTTCAAATCCCTTTGCGGTAGGAGAGGGAGATATAGCAGTTTTTCCTCTCAAGGAAACCCTGGATAGTGCGGTGACTCAGAAAGCCAAACTTATCCAGAAAGAATCTGGAACATCTAATCCTAACACTCAATTTAGAAAATCTCAAGAGCAAAGAAAGTTTAAAACTAGTGAATCGAGATCCAAATTCATTGAAATGACAGCTAAAGCTAAGAATTTGCCACCCCAAATTCTGCCTCCTAACTTAATGCAAGAAGGAGAAAGACAAACAGTTAGAACTAGATCTGTTATAGCTCTAGCCCCAGATGTCAGTAATGCTACTCCAAACCCAAATGCTAATCTATAATTAAAATGCCTTCTGACCAGATCATCATAAATAACTTTGCCCGAACTAGCATTAGATTAGATGAGCTGGTTGTTCCGAATAGAAGTGGGGATGCTAATCGGGATCAGCCTTTATTGCAAGATGCGGACGAGAAATCTTTCGGGGCCTATACTCCGGTGGTTTTTGTCAATGGATATTATGTCCAAAAATACCTATCTTTTTTCTCCCTAGACATGACTGGAATTATTCCAGTTCTAAGATTTAATTTCACTATGGGAGATCCTCTATTTATTAGTGTTAATTATCCAAAAGATGGGGATATTGTTTCTGTTTATCTAAGATCATGGGTAGAAGTATATAAGCCTCTTCGTATGGATTTCAACATTCTCTCTGTTAAATCCGGACAATCTGCCGATCCAGAGGGCAATGGGATACAATTCAGCATTTTGGCAGAAACTAGAATACCTGGTCTTTATTCTGAAATATCTAAAGCATTTAGAGGAAAGACTTCCTATGATACCCTATTTGAGGTTTCTCAAGAATTAAATCTCGGTTTCTCTTCGAATGAACAGAATCTGAATGACTCTATGACGTGGATTTGTCCGAACCTCTCGTATTACGATTTTATTAAGGAAGTTGCTAGTAGATCTTATAAAGACGATCGAAGTTTTTTTAAAGTCTGGATAGATCCCTATTATAATTTGAATTTCGTAAATCTGGAAAATCAGTTGACTGCTACTGACTATGTACAGCAGGTAAAAGTCATTCGAGGAATGTCTACGAATACTGCTAACGATACCAAATTCCAAGGAATAGAACTTGAAATGCAGGAAATGCCTTTGGTGCTAACGAACCAAAAAGGTAGTCAGGATATTCCGCTTTATATTTCGAATTATACATTAGTATCAAACGCAGGAAACGTTGTTAATAATAGGGGATACATCCAGGAAGTTCAGTTTTATGACAGCGGACTAAATACGGAGAATTATAGTGAGAAATACATCAGATATACAATTGAAAGTACAACAACAGAAAATCTGAGAGAAAATCAGATTCTTCAGAAGGGAAGACCTAAAGAGGATCTTTATAGGCAAGAAATACGAAAAAATTGGTACGGAACTCTAAACAGCAGTGATTCCGGTAGGGGAGGGGTTCATGAAAATTTCATTCAGGCTTTAATCCAGAATGAAATAAATAATGAGGAGATCACAAAATTTACTCTGAGAGTTCAAACTAGGCCTTATTATGCTGGTTTTTACAGGGGTCAGGCAATTCCTGTTTTAATCTATGTCAATGACCAGGGAATAAGAAAAAATAATGCTGGTACTTCAAATGATGAAAAAATAGAGGAAGAGATAAATCCGGTACTGGATCAATTTCTTTCGGGGATTTACATTTTGGATGGAATAGAGGTTAATTATGAAAGATATGGCGGAATTTATCAGGTTTTGCATCTTCGAAAAAGAGAATGGACTCTGAATAGTGCAGGAACATTCCCGAAATCTTTCCCATTAAATCTTTATTCCGGATAAATACAAAAATAATTATTCTAAAGTTGATACAAGCAACAGATAGAGAAAGGAGTCTATTCCTTAAAGGATTTAAGCTTTCTAATTCGGGCAAAAATGAGGATCCAACTTATCTTGGATTTAAAATAATGTTTGATTTTGGAAATCTCACGGTTGATCCAAATTATGGATGGGCTCCTAGTCCTTTATTGAAAAGAGAAAATTACTCTATAGATAACTCATCAATGGCTGAAAGTATCAATAATCCCTTTGGTCAGCCACAATATGCTGCTTCAAACCCGCAATTAATGTACTATTCTGCTTATAATTATTTGCTACAAAGAGAAGGGTCTTTTGATGCTGAGAATAATAGGACAAAGAGAGCAAATGCTATTCTACAATTTACTAAACTTTTACAAGAAATAAATGCCAATTCGCCTTGGTTTTTTCAGTCAATCGATGGACTTGATAAATTGTCCCAAGTTTCCAGATCTGGATTTCAAACATCAAATCAATTCGATGCTTTTGATACCCAAAGAACAGCAGAAAAATATCTAAATATTAAAACTTTAGAATCTATAAACCTTAGAATTTCTGCTTTAGCTGAATTGTATAATCAGGCCACCTTTGATTATGATAATATGAGATGGCTAGTCCCGAGAAATTTGAGGAAGTTCACGATGTGGATTTTTGTTACAGAAATTAGGAATTTTTTCAAGACCAGCAGACTGATAAATTCAAGTACTACATTAACCGCTATCGATAGTCTTTCTAACCTATTACAAACTAACAATAATGCAGGGAGCAGTATCGGAAGCGGACTATCCTCTTTGACCTCTGATCCTGTTGGTGGCAGTGATTCAGGGAGGGGCAACTCTTTCTCTAGTTTTACGAACAATATTTTGGGTCAATCTGGAATTTCAAACGACATCGCTGCTCTTTCAAACCAAACAGATCAGCTGGGCATCAAACCTGTTATGATCTATGAATGCCAACAGTGTGAATTTGATTTTAGCGAAACCACCCCGATAAAATCAACGATTGATATGGGATCTTCCTCAGCAGAACCTGAAACTAATCAGTTCAGAATATATGTCGGGAAAGTAAGGACTAAATCCCAATATCCCAACATTAGAGGTGACGGTAAACCCCTCATTTTAGCTGACGGATACGATCAAAATAGATCTTCTTTACAGGACCTTGGAGCTTCTGATGCTTTAAGTCTCGAACAGCTTCTGGGAAACGCTGGACAACTTTTAACTAACGTTGTTTCAAATGCTGTTTCTGATCTTGTTAACGAAGGGATAAGATCTCTGTCTGATCGATTTTTAAGCGGACTGGATCAAAGTTTATTGGGAAACATATATTCATTTAATCCAACCCAATTAGCTAGATTTACTAATGAAAGCGGTAAACTTGGTTTTAATAATCTTGAAAACTTTTTGAATGGAGCAGCTGAAACTGGGATAGACAATATTTTTAAAGGAAATCTCCCCAATCCTCAAAAAATGGGACAGGGCGGACCAACGGAAAGAGTTTATCCCCCAGTGGGAGGAAATTCGGATTCATACCCGGGTGTTCCTGGTCCAGATTTAGGAGTTCCGGAAAGAGTTTATCCTATGGTAAAGGCTGATGCTTATCCAAATGTACCTGGATCGGATTTAGGAGTTCCTGACAGGGTTTATCCGACGGTAGAAGATGATTTGTATTCAAATGTTCCTGGGACCGATCTAGGTGTTCCAGATCGGATTTATCCAGAACCAAAAGAAGATGTTTATGTGAATGTTCCTGGATTTGATTTAGGGGTTCCGGATCGGGTTTATCCTCCTTCGAGCGGAGACGCTTACGAAAATGTTCCAGGTCAAGACTTGGGAGTTCCAGACCGTGTTTATCCAGATTTTAATGATGATGTTTACCCGGGTGTTCCTGGGACTGATCTGGGAGTTCCAGACAGGGTTTATCCAGATTTTAATGATGATGTTTACCCGGGTGTGCCCGGTTCAGATTTAGGTGTTCCTACTAGGGAGTATCCCGGTCTTGTTGATGATGTTTATTCAGGTGTTCCTGGAGCTGATTTGGGGGTTCCGTCCCGGGACTATGAATCTATAAAATCTGATGTTTATCCAGATGTTCCCGGAGCTGATCTAGGGGTTCCTATTCGACAGTATCCATCTTTAGATTCTGATCTATATCGGGAAGTTCCTGGGGATGATCTAGGGGTACCTAATAGGACATATCCGGTTTTTAATTCCACTGTTTATGATAATTCTCCAAATCAAAATACGCAAGCACCAAATTCATTATCAAACGAATTTCCTTCGAGATTAGAAGATTTTTCGCCTAAATTAGAAGCTTCTAAAGTTTATGAGCAATCTACCCAGATTGAATCACGGGGAGAATTAAGAAATAGAGAAAATAATTTCGATCAATCCCCGGGTAATGTTTATGTGGATCAAAATAGGCAAAAGAAACCTCAAAATTTGGGAAATGTTTTTCCCTTAACATCCGGAGATTTTATAATGGAATCCCCCCTAAATCTAGGAAATTCTAAACCTTCGGATAAATATAACATCAGTTTGGGTGATTTCAATCCAGATGATTATGAAGTCTAACTATGGCATCACCAAAAATTTATCTCGGAGAGGTTGTTGATATAAACGATCCCAAGAAAGAGGGTAGGGCAAGGGTTAGAGTCTTTGGTCTTTTTGATGGTATCGAGAATGAAGACATTCCTTGGTCTACCCAGGTTAAACCCCCTTCTTTTGGTAGACTGGGGGGTGGTAATATCTCTATCCCCAAGCTCGGATCTATAGTAGGATTAGAATTTAATGGACAGAATTATTATAACTCATACTACTATTCAGATTTTGAGACATCCCCTGATTTAAAAGAAGAGATTGCTGATTCTTATGAAGGTGCTCATTCTTTGATCTATGATAATACGGCAGAGCCAGGTTCTCTTCAAATTTTTTACACTAAAAAAAAGGGTCTGAATCTAATTCTAGGTGATGCTAAAATACAGCTGGATACCCAAGATGGTGGAGCTCTAAGAATAGTGGTTCAAATGGGAAATGACCAAATTCGAATGGAGAATAATAAGGTCATAATTAATTCTAATAATATAGAACTGGGGGAAGCTGCTATTGAATCTGTTATCAAAGGAAATACTTTCCAAACTTATTTTAATTCTCATACTCATATAGGAAATTTGGGAGCACCCACATCTCCCCCTGTAATTCCATCAGATCCATCCCATCTGTCTAATGTTTCAAAAACAAGATAAATCATGGGATTGTTACCTGATAAAATACTAGAAGATGAAGAAATTGGAGCATTTATAGATCGAACAAACTCTACCTCTGGGGAGATTGTTAGTGATTCGAAATTCAAAATTCCAAACCAAAATCTTTTCGGGCTGGGACTTTTGGTAAAGTTGCAAATTAAAATACTAGAAAAATCTTTATCCTCCTTATTTGCTCCTATTTTTATTGGTAAAAAGGCTCTTGGTGGGGAAGGACTAGATGAAATTCGAACGGCTTTTAATTCGATAAAAACCATATTCAGTAGTCCTTTACAGTTCTTATTGGATGAGGGGTTTAACTCAACATTAAAAGAATTCCCGTTTCCTTTAGAATTGAGAATTGGTGAATCCTCTGGGGATGTGGATAGACTTAAAAGTCTCATTGATAATTCAGGACCGGATCCCATTGATTCCACTCTGGAAAGATATAATTACGAGACGATTTTTCTCTCCTCGTCTTCACCCGAGAAAGGTCAGATCACTACAAATTCTTCTTCTCTAGCAACGATTAGGACGATAAGGGTCAGTACAGTAACAGAAAATTCTGACCCTAATTTTTCTTTATCCCTGCTAAAAATAGGTGATAATCTGGATATAACAGATGGTCCTAATTATGGATCTTTTAGAGTCACTTCAATAAGAAAAATAAAGGGAACCCCCGATTATTATGAATTTGGACTGACTCTTCTTTCTTTAAGTTTTGAAGAATCCAATTCATCTGGATCTGTTACAATCCCAAATTTTTCCAATGTTGAAATTCGGACTTCTAGAAGATTGATACTCCGGAATTTCATCAAAGATGGGTCCTTGATTATACCTTTCTCTGTGCTTGGACTTAATTTTCCCCTTCTGTCTAGAATTAATTTGGTTATTGGGGATTTTTCTAAAGTTTCTCCTGACTCCCCAACTGCCAAATATCTGCAAGAATTGGGAGCACAATCTGGATTGGACTTCAGCGAAATTCTTTCTGGAATTCTAGAAGGCAAATTTCCTAAAATAGATTTTAAAGAGACCCAAGAAAATCCAGACAGCCAGCAGGGGAAGAGAGAACAAAGAAAAGAAGATTTGGTTTCTTTCGCCAGACTAATTCAGATCGGAGCAGAAAATCCATTTTTTTTGATCAAGATCATCCTTAATATTTTAAAACTCTTATTGCTTCCCGTTCATGTTTTTCTTTCTTCCTTGGCTGGACTTGCAAAAAAAATAACCAATCCTATTGGTCTTATCCGAATTGTAATTCTAGGAATAACGAATCCCATTAAACTTTTTTGTGATCTGATTTCAGAAGCAATTCTTGAATTCATAGAACCTTATATTGCTCAATTTATCACTCCGATTATGCCATACTCAGAGGCAAAACAGGATCCGATTGATCCAGGTAGAGGATTGAGACCATTAATCAGTGATATGGTTTGTGGTAAGTTTTCTAGGGATCTAAAAAAATTCACACCTAGCAAAGATTTTTTAGATTCTATTCGGACTGAATTGAATCAAGCAGGGCAGGGAGATCAGATTGATAAAATTCCTCTTTCTTTTCCATACGATTTTATTGGAAGTCTAGAAATTCCAGAAGCTGGACAATTAACAGCAGATTCGAGTAATATTGATTCAATTACTCGAATCCGGGTATCTTATAAGACAGGGAATGTATCGAATGCTTTGGCACCGTTGGTTAACGTTACGGTCGGAGAAATAATTACTCTTTTCGTTGGAGAAAGATTCCAAAAATTTAGAATTACCTACAAAAGAATAGACCAAGATTTTATTGAATATGGTGTTTTAAAACAAATTACGGAAACCGGGGAAGATCAGATCTCTAATGAAGAGAGAGCCGTTCGTGGAATCAATATTGCTAGATTCTCTTCTCAATTGACTGTGAATAACCAAAACAAGACACCATTATTTATTTTAGAAAAATATTTACCCCTCAAACTTATTATAATATGGGAATCTATAAAAGGGATATTAGCTATTTTCGGCGCTTTGGCTATTCAGATTCCTTCTATTTTTCCCGCTATCATTAGAAGTCTATTTGGACTAAACAAATTGGATTTAAATCAAAGAGTAGATAAAATCAAGAAGGGCGAAGACATTGGTGAATCTCCTGATGTATCTGTTGATTCTCTGGATGAAATTTTAGATCTTGCTTCAAGATCATGGGCTTATGAGTCCACTGTAAAGGATTTTGCAACACCCGAGTTTAATGAGGGGATTAGAGAAGCTTTTAACTCGATACTCAATGATGATGAATCTCCGATAGAGACTTTATTCTATGATTTAGATTCGCAGCTTCAAGAACTAGGATTGGACAGATCAGTGTTCAAAGAAAAATTATCCTCTGAAAATTTAGGCGGAGCTGATCTGGGTAAAAATTTCTTGTATAACAGAGAAGAGGGGGATAATTCCTATAAATTTAGCACTTCCATGCCCAATAAAAATTCTTTTTATTATGGATCTTATTCTGTTAATGAATTGGGGATAAGCACTAAAATTTTACTTTCTGTTCTCTATAAATATAGGAATTTAGACTACTTTTCTTCTGATGAACTGGATACAAACGAAATTGATTTTGTTGTAAGGGGAAAAAATCGGGAGGGTATATCTTCGGACCTTTATTCAGGAAGACTAAGACAAGCACTCTCTAAATATAGAGTGACTACCCAGGGATTCCCTGAGAAAGTTCAGGCTAGAGACCTAAGAATATTAATTAATAGAGAGCTTTGGTTCATAAGAACTTATCTTTTACCCTCTCTAAAGAAATAATTTTTTCCCGGATTATTTCTAAGTTTTGATATATAATAAGCTAACTTTAAAACTTAAATAAATGTCTAATTTTTCAAGCCCAATCGAAGACTTCGATTGGAATCTACTCAATGGTTATGTTGTTAATCGTAAAGTAAAAACCCGGGACGGGTCCAAAGTCTATTGTCATGAGCCTTACGCTCAGGATACTTATAATAAATATATTAATGAAATCGGAGATAGTGATATTTCCAAAGATTTAACTAGTGGGCATTCTTACGAATGTAGAGTTGTTTTTAGCAATGATGAATATGCTATTGCAGAAACAAACGGTGGACAATCGGTTTACATAGATCTCGTAAAAGAGTTTAAAGACGCCAAAAGATTAAGTATTACTGGAATAGATTTTTCGGTTGGTAATGAAATCCACGCCACTGTCAGAAAAGTTATGAGCACCTATTATGGATCTGTTGTAGATGGATTTATTAACAACACTAGAACTGAGTTTTTTGAACAAATAGAAAAAGAAACCCTAGCCTACAAAGCAACTGTAAAATCTGTCAACAAGGGCGGATATATGGTAGAAGTCCAAGGTCTAGAATGCTTTTTGCCCGGATCTCTAGCTGCTGCCAATAAAATCAGCGATTTTGAATCTTATGTGGGAAAAAGTATTTATGTTATGATAGATGGATATGTACCGCAGAAAGATATCTTCGTGGTCTCGTATAAGAAATATCTCCAAAAGATTATGGATGACAAAATCCAGGAATTGGATTTAACTAAAAAATACAAAGGATATGTAACTGGCACATCAGAATTTGGTGTTTTTGTTGAATGGGAGGATGTTTACACAGGATTAATCCATAAGACCGAATTTGAAAATGAGGTTGTGAAGGGATTTAGACCCGGAGATGAAATTGAATTCTACATCAAAGAGGTAAAGGACGATAATAAATTAACTCTCACTTTCGGGGAGCCGATAGAAAAAACAGTAAAACTGTATGATATGAAGAGAGAGATAGAAGAAAGCGGTCCAATATCTTCTATGGCAACTCTGAAGCACAGAAGGAAAAATGGAGCTTTGATTGAGCTAAACGGGATGGGAATTATGGCTGTTATTCCGCAGGCAAGAATGACAAGAGAGCATAAATCGCTTAAAACTGGCGATAAGATTGAAGTTGAAATCTATGAGGTGGATCCAGTAATGGGTAAATTATTTGCAAAACCTAAAGAATAATAAATGGCTGAACGTTCCCATTTCGATAAATCTGGTGCTCTTTCTGATTCTAAAATCGGATTTGAGTTTGAATTTTATTCGGACCTAACTAGAGGCAGAATAACGGAAGGGCTTGAAAAGATTCTAGGTAAAAAGGTAGTTCTGAGTAGCAAATATCACTCTAAAATACCGGTTACTTCTGAGTCTTTTAAACTCGAGCCAGATTATTCGGGTGGTTCTAAAATGAACGAATTTATTACAGGTCCTCTTTCTTATCAGGAGGCTATGCCTATTTTGATTAAAACCTTAAGGTGGATAGATGAAAATGGATGGACCGATGATAAGTGTGCTTTTCAATTTTCCATCAGTTTTGATAGATCAAATAGGGAACTTAAAAGGATGGAAGAATTGGATAAACTCCAATTCATTCTAGGGATCGATGAAGGACTTATTTATTCTAAATTTGGCAATAGAACTAATAACGTTTACGCTAAATCTGTAAAAAAAATAGTCCCAAGAAATAGATTTTCTATCCTAGAAAACATTTCATCCATAGATCCTAGATTATTTAAAGTTCCAGAGGAGAAGTATTACGGTGCTAATTTTTCTAAAATTCCAAAGGGTTATATTGAAATAAGATATCTAGGGGGAAGGGACTATGAGAAAAAGATCTCTGCTATCAGGGAGGTTGTTGATTATGTAGTCCTTTATCTGTACGATCTTCTCTCCAATAGAAGGCCATATAGTAAAGCAGATCTTGAAAAGCTCCAGGAAATGATGAGGGATTACACCAAGGTAGTCCGGAGTTTTTCTGACGTCGAATCATTTTTTACCAATTTTCCTGATTTTCATCTTCTGGTTGATTTAAAAGGATTTGATGAAAATATTAAGACCTATTTTCCTTTTATTAGGGAAAAGGTTTTTGATATCATAGTCGAGGGCAACGTCAAGCATGCTTTTTTTAATTATGACACGAGCAATGGAAGATTCCAGCTCAAAGATGCCAAGTGTAAGGGTGCTTCATTTCTGACAGATCTGGATCTTATTAATTGTAAAATAAAAAATTCTAAGCTTATTAATTGCAATTTATATGGCTGTGAGGTTAGAGATTCTGAAATTCAGGAATCACAGATCATAAATTCTAATAAAGTATTTCACAGTAAGATCCATAATACCAACGCAGATTATGGGAATTTGTTGGAATCTTGCTATATTGATTCTCCCCGAAAAATGATTAATTGTCGGGTTGATGGAGGGGTAATTAGAAAAGCAGATATCGGGAGTAGTGCTGAAGTTAGCAAGGAAACCGAGGAGATTAAGGACTTCAATGAAATTAGGCAAGACCGGTTCATTTCTGATTCTAGACTCAAGGATCTTAACAATCCCATTTCTAGAATTAAATTTAAAAATCAAAATTACTAAGATGACTTTAGAAGAATTGGTACAAGAGATCAAAGACGACATTTCAGCTAGTTGTTCTTTGCCTTATAACTTAAATGATGATGAGATTCATCGTATTGTCAAAAGGGCAAAGCAATACATGTATGATAATTATCAATATGCAGTGGAAGATAGGGTTTTTATTTTGGCCAATAATCTTTTTTCGAATCCAAGTTTTAGAAAAACCCGACAGATTAATCTCCCTGAAAGAATTGTGAGTGTCTATGACGTTAGGGAGGTGAATGGGATGGGGATCTCAGGAAACCCAGATAGGGATTTCGGTGATTCTAAACTTCTAGGATCTGAACTTCTCCTATCCCCTTTTACTGGAGATAATCTTGTTTACCGGACGGTCATGTACTCTTATTTTGATTTAGCTCAAGCCTATCTTCTCCCTACTTACGCTTTTAAGTGGAATAAGAACACCAAGAAACTAACAATTTTGGGAAGAGATCCAAATAGATCTGGATCGACAGGAGTCGGAACGGGGTATGATCAGAATGGAATGGATGTTGCAGTTCGTTGTTTTGTTGCCATTGATGATGATGACCTTTATGATGACGAACTTTTTATCAGATATTGCTTGGCTAAATCCAAGATCAGCCTTTCCAGAGTTCTTAGTGCTTTCAATTATAATTTACCTGGGGGAATCAGTGTTAACACATCTGAACTCCGATCTGACGGAGAAAAGGAGCTGCAAGAAGTGATGGATATGATCAACGGAGAAAACACTCCGTCGTATTTCTTGCAGTGGAATTGATCTCGATATATATTGGGAAATTTTAGATTCCCAATGGTTGAGATTTACAATAAGGACCCAGAAGATTTTAATTACAAACAGGATATTGTAGAGGTCACAAAACCTACTGACGTTTGTATTGGCCAAATTAAAATGATTCTTTTAACCAATAAAGGGGAAGTATTGGGTGATCCTAAATTTGGTTTAAATCTTGACGAATTAGTGTTTTCTATGGATCTTTCAGAAGAAAGCCTAAAAGAAAGAATCAATGACCATCTAAGAATTTATGTTCCCCTTTTTTCACAATTGGGAGGATATTTTGATCTCAAATTTTATCAGGGGGTAAATAGAGATATAGCTTTTTTGGATTTCTATTTACCGGATTATAGCAATGAATCCCCAGCAATTGTTTTGAAACTAAGTTAAAAGAAATGGCGGAAAATATTTTTAAAAAGAACAATATTCTCATAGGAGGTCTCTTAAATGATTCCTACCAGTTTTTACAGCGTACTTATAGTCAGTCCCGTAACGTTTTTACTGTTGCTTCTGCTTGGGGACAAATCCTATTTGTTCTTGAAAATCTTTCCCAGCTTATACTTTATTTTATTGAGGATTCTATCACAGAACTGAATATGCAGGAGGCGACAAGAAGCTATTCTATCAAAAGTTTAGCTAGGATATCTGGATATGATCCAGTTCGGGGTATGTCTGCACAGGGGGAAGTATCCATAGCATGGAATCTAAAGGAGTCTGATGTTGGAGGTGGAGCTGTTGTTTTAAGAGGAACTCCTCGAATTCAATGCCTTCAAAACGGTCTGCCATATACTCTTTTATTGGGATCCCCTTCTGTTAAGGTCCCGCTCAATAGATCATCCTCTTTCAATTTCAAGATAGTTCAGGGTGCATTTGGGTCTGCTACTTTTACTGGAACTGGTAGGGCACTGCAAAGCTATAATCTTCCTTCTAAATCCGGTGCTTTAATAGATCAGTTCTATGTTGATGTTTATGTGAATGGAAACAAATGGAAAAAATACGAATCATTATATGATATTCCTTTAAACAGAGAGGGATATCTAGTTAGATCCGGGATTCAGGAGGGAATAGATATTTACTTCGGAAATTCTAATTTCGGAAAAATTCCCCAGGCGGGATCTAGTATTAGAATAGAATATCTACAGACCTCTGGATTTAGTGGAAATATTCAAAGTAGACCAGATCAAACCCTAACCTACAAATTCTTAGATCCCGGGGAAGATTTATTTGGAAACACTGTTAATCTGGACAATTATTTAAAAGTTTTGGGAGTTCTTGATCCCTCCTTTGGATCTGATCCAGAGCCAATAGAAATCACAAGACTAGTAGCACCCAAAACAAGTAGATCCTTTGTTTTCGCTAATGCGGAAAACTATGAAATATTTCTGCAGAAATTTAATATCTTTTCTCAGATTCAGGCCTTTTCAACTTTTGATGATGAATACCTAGATGATGATAACGTTGTTTACATTTTTCTAGTTCCTGATGTGACCATAAGTATGACCAGCAATCAGGATTATTTTGATATCCCTGAATCTAATTTTCTTTTAACCTCTTCTCAAAAACTTTCGATTCTAAATCTGATAGAGGATTCAGGCAGAATGATAGCGACAACAGTAGTGAAGATCATTGAGCCCGAAATTAGAAGATTTGTAGGAAATGTGGTTATGTCTATTTTCGAAGGATACGATCCAGAATTAGTCAAAGATAAGGTCAGATCTTCTATTTCTGAATATATGCTCAATAATAAAAGAAGGGATCGTATACCAAAATCAGACATCATAGCTATTATAGAATCCATAGAAGGTGTTGACTCTGTTTCTTTTTATTTCATAGGACAAGAGAATGAAAATTATCACACTATAATTGATGGATTGGAGAATGCTAGTAATGAACAGAAGAACAAACAGATTGGATTGGATGATTTTGGTGATGTCATTATTAAAAACGGAGAACTTATCCTGATGAGGGGAGGCTGGGCAGATCGAAATGGTATTTATTACGAGGAAGGAATAGTTTCAGGTAAGCCTTCAGCTCTGAATATTTCCATTGTGTCTATTAATCCCAGAAATTTCTTGAATGAATTAAATTCTGAAACGAAATCAAGACTTATATCGAACAATAGATAACATGAATAGAAACTATAGCCCTTATTTAGAGAAGGAAAAACAGAACTCCTATAATGTTGGAAAAATAGTTTACCGGACATCTACTCCCGTTTTTGAAACGAACAACGATCTTTATCCGACTATTGCTCAGGCAGAGGAAAGATCTTATAATATAGGTTGCAGTGGATATAGAAAAGCAACTATTAATGCAAAGGGAGATATGCTATATGGTCCTTGTTCTTCTGTAAGTGTTTATACTTCGATTATGAAGAGCATAAATGAGAATAATATGGAAAGGAGATATTATCAATTCGATCCCACCGATAATCTATTTGATATTAGAGATTCTGCTTATGATCGAGTTAAGGAGGGTTTTAATTACAAGGAACAAATATTTCCTCGGACCATGTCGAATGTGATTTTTAGGGATCCTAAAAGAACAGAGATCCTATTTTCGCTTCAAAAGATAGTTTTTGCTCTGGTCGAGTCAGTCAAACAGATTAGAAACACTTTCAATTACACAGTTCCTTTTAATAATAAGAGGGTATTTTAATTATGGCAAACAGGAATCTTAAATTTTTCGATAAAAGAGGTCATCCCTTAAATTTTGAATACGTTGGACCCAGTGCAGAGCCACCTCTAACATATACTTTTAATTACGAGAGCTCCTCTTATAGTGCTTCGCCACCCCAGGGTGGAATTTCACTTTATGACATCTCTTCTAATATTATCTATCTGAATAAGAAAGATATGAATGGGTACGATTTGACCCTTTGGGCAAATACGATTAATACCCAGATTTCTCAAGGAGGAAAGATAATTCTGAAGACTACATTTTACCCTGCTAATATTCTGGAAGGTGAAATCTCCTCTATTTCTATCGGTGCTACTATTCTTACAATTAACTTCTCCCGTGTTCTCGGAACAACCATCATTTCCGATGGAAATACCGCATACTTGGAGTGTTTGACCCAAAATCTTCCCGGCGGATATTTTACGGGATCCGTTTTTTTCGAGCCTGTTTCTGCTGGACTTTTTGAAAATGAGCAGATTTTTATTGTTCAGGAATTTAGAGATTCTTCCACTAATAGTCCTTTCGTGGGTTTGCCCCACACGGGTGCAACTGGATCTGCTTCTAATCCTTTATGGAGAACACGGTGGGAAAATCAAACATATGGAAATACCGATGTTTCAAATATTATTTTCACCTACCAAATAGTTGAAAACGATCCTGATTTGAACGGGGATCCTTCGATTAAGAACTATGAAAACATAGCTTTTCCTGTTATTAAAAATCCATCAGATTCCTATTCTTTCGGGTATATTGTTACCCCAGAATCGGCAACTCCTTCTCGGGCTTTGAGTGTAAATGTTGCTCTTGGGGCTCCAGAAATAGCTGCCGAAATCTACGAGAGAAGACTCATAATTGAAGACATTACTTATGATTCCCCTTCCAAGGTTGCTGAGATACTTTTTTATGGACAGGTAATAGGAGAAGACTCAAGACTTGATGTATTGACAAAAAACTTAGGTAGAGCTTTCTTTGGATCTGATTCTCCTATTTTAAGAAATCATGATCCTAACGAGCCACTCCCAAACTATTTAGAGATTAACGAGAAGAGAAAAGAATTAATGGTAGCGGGGGAAGAGATTTTTCCCTATATCGGTAGTTACAAAGGATTAATTGGTGCTCTTAAATTTTTTGGATATCAAGATCTTAGGATTAAGGAGTACTGGCTGAATCTTCAGTTTAATCAAACTCAATTAACTCCTCTGGAGGAGAATAAGATTTTTCTAGATAATTATGATAATAGCATAACTGCTAATCAGTCAGTTCTAATTGCTGATGTCTTAGACAATGAGAACAGTGGAAAATACAGACTGGAGCAAACATATGGGCCAAACGAGGATGGTGAATATATTTTAGACGTTTCGTCTGAAAATACTTTAGTTCCTAGCAGAACCTATAAAAAGACTTCTCTCTTTGGCCTGTATTATGATATCAATAGAACTTCCGATCTTTTAGATGATTATGGATACCCCATAACCCCGGAAGCATTCGCATTTACTCAGGAAGAGGTTCTCCTAAAACTTTTTGCTCTGAAGGAAAGATTGAAAAAATCTTATCTGCCACTAAATGCAAGAATTATTGATATTACAGGGGAAGGAGTTTATTACAACATCTATAATGCGAAGGAATGGACTGATTTTGTTGAGAGATATGATATTACCTCTGGCAATAATATTGATTTTGTCGTAAACCCAGATTTTGGATTTATTGAAGATCTTAGAGCATTTGGAACGAGGACTAGTCCAATTTCTATTCAGGCCCCTATGAATTATGATGATGCTATTGAAATTGGGGTGACTGTTGTTGGTCCTACAGGAGATGCTTTTTTGTTCTCGACTTCTCCTAAATTGAACAGCACCCTTGAATTATCAAGAGGCAAAAAATACATTTTTAACGTTCTAACCAGTGGGTATGATTTTTATATAACCACTGATCCTGGATTAACCCAGGTTGATCCATTGGGGATTTTGAACAATGGAGCCTCCACCGGATCTGTCGTCCTGGATCTGAATCCTCAAGAGCAATCTACTCTGTATTATTATTCATCTATAAATCCTGTGAAATTAACAGGATCTATTAATGTCAATAACGCTCCCATCTCGGATTTTGGCAATATTGTTAATCCCCTCCATAATGGACAGAGATACGATAAGAATCAGAATTTATCCCTCATTAACGCTATCTCTGAATTCTATTATTATAAGGAGAATGGGCTTTTAGAAAATCTGGGGGATAACGTTCAAGATCCTATTTCGGACCTAGATCCAGTTACTGGAGATCCCTATATCAATCCTATCGGAATGCCTTTGGTTTTAGAACTCCAGGTTGACACCTGGGACTGGGCTGAAATGGGCATGAGCTGGGACTCTATGTCTTTGCCTGCTTTTAGCTTCGATAATCAAGCTTTAACTTGGGACTCCATTGATTTTTCGACCTATAATGAAATAGAATGGATCATACAAAAATCACCAACCCAATCCGGCAGTCCATATTATTTCTCATATCGCGGTTATGCTTTTAATTTTTACAAGCTAGCACATTTTTTACCTTATCCTGGTATCTATGATGTAACCTGTTACATCTATGATTCTTTCAATTTTAAAAATAGAAAAATAAGGAAACAGGCTATAAATGTTTCTCCTAGAACAATTCAAATTGATGCCTGGACAAGATATAGAGAAAATGAAAGATACATCTGGGATCAGACTATCCGTTCTTGGGACGATTATGATTCTATTTGGGAATATCCAGCAGAGGGAAAATCATACTCTGATCTAACCAAGGAAATACCTGAGGAAATTCTGGATTTCGCTATTTACGGAAATAACGCAGTGGATGGCCAAAATTTATCAGTTCTTGCCCAAATTCCTTCCGTGGGTGCATCTGGTAACTTTGTTATAGACCAAAATATTCTGACTATAAGCAAGGCGTATTCTAAATTTATATCTGGTGATCAATATGGATTTGCTACCATTCACACCACGGAACCGCATAACTTCATTTCGGGTGAAAATATATTCATAACGGGATCTATCCCGACCCTAAATAAGTCTTGGAAAGTTATAATTCCTGAAGGAGCTACTGGTTACAGTTTTCAGGTTCCTTATGTCATTAATAATGAGATTGGGGTTGGTCTGACCTCTGGAATTTCCTCCATAGTCGGGGGAACTGGATATTACGTCTTGCCTGATCTTTATCCGGATCAAAAAACTACGGGAGGTGGAGGAATATCTGTTTCTGTGGATGGACGAGTGATAGGAGCAACTTCATCCGGATCTAATTTACAGGCAACTGTTAATTCCATTATCGAAGAAATAAATAAGGTCACAACTCAACCTGATTATTTTGCCCAGTCTCTTTCCCCTTCTTCAGATCCTGCTACTATTAATATAGTGGCAGATCCTAGCAGTGGAAGTATTGGAAACGACAAGTCCTTAACTGTTAATTTAACCGGATCTCTAATTTTGGTTTCTAGTGATAGTTTTCTATCGGGTGGAGTTACGGGGGGAACCTCCTATGTCAATTGGGATCCAGCAGAAGGTAATCTGCCGGTTGATAATTTGAAATATTTCGGAACCAAGTTCTTAGACTGGGAGACTTTTACGGATCCATCTTGGGACGAAGCATATGCTCATTCCTGGGATGATTTCGGGTATGAGAGTGGCTGGCTTGGAGGATATGAAATCCACAGTTCTAAGATTGGGGATCATATAAAAATTAGTACCGGGGCTGAAACATTTCCATTTCCAACGGGGGTAACCTTTGGAACTACTGGATCAACTGGTGCTTCTGCTTATCTGGTTTTGGAGTCTGCCGTAGACCAATTAAACAACTCTTCAGATCCCAATATTACTAATTTTTATTATCGGGTTATTCCCTCCACTGCTAGTGCATCCCTCACCACCTCTGCTCCTTTGGATCTAAGTTTTTATGACGTCCCTGCAACAGGGGGAACAGCCCCTATTCCAGCTAGTATTCCTGGTGCACCAGCTCCCTTAGTTGTTTCATTTACTTATGCAACTGGCCCATAATAAACAAACGAAAAATGCCAAATAATATTCAAATCAATCAAGGACAATCTGTTATTTTTCAGGAAACTTCCACTGGGGGTATTGGACCTTATAGTTATGAATGGACATTCGTTGGTGGATCTATTACCTCTGCTACCGGTCCCACTGCTTCTGTTTTTTATAATTATCTAGGAAGTTTTGATGTGACCCTGAAAGTAACAGATTCTGAAAGGGTTTCTAATACTCTGACCCTATCCAATTTGGTTACTGTTGTCCCCGTTTGATGAATTAAAATAAAGAGAAGTTTAACAGCAGATAAATACAGAAAGAAAAATGGCAAACCAAAATTTATTTATTAATCAGGCTTCTCTAGATTCTTTTGGGTCTGTCTGGTGCGTTGGTAGAAATGTAAACAAATTTGATGGAGACAATTGGTTTTATTATAATTCTACTAATTCTGCAGTTCCTAGTAGTTTACCTTATTTTAAAGATACCAGATCAATCTCTATTGATCCTCAAAATAATAAATGGGTTGGATGTGCGGTTACGTCCGGAATTGGACAGGATCTTGTTTTCTATCTGAGCGGAGAGTCTGTAGAAGAGGGTGAATCTTGGGATCTTTCTAATTTTGGATCTCTTTCTTCGATTAGCCCAAATTGGGAGGTCCCAACTATCTATGGATGTCCATACGGGAACGATGTTTTGGCATTTATCTCTCCTTTAAATGGGGGTGGAGGAACCGGAGCAACTGGCGATGTGGGAACAACAGGGGGATACCTCTGGAGATATGATAAATTTTCAAAAAATTGGGAGGAGGTTGTTCAAGACTACACTTGGCCACATATTTATGATATCACTGCTTTGGGTACTTCTAATGGTGACTATGAGTATTATCTGTGTACCTCTGACGGACTACAAATTATTCCAGATGGAAAAATTGATTCATCTGTTCTCTTGGATGGCCTGATTTCTATTCCAAACCTGATTAAAAAAAATACATCTAACTCAGGGATCGGGTCAAATATTGTCTATTCAATTTCTTTTGATGAGAACGCCAATTATTGGCTTGGAACCCAAAACGGATTAGTCTATTGGGATGGTCAAAAATACTATAGATGGGATGTTGGTGGGGGATTAGGGGTAACTAAAGTGGTTGCCCGAAAAAATGGACACGTTTTCTTTAAAATAGGAGATCCAACCCTGGTTACTACGAGTGTTACCGATGGATTCTATCATTTCAACGGGGATACTTTTACGAATTATAATCAATCCAATTCCGATCTTATTGATGATCGGGTAGTTGATCTTATGCTCGTCCAGGAGAAAAGTAATTTCTCAACATCCTCTGCTTATCCAGGGGATCTTTGGATTGTCTCTGGGAATAATCTGGTTCTTTTCGATTACCAGATTCCTCATATTTATGCTACGTCTAAATATGTTGGCTCGACCGGATGGAATTTCGTTTATTATACACCCACCTCAGAAGGTGCAACTACCGATCATGCTAGACTACCTAAGGCCGATAAGTACACCTGGACCTTTCCAACCTGGACCAATCGGGATCTTAATTATCTAATAACTGCCCATCCGGGAATGGACCCAAGAAATCTTTTTTTGGAAACAGATTTCAAAGATATAGCAAATAATCGGGCAGGAGAACAAGCATACTGGAACAACGGACCAGTTATACCTATTGAAGATCAGGATCTTGCTAAGAAGATTCCGTCAAATTCTTGGCTCCAGGATACATCCCCCTTTACGGTGACCTCCACCTGTAAATTCAGGGGATATAATGTAGTAACGGGGTATTCCGATAGTCCTTCCATTGTACTCGGACAATCCTCTAATCTGGAGGAGAGTTACACTTTACTTAATCCCAATCCAACTGATTCTAGTGGATCCCCTAATCCAGTTGGATTCATAGCTTTCTATACAGACGGAGGTCAAGTTTTAGGATGTATTCCTTTTAGGGGAAGTTCTACCTATGTCTTTAAAGCGGTTCCTTCACTGGATGATTCAACCTTGTATGTTGCCGGGGCTTTTAAGAAGTACATAGAGGCCGGAAAATTCGTTTATTCTTCCGAATATCCAGGAGCTCCTGATATGACGGCAACTGGAGTTAGTGGTCCAACCGGTTCTCCGATAGGATTCTCTAATATAGCAACGCCCGGAATTACCAGCAGTTATGACTATCCTTGGATATTAAATGGACCGACCGGAGCAACTAGTGGAATTTATTTACCCGACACTAGTATTCTTGTTGACAGATACGGATTTTTTCTAGCTGAGGTTGATTTCGATCTTGGAAACCAAACTAGTTACGGCGGAATAGATTTTTCCCAGGGTGAAACCCCTCAGTCCTCTTATTGTCTAAAGAATTTTAGATACTTCCCGGGAGCTAGTTCTGTTTATGACCCTAGACCTGGCGTTCCTACTGCAGATTCTCCTAATAAAATTGGATCTGTTGATTTAGCAGTTTCTAAAAACTCTGTCCGCATGACAGTAAACTATAGCGGGGGAATTTCTTTGCTTAAAAACCAATACGGAAACTTTGGCGATATGCCACAATCTCCAGATTTTATTTTTACAAATTTCTTTGGCCCTAATTATACGGACGGCGGGACGGTAATAGATTTAGATTCTTATTTGGATCTTAAAAACGGTGTTTCGATTGGGGATACCGGTCCTAACACTCAGTCTCTTTCGCTGGATAAAATTTCAGGTCTTCCCGATTCTCTAACATATTTACTAACTGGAACTTCAAAATATAATGTGTCATCTCCCGGTATTTCTTTGATCCATCCAAAGCCAGGATATGCAATGCCTTTCTTTATTTTAAACAGTTCTTCTAATTCTGCTCTTGGCGGGTCTTTTATTAAAAATTCGGATAAAAACGCAGTGGGATTTCAAAACTGGAGAAATACAATTTCTCCATTTAAGTCGGGATCTCAATATTATTTAGATTTCTTATACACGGGGAATGCTATTTTTTCAAATTCACCCAATGGCAACATCATTACTTCACCGGGAGCTTCTGGATCTCTAAATCTTGGAACCCTTTCTGTTAAACCAGGTGGTTATTATTCGATTCTTTCCAATTATGAGGTCTTACCTGAATCTTATGAGGATACTTATTATGTGAGTCAAGCCGGATCTAGCGATGCTAATACAGATAATGATTATTACTCTTCTTTTTATTATCCCAAGACTCCGGGCAGCACAGAGAAAGGTCATCTTTTAATCAAAAGAAACGTGACTGGTACCTTTATCGATGATTTTTCTACTTTCCCAGTTAGTTGTTATTCTGTTGATTTTCAAGTAACTGGTTTTAATCCACCAGTAAATGGTGCTATTGCTTATTATTTCTCTCCAGTCAGTGGAGCTATTTTAATTAATGCATCTCAGAGCGGATTGGATATTTCCGGAACTCTTTCTAATATTCCTGCTGCTAGTTTTACTATTTCTATCACAGATTCAGCTGGAAATACCGGGTCTTTTGTGCCTAGCTCTATCAGTAATCTTGGTTCTTTTTTCCAGATAAATTATTTAAATGGATCTGTTACTGGAACCCTTCCGACAAACATGGAGGCGGGTGCTGCTCAGATTTGTTTAACCCCACTGGCTATAGATCAGTTTGGTCTTAAATATCACGTTTCCAGCAATTCTGATTTATTCGTGGCGGGATCTTATTATGGCAATAATGGACCACTAAATCTTCCATATGAGGGTGGAACCGGATCCTTTGTTAGTCTTCTGGAAAGCTATAAACCTCAAACTGGTAAGAGCATGGGAGAAATCATCTCTAGAGCAGGATCTGGAGCATGGACTTGGTTTGATGTTCATAACTCAGAAAGGGATCTTTATGTTCCCATGCTATCGACAGTTTTTTTGAGCAACTACGATTCCAAAATATTTGGTAAAAGAAATAACAGATGGGTTCTTTCTAATTCTAAAACAGGAGAGATCTTGCTAGATGTTAAGAATGTTCCCTATTTTATTTACACTTTTACTAGATCTGGATATTATTCCATTGTTAATTCAGTTGAGGACTCGGCGGGTAATGTTTATGAAATTTCCAAACCCGCCATGATTAAAGTTGTCAATCAATCAATTCCTCTTGCGGACGATCCAAATCCAGAATATGTTAATTCTGCTGATTATGGATATGTAGAAACTAAGGTAGACCGGAATTCAAAATCTTTCCAGCTAGCAGAGGATCTATCTAAAGAACGCCTAGAGATTTTATTCGATAATAGAATTCAATTTGGATCTGGGATATTTATTCCAGATAATCCAGACGCAACTTTCAATCAGTACTAAAAAGAAAATAGCAGCCTCAACACCTCATCTAGAGATTCGTGTCTGTGATTATCTTTTAATCCAATTGTAAAGACATATTTAGATTCTTTGAGCTTGGGGATGTCGTGAATTGCTGAATCGTTTGCAAATTTAAGATCTATCTGCTGTCCGTCTCCACATAGGATCATCCTAGAATTTTTTCCAAGTCTTCCAAGCACCATCCCGAGCTGCTGTTTAGTTAAATTTTGGAATTCGTCAACTATAACAACAGAATTATCAAAAGTCCGACCCCTGAAATGAGTTAAAGACACGAGTTCTATACATTCCTCTTTTTCCATCCGATCCAAAATTTCCGGATTGTCGAAAACCTTTCTCATATTAGATCGAATGGGGACTAGCCAAGGCTCCATTTTTTCTTCCAATGATCCGGGCAAAAACCCGTTGTCTTCATTAGAGACGGTTGGTCGGGTAATGACTATTTTATCAACTTCTCTTTTAAAAAAAGAGTCCAGTGCTATCTGTACAGCCAACAATGTTTTTCCGCTTCCAGTTTTTCCAGTTAGAAAATTAAAGGGGTGGTTTCGGATTTGAGATTTAGCTGATTTTTGTTCTTCTGATAAAACTATTGAAAATTTCATCTCCCCGCGGGGAACTCTTTTTGATTGGTTCTCTGACATGATTTAAGATAGATCTATAATTTGATTTTTTGGGTTCTTTATTCCTTTTCCGTGGCAATTTTCCAATGGAATCCTGAGTGGAAGTCTATGAAGACGGACCAAATTTTGTCCGGACATATTTTGGAGTTTAAAAATGATAAGATATATATTCTAAAATTACAGAAATTAAAAAATTCTTACCAAATGGCGACAGTAAGCACAACGACTATTTTAGGTTCTGATTCTATCTCATCATCTAGGACCACTATTAATTCAAATTTTCTACTACTACAGAATTGGATTAACTCTTACAATAATACTTTTGGTATTGATTCTACCAATGGGATTTTAGATCTATCCTTAGCATCAACCGGAAGAATCTCTGCTAAATCCGGCAAATTTGATTCAATTATCGTTCCTAGCGGAGGAACTGCTCTTGCTCAGATTACTTCATCGGGGGCTGCGAGCTTCCAAAGTCTATCTACTACTACTCTGACCGGAAGCGGAGCTATTAATCTCTCTGGGGCCTTGGCCCAAAGTGGAATCAGCACTTTCACCGGAAATACTAATTTAAATGGTGCTGTTAATCTAAACGGAGCTTTAACCGTTGGTTATTTGGCTGGAAGTTTTAGAAGCAAAAATACCGTTGTTGTTACTGGAGCAACTGCAGGAACACCATTCCCCGTTTCGACATCCGGTGGAGGCGGGATAGCCACTTCCTCAGGTAGTCCTTATGTTATTACTGGGCTAGAGGATGTTATTTATGCTCAGTGCAATCCTGGTTTTTATATGAGCGTAGGAACAACTGGAGCTACCGCTTCTAATATTCCCGACGGATTAAGAATAACAATTGTGAATACTGGAGCTTCTGGAGGTGTTATTAAGACGGGAATTCAAGGATCATCCTATACTGGATTTAATACAATTTCCACATATGGAAAATTCCCTTCTACCGGAATTACAGTAGATGCAGATAGACCTTATCAGTCATCAATACAGCTTCAATGGGAACCTAGAATTGGAAAGGGAACGGGTAACCAAGAAGGATCGTGGGTAGTTTTGGGATCGTCAAATATGTCTTGGTCTTAACAAATAAATTTTAGAGGATGGCAAAAACACCTTTTATAAGACCGCTTCAAATACAGGGAGGAACTTTTTATGCTTTTTCTTCTGCTGCTGAAGACCTGTCTTTTACTTTTAATAATTCGGTTAATAAATTTAAATTCTCTAAATTTGCTTTGCTGAATTTGCCTGAAATTAATTCAGGAGATCCTTTAGGAAATTCAATTAAACTGAATGCTCCCGATAGTGCTTTTTTAGATAAAGCATCTAGTGCGGGAAAAATTATTACAGGTAATGCTAACATTGATTTTTCCCAGAGTTTTCAAAGCTATTGTCTGAATTTAGAAACCACAATTTTAAGTTCTGATGTTTATGATTCGTCATTGAAGCAGAATATTTCCGAAAGAATATTTTTTAAATGGTTAAAGGAAATTGGAGCTATTAGATTCCAACCAGCATCATCTGCTCAGGTTGTCCCCACCTTAGATCAAAACACTGTTACTATTGTCAATTCTCTTCCGGTTACCCAAAAAAGATTTGTTGAGGGCGACCCTATTGGAGGTACAGGATCTTATGGATTATCAGGATCTATCTATAATCGGGTAGTTCAGTACATCGGAAATCTGGATATAGTCAACTCTGTCAAGAACAACAACAATACGTATTCTGAGGTTTATGTTCATGTACCAACAAAGGATGGTAACACCCCTACTGTTTTGTTCAAAAACGTAGTCGATACCAATTATTACCCAGATTATCAGTGGACTAATAATCCATCTGATCCTTTAAACAGAGAATATCTAACAGGAAGAGCATATGATGAATTAAATCCTAGTGGTCTGACTAATCTGGCTATTTTCGACGATGATGTTTTGGGATCTCCCTCTGTTACTTATGAGGATACCTCCGATGGAACAACAGGAGCTGGAAATTGGTATACACCAAGAGATACGGCTAACACATATTTTACTGATGCTTTATTTACGGATCCAACTTCGCTCATCTTATCAAAATCTGTTTCAGGTGCAACTTCGGGTGTTGCTTTTCAGAAATATGTAAGAACCAAACTCGATTCAGTCGGAATTGATTTTGATCCAGGATCATATAAGCAAATTGTTGATGACTCCTCAATCAGTACGATCGAGGAATTTAATTCAACCTCCCTGTCTATAGATTTTGAGTTCAACTGTGTTCTAGTGTATTATGATGTTTACGATCCAGCTATCCCCACAGATTCTGCCACTAACCTATATGGAGTTCTCTTTTTAGATGATGTTCAAGTGGCGGGAACTGATGTTTATCAAATACCCACTTTTAAGAAGTATAAGCCGAATATAGTTACTAAACTTAATGGTAACTCATACGGACTTAAATTGAATATCAAATTTGATGTTGATATAGATCAAACCGGAGTAGAACAAGCTATTAATGACTATTCCCCATTTTCCTTAACTATGTTTATGGATGCCATGAACGTGCTTCAGGATGCTTCATCAACTCTAAATAACAATGCTTCTACATACAGTGCTTTGGAATCACGAGTTTCTAATTTGGAAAATCTAGTACTTTCTACTGATACCACTGTAAACATCGACCGAAGAATAGCTTCTCTTGAAAATTCATATGCCTCTAACCAAGCCCTGTTTAATAACACACAGGCTGTGATGGGACTGATTAATCAAAACTATGAGCTCATTCGAGCGATCATTAATAATGAAACATCAGTCGAGATCTCATATAATTTAGATGGAATTAAGCAGGGATCTGGAATCTTGGTAGATCGAGGAATTCCAAATCAGGTTATTATTTACAATGATAATCAGTCCTATAATATCGGAAACAACTTCGGAATTGTCAACCTCCAAAATTCAACTTTTAATGAGGTGCCTCTCAGGAGTTTTGGAAATTACATTAAACACGTAAATAATGGAACCCCCATAACTTTATCTTCCGATTTGGTTATTAGAATTAATGATGGTCCTGTTCAGTGGAAAAGAGGTCAGGTTATGAGATTCAGTTTTGGCGATGAGATAATTCCAGGAGATTACAATATAAACTTCCTTACCAACGCTAATGGCAGATATCCTGTGGATAATCCATCTGGTGTTGAATATTCAACTCTCATCATCTCTCTGGTTGATTCTGACATAAATTCTTATGGGTATTTGCCAGTCATAGATATAGTGTGTATAGATGAAAATAGTCTTCTCTTTCAGGTTGATATAGTTGGAAAAAGTTTAACCAATAATGGGTAAAATCTTAAAATAAAAAATGGCAGCGACACAAAATTCGATTAGCTCATTAGTAGCTCAGTTCTTAAGACTCCAGAAAAACTCCATTGAGATCATCAATGGATTGAATGAGGTGGCAACCTCCACCAGTGAGAATGTTCAGATTGAGGTTTTAGATGAGAATGGGTTACCTTCCTTTGCTAACCTTCCAGGATATGGATATCTAAGATCTCAAATTCAAAGACTTGATTCTAATATCCAGTCTCTTGCTGGTTTAGGAGATAGCTTTGCTACTGTTAGAAATCCAGACGGTACATATTCTCAAGTTTATAAGGCTCAACCTGTTAAAGATCCAACCCCTCTTGTAAATCTTCAGGTTCCAAGTACTTTTGCAACCCGGGATAATTGGTTTTTCGAGAGCTTTCTATCTCCTCTTCTCTATATAAGTATAGATGTAACAGGTCAAATAGACGATAGTGCCGACCGGATTAGGGTTAAGAGGGTTATAGCCAATACCGAGACGGACGAGCAAAAGAGTTATTTTGATCAGAATCTGAAAGGAAGAAATGACATAAGCGAAGAGGATTTTATTAATGCTTTAGATGATAATGGTATTATCTATTTTGTTGATGAGGAAAACATAGATTTACCCCTCCGAACGATCAGAAATAAGGGTAATTTTGGGGTGGTTTCTTTTTATGATGATGTTGTTACTGTTATAGACTCGAATGGCAATCAAACTCAGGAAACCCGAAGGAATTACAAACTAACAAGCGTTAATTACACAGATACGACTACTAATGTAGTAAATGGAAAAACACTAACTGTTGGTGACTTTCTTTTGACTGCTGATGGATCTAGATATCAGATTACGAGCGTTAATATTGAAGAAACCTCGGTTCAATTAAAAAGAACCTCGGGCTATCAGCCAGTAGAAATAGGAGCAGACGTGCTTACCCTCCTCTCAACTCAATTTAGTCCTAGATTCGTTGAAGTGAATGTGGGATTTGATGAAAGGCAGGGCATCTTTTTTAAGAAAATAGATGATAATTACAACGTTATTGGGTCAACATGGTCCACTGGTGTTGTTTTTTTTAGCAATGAATTAAATATCAATACTTTCTCTGGGGTTCAGACTCTAGAACAATTTTATCTGAGCTCCGTTGCTGATTTAGGACAGATATTCCTGGGCATGGCGAAAGAGAAAAAGATCGCAGCAATTAATGCAGAAAGTCCCAATCCACCTCTCTTAGCTGCTGAAAATTTTAAGGTTGTCCAGATTAATCGTCAATTGACAGGAGGTACTGATGTCAGAGTTCTAAACGAAAAGGTTTCTTTAAAATCAACCCTCCAAAGTGAAATCTCCCAATTAGATAATTCTATCTCTCAGATTAGAACATCTATTAATAGTGATTCCACAACAGCCGTTGCACCTACTAGGTCTTTGGGTCAGGCTGCTCAGAATCGAAGCACTTCTGCTTCAACTGATAACGCATCCCAGATTGCAAATCTAAATGCATTAACGGAGCAAAGGGTACAAAAACAACAGCTTTTAGCTTCTGTTGTCTCCGACATCACAACTATTTCAGAGACAAACCCTCAGCTAAATGTTGAACCCAAATATAGAGTTCGTGGATTCTGGGCGATGCCTGCTCCTAAGGATAGTCCGCTTACTGGTCCTCAGAATGTAATACAATTTCTCATTCAATACAGATATCTTAGCGACTCTGGAGCAGTGCCTCCTGTTGAGCAGATCAATTATTTGGATCAAAACGGACAGAGAAAGACTGGGGCCTTTAGTAACTGGAATGAGATAAAATCCGAGATTCGTAGTAAAGTCTACGATCCCAATACAGGGACTTATGTTTGGGTAGAGGAACAACCTGATAATGCAGACGTAAACAATATCAATCAACTTGATATCCCAATTACCAAGGGTGAAAGAGTGGAAATAAGAATTCGTTCAATTTCAGAGGCTGGATGGCCCGATAATCCAGCAATGTCTGAATTTAGCGAATCTGTGATCATAACTTTCCCCGAGGATGCTTCAACTCAGAGTACTGCAGCTAATTTCACATCCAATTTAAGGGATTCTGCTGTACTTAAAATTCAGCAGGACCTCTCTTCTAAAGGCTTAGATGGGTTGCTTTCCCAAAAATTTACTGCTGGCAATAAGACATATTATATTGGATCTGATAGTGTTGCTAGTGGATTTTTTGACTCTTCTGGTAATCCAGTAGATCTATTCAGAAAATTAACAGAACTCCAAGATCAAATTAATTTATTGAGTTCTACGATTGTTAAAAGTGTGGGTGTACTTCAGGTATCGATCGTGGATCAGGATGGCAACTCACAAATCGTAAATAATGGTTCCACTATTAAAATTAACGCTGGTTATTATAATCAGATATTTAATGATCCTCTTGGAGCTGATGCTGGAAGTATAGCTTCTGTGATTTATCAAATTCAGATCACAAATACTGCAGCTGGAATATTGGAACTATCCTCTGTTTTACCGGGCGGACTGGATGTTCTTGCAGGCCAATCTGCCACTTTCCCGCTTCCTGCTGGATATGGAACGAATTTAAGATATGGGGAAATCCCAATTTCTATTACTTCCCTCACTACATCGGATATTGTTCCTCCTGGATTTTCGGCTGCAACCCTTGAATCTTTTGAGCTTTTTAGACAAGCACCTCCTTTTGCTTCGGGTAATTCCCATAGTCAATTTGTTTACCCAAGATGGAAAACTGTTGGTCTGGATAATGATCTTTATGTGGTTCCAAGTTCATATGTCCCATCATATTCTTATGCTGGGGATTCGAACGGATTGCCTAGAAATGGAAGTCAGCTTATTCCATTTGATCCCACTGATTCAGCAGTTCCAACAGCATCTGGATCAAACGCTAATGTGTGGAACGGAGGGGTAACTGGACAGACTGGATCGTATGCGGGTGAAGGAAATGGAACCCTGTCTGAATTTTGTATTCATGTGGATCACCCAGCACTTTCGATCGGACCTGCTGGAAATATTTTTACTTCTTTGGTTAAACCAGATTTCAACAATAATGTTGTCGTTTACCCATATTTTAGGCATTCCGACTACTTTTACACGGACTCCACTACAGTCGACAGCTATAAACAGCTTGGCTATCAGGTAGTTACGGATTCTTTTGCAACCGGGGCTACAGCTACCAGAGAAGACTCTATGTACCCACAAAAACTTGGCTTTACTGAAAATGATTCATATCTGATAGGAAGATATAGCTGCGGATCTTATCTTTTCTTAGGTCCTCCTACTGCTTCTTTAGTCCAAGTACAGGGATCAACTCAACTTGCATCTCAACCAGTTGAAACCGGTGTTTCTAATGCTATTAATGTTCCCTTGATTTTCCAATTTAGAGCAGTTGATAAGCTTGGATATATTGGAGGATACAGAGCAGACGGAAATCCAACCAATATTACTTACAATAAAAAAATAGGAATAGATGTGCAGGTTAGGAATCAAAGTCCTTTTTCATTCGATGTAGAGGTAACCGGAAAATATAAGAACGATACGCTTTCTTCCCCCAACTTTACTTCATCTAAAATTTTAGGATAAACAATAAGATAAAGACGAAAAAATATGGCATCTCCAAAACTATTTGACTATAATTCCTCGTTCGGAGTCTTAAGAACAAATCCTAGATTAACCGGAAATGTGAAGATTACTCTGGATTCCGAAGGTGGAGTTTGGCTCAATTCCCTTAATGCTAATCCGGCTCTAAGTTCTCAGAAATTTAAAAAATACCAGGTAACAGGTAATCTTCCTTATTCTCAGGATATTTACAATCTTTTCAATGATGAGTCGATCTCAAATGACATTATATTTCAGGTTGGTGCATTCACAGATGGAGAGAATAAACCAGTGGACGATTTCGAGTTCCAGTATGATTTTTTCTATGGGGCTGGAGCTTCTACACTTATCGATAGAAACTACCCAGAAAACTTCAGATATTTTCAGCCTCTTTGGCTCAGAAACGAACTCCCTGATTTTTTCGTAGTTTTTAAAGTTCCTGAACCCCTTTCCTATCCTTATTCAACTAACCAAACCACAATTATTGGGGGAAAATCATATAAGGTGGTACAGGATACATCTTCCACTGATGTTTTTAGCATTTCCTATGCTGTTAATGAATTAAATCAGACTGTCACCTATTCAAACGGTGATATTTTTATTGGAGATCCATTATATCCAAGCTATCAAATTCTAAGTGGAAGCGGTAAAATAGTTGAAATGACGGAGCTCAAGTTTCAGCCAAACGTGGATGATGTCAATGCTCTCTTTAATTCTAAAATTTTACCGAATTCTTCGGTTGTAGCGACCTTTGATCTTCGGGCTGAGACGAAAATAGGTAAGTACATTAGATCGATAGTTAATGATCCAGAATTTAGATATGCACCCATTGATTTTTCATTTCAATCTAATTCTTATACTTATTACAATGGGATTTCTATTGAAAACGGAGTTTTTACCAGATCCGGAGAACTACTGTATGACTATTTAGTATCTGATGGATCTACTGTTCAATCCGACTTTGAAAATTATGTGACCTCCGGATTCAGAAGAAATGGTATCATCTGTGCTAGTCTTTTGAATTTAGAATTTCTTTTCAATGATCGGGATTCTGATTTATATACGATCAACAGGTATTATGGGTGCTATGTTTCCCGAAATGATTTGGGAGATTTTCATCTCAATGGAGAATTCTTTTATCGTTATAGAAATCTTCCCTATAATTTAAACGAACCCAAACCTTCGCGTGATAATCTGGGTTATTATTTCAACAATAGGGTTCAGTTCCAAAGTAGTACCGGAGGGGTCCGGCTTTTTTATGAGGATCTAAATGGATGGATGCCTGGTTCATATGATGTTAATGTCAATGATCCGCAGAAATTGTACTATATCACCGACAAGGGGGATAAATTTTATTCATTAAAAAGATTTGAGAATTATTCTCCCTCTACGGATCAATGGGAAAATAACACCCCGGATTATGCTACATATGGTGCTTTTAATGGAAATACATTCGGGATTACTGGAGATCCTAATCTTACTACAGGATCCCTGGTTATTGCTAATAAATCGGTAGACCTTGCACTCTTTACAGGACCCGGATCTAAGGTGGGAACATATAAAGGATTTCTTCCTAACTCAAATGGCAAGGCAAATACCGGGATAGAATTTCTGAAAAAATCCGACTTCACTGGAGAAATAGTTTTTAAGATATTTTGGCCCAATGGAACATTCGAGGAGCCTGCAGGCAGATATGATTTGATTAGAAGCGGTGAATTTGGGGGAACACTTTTAGGCTGGACCAAGGGGTCAGCTTATAACAGTGGGGATTATCACTATTTCAATTGGTTAGATGGGGAAAATTCTGATTTTGCTGATGCTTTCACTAAGTGCGTTCTTTCTATTGATGATTCCGTTTGGGATTGTGCTAGAGCTGGATCAATATCAGCAATAGTTTGTAAATCAACTGGATATAGTTTAAACAAATCTTTTTCTGTCACTGTTTATGATGATTATGAGAATTTTTTAAATTCCTATATCGGCGTTTGGAATCCAACGAGTTCATACACAGCCGGAAACATTGTTTTTTATCAAGGGAAATATTTTGAGGCTGTTTCCAATATTTCGACTGCAACCCCAACTTCTCCTAATATTTCTCCTGATGATGACATTTCAAACTGGGATCCCCATTCGACATTTAATTCCCCAGGATACATTAAAATAGGAGATATCGATGCATCCGATGTAAACGGAATCGTTTATTTTTCAGGAGGCACCGATAATCCTCTCTGCCGGGTTTCTTTTAGTATTAATGATAGAGATAAAATTCCGGCAGGATCCTGGATTCAAGTAGGAGAAGGAACCGGTGTTACTGGGGGAATAGCGATTGTCGAATCAATCAGTAGATATGTGGATCAACCCATAGTTTCAAATGGATCCGTTTCTGGATTTTCTGGATATGGTGAAAGACTGGTTGCTAATCTCCAGAATCAAAAAATTAAAATAGATCTCGGTAGCGATTCGTCTTTTAATGTTTTTGAGGTTTTTAGGCCTAAAACTGGTGTGTTTTCTTTCTTTGATCTTAAAGATTTTGATTTTGATTTTTGGTCTTCTCCGTACGGGGAAACCCCAGATCCTGAATATCATCGATATTTCGAACTTCTCCCCGAGACGGATGGACAAATAATAGAGGGAGTTAAGTATTTTATTCGTCAAGGAGTTGTTCTGGTTGACAAGGGACTTCCCACGGAGAGAACCCTTTCCCAGGGTCAGGTTTTTATTGGATCCACGGTGAGCTCTTTTTTGGACACTGGACTGAACACCTTAGGTGTAAAATCTATTGTTGTTCCTGCTATTTTTACTCAGATCCCGTGGCAAGATGATACTGTTACCTATAATCCTGCCGAAATAAAAGCAGAGGAAAATCTAGATTCTTTTGATGGATTTTATGGGATCCAGGCAATAGATTCAACAGAACAGGTCCCGGGAGAAGAATTTAAAGGGGATCTTTTTAATTATGGGAAACTGAGTAACGAATATTTGTATTTAAAGGAGAACTTTACAGTTACCCGTGCTAATCGTTCAAAAGTTGTACCTTATATTAATAAGTGGGGATTTTTTGGAGGATCTGATGCGAGAGGAAATATTTATAGATTGGACGTCTCCCCCGCGTTTAGTCCCACCAACTTTTCCCCTAGCTTTGAAAAAGAAAGTCCAGATCCCAAATATTTAACTCATGAATGGATGCTTCTTGAGGGTATTCCTCCCGGCTATCCAGTTAACAAGATTGGATCCCAGCAAAATTATTTACCTGGAAATGTAGATCTTGCCAAGATTAAAAGTGCAGATCCTGATGATGCTCTTTATTTCTCGTCCTTTTTTACCATCGATCCGGGTGATTACCCATCTCCGTATAATTTGAATTCAAATCAGGTTAAGGAGATTTTTTCTCCCTTTTTCTATAATCCAGCTAATGGCTTTTATGACACTATTTTCAGGGGTGTTAAAATCTCTTTGAAAAGACGAAGTTCCATTCAAAACCCTACGAGTGATGAGGAAAGATTTATTCCAAATTACAGAGGATTTCAAGATTATAAATTTGCTTCCGTTTTAAGGGTGGTCCCGGAAACTACTGACACTATTCAAGCCCCGGTAACCTATGAAATAATAGAGAATGTAGAGCAAAAATCAATTCTTTTCATTTGCAAAGTTGTCATTAAAGACTATCGAGCTTTACCACTTGGCTATACTGGGGGTACGGGAGGTAGTCCTTTCTTAGACTACACCCTTCTGTATAGTCTAAGAGATAAAAAACAAGATGCTGGGGTGGGGCTTACTGGATATACCGGACCGACTGGAGCTATAAGACCTAATCTGTATGAAATATCCGATATTAAGCTCAGCTCAGCTCTGGATTTATCAATGTCTTCAGGTAGTTCAGTTACCCCTATTACTAATCCTGGATTCATATATACGATTCCAAACCCAGAATTTGATACTGATCTGAGGGAAGAAATTAATCTATTCTATCCTCCGGGGGGAACTGGATCTTTAGGATTAACCGGTCCGGGCAGTTTTACTGTTCCCGAAATAGATTGCAAGTATCCTTGGCCGACAGGAAGATCATCTAGAATAGTTAATTTCGGACCTATTCAAAATCCGGAATATACTTTTACTATTCCTTTCTCCTTCTCTTCCCCAGCTACAGTTCCGATTGGACCAAGAAGTACCTATGCGGGAAATCCTGTTTTTCAATTAGATGGCGGGATTAGGTACTTTGATTTTATTATGAAAAGAATTTCATTGGCTCGGATCTACGAGAGAGTAAATTCCAGAAGTCCATATATCACATATACTAGTTATTACTGGGATAGTGAATCTCAATCTACTAAATCAAGACTGGATTACTTTGAAATCCAGTTATCAAAACCGACTGCTATTAAAAAACCCAGCGGTCTTTTTCCAGCTCAAAGCTTTTTTGGACCTCAGACTTTAGGTCAAAATCAGCCGACTAGTTATACGATTAGAAATGGGGGTGCAGCTTATGCATCGGATATTTTACGATATGCTGGTTCTTATGAACCGATCTTCAAGAAGATTTTTAAGTTTAAGAGAGATAAAAACGACACAATTACCGGCTATCCTATTGTGGATTTGTCTTACCGAAATTGCACATTTGCACCTGAAAAAAATGGGTTTGGAATCGTTGATAATCTGAGCTATAGTAAAGTGGATTTGGGTAAAAATATCTTAAAGGCGTCCCAAAATTTACCAGCAGGCCCTGCATATCCTTTAGTTGGCCAAACCCCCATTGATCGTAAAAATTTCTCAGTCTTTTTGAGCTCTTGGGATCCTGGATATTACAATTTATATAGTTCTGCAACATCCCAAACACCTGTGGCAGGAACCAGATCCATGAGGGAGAACAAGTCATTTTTGGGATCAAAAATGATGCAAACCCCCTACACTATTACCCTCTACACATTTATTGCTCTTGAAATATCAAGAACATCGGGTAGTACTGACGTTCAGACCATTAATCAAGCTGCAAAATCAGCTCTAACCCAAATTCAAAGCATTACCCCATCCAATTCTAATACTGGGATTGGTCAGCTGGGAACAGCTCGAAGCAGTGTAGATTTAGCTTCTCTGGATGAAAGGATTTATCCCGACGTAGAAATTTTTTGGCAAAGGGACGAAAGAAACAATAAATTAGTTGGATCTATTAGATTAGATAGAGTTTTAAGAAGATATCTTCTCAATTCGGGGATTGATCGTGTTTTTGTTGACAATATGATTTCAGAATTTGGAGTGGGTGATCCTAATAGTATTGAAGATGATATCAAGGCATATATCGATAAGAACATAGTCCCAATTTACGAGGCTGTAAGTTTAGACCTATATGTTAAAAAAACTGGAAATAGACTTTCTCCAACTGAACTTTTACTCCGTGGAGATTTAATAAACCCTGATCGGATTAGATATCAGTATTATCCCCAGGCTAATTTTAGTTTAACTATGAGAAATGATCTCTCTTACACCTTTGAACTTCCTCTGGAGGATTCTCAAAATTATTCAACAACCTTTTCTTTCCAAATCCAAAAAATCTAAGAAAAAGAATTGGAAATATATAAATAAAGACCTCAAAAATGCCTAGCTTAAACATCTTAAATCTCAATGCCGGTGATTCTCAGGAAGATATAATTAGAAAGGTAAATTCTAATTTTGATTCCATAGTTTCTAATGGTGGAGGTCCCAAGGGTCCAAAGGGCCAGAATGGTCCTCAGGGACCAGTTGGACCTGCTGGCCCGAAGGGCGATCCGGGTCAGCAAGGAACTAGGGGAACCAAATGGTTTGTCCAGGCTACTGGCCCAACGGGAGGAGTAAATGATCCTATTTTAGTTGGTGACTATTGGGTGGATGTTTTCAATGAAAATACAATTTATCAATACGGTCCAGAAGGATGGGTGAACACAAATTCAAATTTACAAGCAGAGGAGGTCTTTAAATCTTTAGAAGGAATATCAGGTCCCGTCGGTAATAAAAATGCTATTGTCTTTAGTTCTGTTTTTCCCCAAATTAATACCCTAGTTTTAAGTGATGCTTTAGCTAACGTTAGCACAGTGAATCCAACCTATGCTAAGGTATTGATCTCAACAAATTCTGTTAGCGACTACCCGATTTTGGAATTTTCTAAAACCAATGCCTTAAATGTTGGATCTCCAATTGATTATAATAGACATCCCCAATTTAGATGGTTAAATCCTTCTTCAACAAATTATAACCTCCTCTTTACGGTTCCTCAGGACACATTAACTATCAGATCTGGCGGAAACCTTTTAATCAGAAGCACATCATCAACACTAAGTTTTTATTCAAACTCAACAATGAGTTTTTCCGCAGGGGGAAATATGTCTTTCACCTCGAATAGTTCCATTACTGTTAATGCTAAAAGCGGAAATGCTGCTTTCACCCTTACATCTTCAAAAGCGGTTCTGAGCAGTAATAAATTTCAATTATCCGTTCCCCTAACTATAAACAATAATAGTTCTAATTTTGCTCTCAATATCTACAATAATTACACTCCTGTTTCTGGAGTGGGAGGTGGAGGATTAAGAGTAAATACGACATCCAACTCGAGCAGTTATTATATAGCTGATTTTCAATCCTCAGGCAGTAGAATATTCGGAGCTCGGGCGGACGGAAGAACGGAAGTCGTCCAAATGGTTAATGGATTTACCTCTTTCGTGGGTACGGCTGCAAACGCTTGGACTAGTGACGGAGGAGGTGGAGGAACAGATAACGTATGGAGAATCGGATATGATATTTTAAATAATGGAAATATCCTATTGACTGAATTGACCCCTGCAGCCGGTTCCCAAAGAATTATTATGTTCCCTTATGGGAGTGCTCTAACAAATTATGGATCTTGGACAAGTTATCTGGATAATTACAGCTCAATCTGTATTAAAATATCCAGTGTTGATGGAACCAAGAAAATTACAGCCCTAAGTATTGGTAGCTCTGTCGGCAGTCCCGGAGCAATTGAAGCTTTTGGTACTGCAGCTCTTTCTGTTGATGTCATCCTTGTTAAGGGATCGGGTATCAATGATTTTTCAATCTATTATGCCACCTGTGAAGGTGATTGTGGCAGAATATCATCCCTTTAATCTATAAAAAATGTCCAAATACAATAACGATTACATTTTACCCGGAGATGATAAAAATGTTATTATTTCTAAGACCAACAGAAATTTTAATAACATTCTTTCACATGCAGTTGGAGAGAGGGGCGAGATAGGGGAAATTGGAGCTACCGGTATCATAGGTCAGGCGGGTCGGGATGGACAGCCAGGGGCAACTGGAAATAGAGCTACCGAATGGTATTTTCAACCCGATGAACCCGAAGCGTCCGTTTCTCAAAATGGAGATATTTGGATCAATATAGGGCCAACTGGTGCTCAGCAGGTTTTTGAATACACATCAGGATCTTGGGTAGATTCGGGAGAAAGCCTGCTAACAGCTGGTGTTTTCAAGGTTCTACCGGGAGCTTCTGGTCCTGGTGGATCAACTGAAAACAATGTTGTTGTGATCAATGATCCCGTTCCTAATCCGGCTGATACCACTTTAGTTATATCCGATGCAGAAGGTTTTACTGGAAGCATCAATCCCAATCTTGCTAAAATGTTGATTTCCGTGGATTCTTCAATGGGAGTTTCGAATCCCATTTTAGGAATGGCAAAGACTTTTATTCCTCAGGAAAATTTGCCAGGATTTTACTTTGAAAGTCCTCTGGGAACAAATTATAATACAATTTTTGATGTTGGATCAGAAAGCACTATTATCTCTTCTGCTGCTTCTTTTGGATCGACTGGGGGAACCCACACGATTGAGGCAGGAACAGATTTTTACGCTAATTCTGCTGCCAATATAACTTTTAATTCCGGCACTAGTGCAGGATCCACTGGAAATATATCGATTTCAACACCCGGGGTTTTTAATGTCCTAAGTTCTTCTCTGGTCTTGGATTCAGCCCAGATGATTTCTAATCCAACCTCTATTGGACCAAACGGAACTTCTGGAACTTTTGGATATGTGAGAATGAATAGTTTTGTAGATCCTCAAACCCCAGAAGTCGTTTATTTAAATACATCCTTAAATGGTATCAAGGTCAATGCAATCAAGTCTTCAGCGGGAACAGCCGGAGTATTTAGATGCTCTTCTGATGATGGTAATTATTTGCAAGCTTTAAGTCTGGAAGACAGGGGATTTTTGCAAATTGGTGGCACTGGGGATAGTACCGTGAGCAGTACATCGGTTGGAATTACAGGGGGTAAATTAGTTAAATCCGTTGAAGTTGTTAATAGTTCTTTTTCTTCAACTTTTAGTTATGGCGGATTTACTAACAATTTCGTTTCTATTTCTCCATCAAAAGATGTGATCCTTATAAACCCCACAGGAACTATTGGATCTGTGAAAACAAATAATAGGATCAATAGAGTTTGTATTTCTATTGGCTCAAGCTTCGCTTGGCTGAATTTATCGCAGGGGAAGGAAAGAACGGTTGATATTATAATGAATAGCAACACCTATGCATTTGGTGGAATTAGAACCATTCCAACGACAGGAGGAGGTGGTAGTGGGCAATTTAATTTCAACGAAATCACAGATCCCGGAGGTAATTCGGCTACTGTTGAATCTTCATGTCGATGGATCAGACTGACTTTCTTTAATTCGCGGGAAGATTTTTTAAGGAGACACTATTTATATAGTTTCTATTCGGGGACATCTGGAATTAATTTGGATTGTGGATGGATTAATTGGAGCTCTGTTATTGTAGGAACTGGGGGAGGAGCAGGAGGAGACTAATTCTGGTAATTTTTAAAACTAAGATAAATATGCAAAAGAAACTGACCAAGAAAGAAATGGACCAAGCAAATAGAATGAAGTCTAATTTCGCTCAAATTAGAGGCGAGATATCAGAGGTCCAATCGATGATAGAAAATTTGAATCTAAGAGCAGGAACTCTAATCAAGGAATTAGAACTTTTGAGAGATAAAGAAACAGAGTTTATGAATGCTCTGTCGAAAAAATATGGTCAGGGCAAGCTCAATCCATTTACCCTAGAATATGAAACAAATTAAATCAATATTAGAATTACTCGAGAATAAAGCTTTCTTATTGATAGCTTTGATTCTTGTTTTTCTTTTGTTGATCAGACAGTGTGGGGTAACGGAAGAAGCGGAAAGAAAAGCCGAGAGAGAATTTAGGAACTATTTAGCTTCCCAAGATTCGGTAACCCATCTTAAATCTAAATATGGTAATGTTTTAGCTCAAAAGTCTGCTTATGAATTAAGATACAATGAATTATCGGATGATCACAGGGATCTAATTAAAAGACTAGAATTAGAGAAAAATAAGAAACCTGAAGTAATTATCGAGACTGAGATCGTTTATAGGGATACCAACATTTTCGTTATAGCTTCTAACCGTCACGTAGGTGATTCATCGTTTATCACATTTTCTTATAATCCTGTATTACCAGGTACAAATAGACTTTTAATTAGCGGTGATATACCTTATACATTCACTTCAGATAGTACGATTTTACCAGGTAGGGCTATTCTGACTCTGGATCAAAAAATTGATTTAGTTACCGGCCTTTATCGGGATCCCGAAACAAATCAGCTCAAGATTAGAGCATCCACCACTTTCCCAGGGATAACTTTTAGTCAAATTGAATCAATAGATATTATAGATAGCCCGTCTGATAAGGAGCAATCCATAAACAGCAGAAAGCCCTTCGGATTTGGGGTTTCCCTGGGATATGGAATTGTTTTTAATCAGAATGGATATTATCCTGGTCCATTTTTGGGTTTAGGATTATCATATTCACCTAAATGGGCACAATTTGGAAAATAATTAGAACATAATGTCCTTTTCGACCACATCAAAATACGTTCAGTTAGCTCCATATTTAGTTATGGAATACATGTATGCAGGACCTCCTGATCCTGAAACATATTTTGTAAACACTGGATTCCCAAGCGTTGGGTACAATAAACTTATCAATGGCATATTTACGGATTCAAACGGTCAACCCAGCAATGACGCCCAAATATTTAATAGAGACCAGGATGCTAACGTAACTCAAAACACATCTAATAACAGTGTAGTTCGAATTAACGGGAGTAATTTCATCACTCTTAATCCGAATCTGATAGTTCCTTATAATGACTTTAGTCCAGAATTAACAGATACTGCTAATTTACCCATCGTCTTCCCATCTAATCTAAATGTTGTTTATGATTCTGTTCGTTATCACATTCTGGCAGGATATAATTTGGATAATATTGATGGACTAATTTTATCAATCGGATATCCGGATGTGGATGGATCTTTTGTTACTTTCTCTCAGATTAAACTATCAAAGGGAAGTTCTCAATCCTATACTCTAAATCCTAGCCCTCTTACGATCGGATCTAATATCTACGACAAATACTTTGAGATTAAGATCCCATCTTTATCTGACATGATAAATAAGTACAATGCGGTCAGTTCTGTGGCTCGGCCTCAAACTCTAGCTGCATTGACTTCTAAAAGCGGCAGGGGGTATTTAGCAAACTTCCCTATTAGAGTTACCGCATACTCCATTATCAGCACCAGCTTAGTGGATGGATATGAAAATTACGGAACTCAGGTCTTAGCTTCTTTGTCTCTGGAACCAACTGACCCCTTTCAAACGATTGGAGCTTATATAGCCCCTGCAGACACTGGAGATTTCTTTGAGTATTTTGCAACAGAAAACGGGGGTTTTATTGAGGATTTTATTCTTTTCCAAAACTCGATTGGAAATAGTTATTACATTCAGCATTCAATAGAAGTTTTGGAACAGGTTGGAGCAGCTTGGCTCGAAACCTCTAATTTTACTAGTATCCAAACCTCAGCTTACGATGTCCCAAATCTGTTCAGGCCCATCGTCAGATATTCAAATGTTGCTACTAGTTTTTCTCTCCGGTACACAGTAACTCTCGTTAATAGCAAGGATCAAAGCAGACTTATCAGAATAGCCACGTATACAGATAGTGATCCTGGTAGATATGGACTCACAATTACTCCTCTTCAGCTTTCTGTTTTACCTCAACAGCAAAAGATATTTAATAAAATAGCAGGTCCGACTAATATTACGGTTCCCCAAAATCAGATTTCCCCCGTTGTTATTAATAAGGTTTTTAATGTCTTTGTAGACAGAACTCTTGTCAACACTTCTGTTACTAATCTGGAACTCAACGGGACATCCTTAACAGAGGCAAATACCACTAGTCAGGTAGCTATTTCTTATGGGATGGGGAAGGCTTATATAAAAATCAGTCCCTTCGATAATTACTATAAATTTTCTTTCTACAAAAGAGGAAATGATGGGACCACCCAAGAAATCGATTTATCCTCTTCTGGTTCTTATAATATTGTTTTTGTGGATAATCTAGGAAACAAAGTCTATGCTCCTTCTATTGCGGATCAAAATATATCTAAACCGGCAAAGGGGGAGTTGGCTTTTAAGGTTGATGAATCTCTTTCGAATCAAATTCTGCAATTTACAAACAGAAAATTTTACATAACTAATAAACCACCGGAGGAAAATCCTTCAGCCGGATCTATAAATCCAGTTTCTAAGATTTCAAGTATCAAGGAAAGGCTGGCTCAAAAATCAATTAGTTTAAAGGATACTGCTAAAGATATTCAAATCCAAGCTAAAAGAACTTCTCCAGTTTCAAAAGCTGTCAATACTGCAAATGTCGGTGGAAATTCTTTTTCTGTGCTGTATTGGGGAAATTGGCTGAAAGAAGATGAATTAGTACCTGAACAAACCCCAGCTATTAGCGCTCAGGTTTCGGTGGTACCCGTACAGCCCGAAACCAAACCAGTTATTTCTAAAGTGGGCAGAAGTTCTTGGCAATCTGTGAAAGCCCCCAGAGGAGCTTCAGCAGGAACATCTGGAATTCCCAGACCTACCCAGACGATCACCGAAATGAAGATTTCTCCCGTCGAGTTAAAGTCTGCTATTGCCTCTGATGTTCAGGGTAAAATCCAATTAGGGTGGAATACCCCCGAGATATTATCTTATTTCTTAGATCCATCTTCTGCTGGATACAAACTATATTCTGGAATCACCAAAGAGATATTTACGCAAGCTGTAACTGGAATTTTCAGTAGAGGAGATCTCTTGTTATTGAATTATTATGGCGATACCAGAGGAGGAAGAACAAACGGCGGGGATGGAGCAAACATGGGTTCGAATGCTAATCAGTCTGGTAGTGATAGCGGATCTCCGAACATTCCTCCAATACCCAGAAGAACAATTTAAAATAAGAAATATCCATCATGAGTATGCTTAATGCCAGAGCCAATAGTTTTTATTTTGTTTTTCCGAAGGGATTTTTTCCTGAAAAAATTCAGGAGAAATACATCGACTATGTAAAAAAACAGCCCACTCCATACGATACTATCACTTCATATATCAATAGCTCAATCCAGTCGATTGGATTTCCTACCATGTCTATTGACCTAGTGGAGCAGACCCGGAATCTTGGCAAAAAGATTAATTATCAAAGTGCAACACCAGTTCAAGATCTTTTTAGTAAGGATTTTGAGGTCGTATTTAGAATGTCAGAGGGATTTATAAATTATTTTATTGTTCTGGAGACTATTTTGGATAAGCTTAATTTTAAAAATCCCCAAGTGTTTCTTCCGAATCTTCCTTTGAGAATTTTGGATAACGAAGGTAATGTAGTGACCAGCGTAATTTTTAAAGAGGTTACCCTGACCTCCGTTTCAAATTTATCTCTCAATTACACACAAAATGCACCCAGTGTTTACACCTTTAGCGTTGGATTCAGATGTAACTATCTTGACATAGATCTAGAAATCAGAAAACAGAAATGATATATAAAAAGAAAAATTGAGAAATGAAGAAATTTTCGGAATTAACTAAGATCAATGAGATGAAATATGGACAACCCATGTATGGGGAGAATGACCTCAAGGTCCATATGAAGGATCTTTTGGTAGCTGCTTCTGGGAACGATCAAAGAGTTCTGAATGACATAGTCAATTGTCTCACGGACGCACAAATGAAAGATTGCTACAACAAGCTCATCAATGTCTATAATTACACTGGAAAAAAAGGTGAGAATGTAAAGCCTTCAATATAATTTATTCTTGGTTCTTGTGTTTTTTGTCTTATTATTTTATTGTCTTAAGACCCCGGAATTTTCCGGGGTCTTTTTTTGTGGATATATAGAAGGTAATTCTATAAACCTGTAAATAGTGAAAGTTTTAATTGGGATCGATTTTTCCCTCAATTCCCCTGCTTTTTGTATCAGAAGAGAGAATAATTTTATTTGGGGATCTCTCACCCGGTCAGATCGAAATGAAAATTCTCTCAAAAAATCCAAGGATAAACCCTTTTTCGTTCTCGATGGTATGAAGGAATTTTTCTTGTCTTTCCTGGAAAAAAAGAGTATTCCCGAGGAGTATTCAGAGAAAGAAAGAATTAAGATCGTTTATTTTATGGAGCTTGTAGATCATTTCTGGTCCTCTATTGAAAAACATTGTTTGCCTGGAGATGAAGTTTATGTAGCTATCGAGGGTCTTAGTTTTGCTTCCAATGGCAATGCCCTGATTGATATCTCCATGGCCACCGCTTTACTCCGGAAAAAAATTATGGATTTTTCAGGACCAGAAAGATTCTATGTGTTTTCCCCAACCTCTGTTAAAAAATTTGCTCTCAAAGGTAACGCTAAGAAAGATGAGCTTTATCATAGGATAATGGAAATGCAATTACCCGAAACTAATCTTCACACATTCACTAATGCACTCAAGGATCACCAGGATTCTTGGATTACCCCTAAGAGAAATATCAATAAACCGATTGATGATATTATTGACGCAACCTGGATCTGTTTGTTTTTAGGTCATGAGATCGAACCAAAAAATTAATGTACTAATTCCCTTGGCGGGATTGGGAAAGAGATTCTCTGATGCGGGATATTTAGATCCCAAACCTTTCATTAACGTGGACGGGGAATCGATGATCACATCGGTTATTAAGAATTTAAAGATCCCAAATTCTCGTTTTTTATTTGTCGTTCGGGAGGGGATCCTACCTCCATTGGACTTTATTAAGCATGTTTCTAAAACTGGGATTGAGTTTCAAATTATAACCACACCTATTTTAACAGAGGGCCCGGCTTCGACATGTCTTCTCGCAAAACAAGAGATCGATTCTCAGAATCCTCTTTTGGTTGTGAATTGTGATCAGATTATTCGGGACTTTGATTTCCAATTTTTCTCGGATTTTGTACAGATTCATGATTGCGATGGAGCTTTGGGATGCTTTGTCTCGGAGTCACCCAAAAACAGTTACATCAAACTCAATCGGGATGGAGAGGTCGTTCAGACAGCGGAGAAAAAGGTTATCTCTAATTTAGCAACCAACGGTCTCCATTATTGGAAATCCGGCTCTGATTTTGTTAGATCTGCCGAACAAATGATTCAATGCAACGATCGTTGCAATGGGGAATTTTATGTTGCTCCAACCTATAACTACTTGATTCAAGAGGGAAAAAAAATATTACCCTATTTCTTTAATATGCATTTTCCGATTGGAATTCCAGAAGACCTCAAAAGATATCAATCGATAATTCAAAAAAATACCATACTATGATTCCACAAGATCAAATCGACAAAGTAAAATTAAATTTAAGAAACCTTATGGACTTAAATTCTGACATTCTTGTGAATGGTAATCTCAAAATAGAAAACGCATTTGCTCTTTTATCCATCCAAGACAATAAAGATTTAGGAGTCCAAATCGGAATCAATATTTTAGACGGATCATTTTGGGCAGCATCCGACGGGGTTACTCAAATCGCCGCCAATTTTTGTTGTGGGGTTGTTTCAAGATATTCAACCAATACACCACCGAGTCTTTTAAGTGCGACAAGCCGTCTTATAGAAAGATTCCAAAATACCTCCAATCAATTTCAGTTTGATTTACAAACATTCTATGATGATCCAACCACATATTGGGATACAGTTTATGAAGGACAAGTCAATACCGCATTCGGAACTTACACAGTTTCGGGAAAACTATCTGATTTATCAACGGTAGATGTACCCGCCAAAACTGATACAGGTTATACTGACATTATGCTTCAAGCGGTTTTTGGTCTTGATCAACAAGTATGGAATACTCTTTTACCTAATTTTGAAATTACAGCATGGTATCCAAGTAATCAATGTGATGATAGGATTTCTGAGTGTAACGAAAATTCCTTTATTTCCAATGCAAGTGGATGGTATATAGAAAACCCGGCATATTGGCAATACTGGCAATGGTATCAGGATATTGGAATCTTCGGAGGAAAAAAAGATCACGGGGTATGGTACATTACAAACTATAGTATAGGAACAGGATGGTCGATTGGATCATACGGCAATTTAAGTGACGACGCTTGTAACTATTTATTTAATGATCTGTACAACGGAGTTCCCAATCCAAACGCACCATTCGGGGGAGGATTATTTCCAAGAGAGTTTGTATTTAATAATATGCCCAACATTAAAAAAACTTCACATACATTTAGTCACTAATCTATTATTACGGGAATAAATATTGAGTGACGGTGAATTAAAAAACAGTAGGATGAAACAACTTTCAAAAATTTTACAAGAAAAATCCAGCAGGGATATTTTAGATAAGGGTAAAAAAACCAAACCGGTTTCAGCTTCAATCTTAAAAATACCGAAACTTACTCCCTCAATAATTAAAAATAACAAATCCCTCTTGGATCAGATCCGACAAAATACAGAATTGGCTAAAAAAATTGTCGGTCTAAATTTAGACCCGGCTAAACCGGATTTTGTTTCCCGATTATCGCAGGGATTAATAGATAAAGGTTTTGAACCTTTTTTTTACCAGTATCGGGATGATGAGTCAGGTGAAGGTATGGTAGCGGGAGGTTTCACATATTATATACCTAATACAGATGTCGGGGTATCTTATGAACCCGGAGCATTTGGGGTATCATTAGGTAATTTAGCGGCGAGTTATGTCCCGAGCACAGGAGAAGTCTCAGCCAGTCTAATAATTCCGATCGGTAAATAATCAATGAATAACTAAATTCAAAAACAGAAAATGGAAGTTACAAGAATCGAGAGCTATAAAGGAGGATGGTTTATCGGAAATTTCGATCCTTCTGCCTATCAGACCGGTGATTTTGAAGTCTGCTTTAAGACCCATATAGCCGGAGAAAAATGGCCAGTACATTACCATCGGGAAAGCGACGAGATCAATTTATTGATCAGGGGAAGAATGATCATACAAGGAAAAGAATTGGTAAAAGGTGATATATTTGTCATTAAAAAATATGAAGTTGCAGATCCGATTTTTATTGAAAACTGTGAAGTTCTGATCGTTAAGACACCATCTAAACCCGGGGATAAATACGCAATTTAATTTAATAAAAAATGGTTAGTATATTTCGGAATGAATCCGATCTGGATCTATCCGATTATTTCACGGTAACATATTATCTCGAAGCCAAAAATTCGCTCAGAGAGGCTGCTTGGAATCTAGCAATTGGCCAGAGCATAGGCAATCCGAATAACCGAAGCTTTTGGGAAACTGAAGAAATGTTTCTCAATCACGGATGTATAGTGCTAGAAGAAGAGGAGGGCCTCGCTAGAATAAAAAGTGGGGAGGTTCGGATAGCATTTCCTCTAAGCAATTTGAATCTCGAGGAGGATGGGATCTCCCAAATTCTTTGTCATGTAGCTGGAGGTCAAGTTGACATTTTGGAAATTCAGAAATGTCACGTCTTGGATATTGAACTTCCCCCTGATGTAGAAAGATCTTTTACCTTAAAGAGTGCCTATGGAATCCGGGGATTTAGATCCTTCAATGGAGTTTATGATAAACCCTTTTTAGGTGGAATTGTGAAGCCCAAGGTTGGGATGAGTCCGGATGTGCTCCTTGAAGCTGTTAAAGAAATGGTGGCAGGAGGGGTTAATTTCATCAAGGAAGACGAGCTTTTGGGCAATCCTGCTCACTGCCCACTCGAGGTAAGAGTTCCTCTCATTAGCAACTGGCTTAATTCCCATGCACCGAATGTGATCTATTGTTTTTGTATCAATGGAGACAGTCCATATGCTTTGGAGAGAGCTCGATTCGTTCAAGAAAACGGGGGCAACGGGATTCACATCAATGTATGGAGTGGACTGGGTGTTTATCGAGCTATTAGAAAAGAAAATCCGGATCTGTGGATTCATTTTCAAAAAAGCGGTGATAAATTCTTTACTGATCGCAGAGCTCCATTTCACATCTATTGGCCCGTTATCTGTAAAATAGCGGGATGGTCTGGCTGCGACTCTATTCATGCAGGAATGATAGGTGGCTATATGAACCAGGAAGACCAAGAATTAATTGATGCCTTAAAGGTTTTATGGTCTTTTGATATAGTTCCTGCTCTTAGTTGCGGCATGCACCCCGGATTAGTTCAGTTTATTAATCAGGTTATAGACTCTACAGACTGGATGGCTAACGTCGGGGGTGCTATGCATGGACATCCCATGGGAACAAGATCCGGTGGAATTGCTATGATTCAGGCCATCAATGGGGAATTTGAAAAGCCTGAATACAAAGCAGCCATTGAAAAATGGGGAGACCGAAAATTTTCAAAAGATCTAGCTTATCGTATTTTCTAAGGGAATGATTATTATTGCACATCGAGGAAATTTAGAAGGACCCAATCTATCTCTTGAAAATCACCCAGATTATATAGATGCAGCTCTTGCTGGGGGATTTGATGTCGAAGTCGATGTTTGGGTCTTAGAAAACGGAATTTTCTTGGGCCACGATAAACCAGATTTCCCAGTCTCTCTGTCTTGGTTTTCCGATAGATGCAAAAACACTTGGATTCATTGTAAGAATTTTGAAGCTCTCTGTTTTTTCCAATCAGCTTCTGATAAGAGTGATTTCCATTGGAAATGTAGATACAATTATTTTTGGCACCAGTCTGATTCTGTTACCTTGACCTCTCTTGGTTTTATCTGGGCATATCCAGGAAATCAGCCCATCGTGGGCAGTGTAGCAGTTTTACCAGAGATACATAATGATGATGTTTCTGTGTGCTATGCAATTTGTACGGATTATTCCCGCCGATATCTATGAGAACTGCTCTATTAATTTCGGGACAATTCAGAAACGCTTCTGATTATTTTCCTCAATTCAAGCAAAATATTCTTGATGTTTATCATCCTGATGTTTTTATTTCTTGTTGGAATCCCACTGAAACTATTTTTGATACAGTTCAATTACAGACCCGGGATATTCAGGATACCCTGAGCATCTCTGATGTCATTTCAATCTACGAACCAAAATCAATTCTTTCGGAGGATTTTAATTCTCCCAAAATAAAAAATATTATCAACCGGGCAAATTCACTGGGGGATTTTTCCATCAAGAATGGGGAGATCAGTTTTAGCTCTGTATTCTGTATGTGGTATAAAATAGGATCTGCCCTTTCCCTTCTGACTGATTATGAGAGGGAAACCGGAATAAGATATGATAGGATTATTAAATCCAGATTTGATTTACTTTTTAAGGAGTCTCCTGAATTCAATCTGGATCCAATGGTCATTAGAATTCCCAAAGGATATGACTGGAGATCTGGGATTAATGACATTTTTGCCATGGGAGGAAGGGATGCCATGTCTTACTACTGTTCACTATATTCAAAAATAGAGACATATATAGTCGATAAGAAAATACTTTTCCATCCCGAGACCCTATTGAAATATCATTTATTCACATCGGAGTTCGATGTGGAAAGAGTAGATCTTGATGTGTATTTAAGAGACAAAAGAATTGGAGACCTGGAACAAAATGAGCTAAATTGGACGAAAAATTCAAGATAGAAAGAAAATAAGGGTGAAACTTTTGATCTCGGTAGAAGTTAAATAGAAGAATTTAAAAAAAATTAAGGTAATATGAGTAATTTAGATGTGTTTAACTTGGATGTTGAGAATTTCGTAACGAAGCCCAAAAAAGAGGATTCGAGAGATTCTGATTTTTACAAGCCTTATCCGGAAAATGGGAAGGATGGAGTTTATAAGGCTTTGGTTAGGTTCGTTCCTAACTATGTGGATCCTGCTAAATCAAAGATCCATAAGTATTATGTTTATTTGAATGACCCTTCTTCGGGAGAAGGATTTTCGGTCGACTGCCCTTCAACGATGGGGAAAAAATCTATTCTAAAGGATATTTTCTGGAAGCTTAAGAATTCTAATTCTGCGGCAGATCAGGAACTTGCTAAATCTTTCTCCAGAAAAGAAGATTATTATGCACTGATTCAAATTGTTCAGGATAAGAACAATCCAGATCTCGAGGGTAAAATCATGATCTTTAAGTTTGGAAGAAAGATCAATGATATGCTTGAGTCCCAGTTAAAGCCTGAATATGGAGATCCCTGTAATCCCTTTGATCTCTTTGAAGGAAAGCTCTTTTCTATTCATTCCAGAAAGGTTGGGGAATGGAACAATTATGACCTCTGTCAATTTGTTGGAAATAATAGTCCTATTGAAATAGAAGGGCGCAAAATGAAGAAAACAAAAGAGGACATGGAAACCATTATGGAATTCCTCAAAACTGGTCCAGATAACCTCAAGAGCTTTGAATATAAAGAATGGGACGATAATCTGACTGATCGGGTTATGAACATCATTAAAAATACAGTTCCCGACGGAAGGATGGTTAATGAGATTTTGTCAGGAGTTAATTCTTCCCAGTATTCTTCTAACAAATCAGAATACTCCGGATCTTCAACCAAAAGCTCTGGATCATCTTCCTCTTCTTCCACAAGTACAAGTTCTCAGATTTTTGATGAATCCGGAGATACCAAGATTGGATCTAAAAGTTCGAAGAAATCTGACGATGACGATGTTCCTTTCAAGCAGCCTTCTGCCCCTGAGACTGCATCTTCCTTAGATGATCTGTACGCAGATCTCTAATCTATAATAAAGTAGAAGGGGGACGGTAGAGATACTGTCCCCCTTTTTCATGTAACAAAAATGGAAATATCAAGAATAGAGGATCTTCTGGGACAAGCTCTCGGTAAATCTTTTCCGGGTGACATCAATAAGCAGAAAATTTACAGAGCTGGAAACAGACTGAATTTTTCTTGTCCCTATTGTGGAGACAGCACAAATTACAGGAAGAAAAGGGGGAACTTTTATTTGGATACCCTAACTTATAAATGCTATAATGGTGGATGTGGTATTTTTAAGGATGCCTTTACTTTGCTCAAAGATTTTTCTCTGGATTTAAAAATCAATCAGGAAGAAAAAAATGATATTCTTTCTATTGTTAGAGACGGAAAGGATAAAAGAAGGAAAGTTTACGGGGATGTTGACATCTCTTTCTTTTTTGATACCGATTTTGAGAAAGTAGTTATTCCCCGACAAGATTTTATGCAGAATCTAGACTTAAAAGAGGTACACGGATCTAAAATAGAAAGATATTTGATTAACAGAAATCAAATTCCTGATGAGAAATTTGCCTGGGATGAAAAGAATCAGAGGCTTTATTTGCTTAATTTGACCCGGGAAGATCAGATTTTAGGACTTCAGTTCAGAAATATGAAATACTCGGGAGGAGCAAAATATTACACATACAAGCTCAGCGGAATTTGGGATAAATTGTATCGGATTAAGGATGATGATTTTTTAGAGGAGGCTAGAAAGATAGATCCTGTTTCTAGTGTATTTAATATTGGCAAAATAACATTTGACCGAACAATCACCATTTTTGAGGGACCTATGGATTCTTGGCTCTGGAAGAATTCTGTTGCTTTGTGCTCGGTTGAGAACAAATTTCCCTTTGAAATAGATAATGTGCAATATTGGTATGACTGGGACAAAGCAGGCAGAATCAAAAATGCCGAAATGCTATCAAATGGATTTGCGGTCTTCAATTGGAAAAAATTCTTGATCGAGCACGATCTTCCGATAAATAAGAAGTGGGATCTAAACGATATGGTCAATCACTTGAGAAAAAACGGGATAAAGGTCAAAAGATTCGATCAATACTTCACTTCTGATATTTTGGATCTTGTTTATTTCCTGGAAGGATAAAAATTATAAATATGGATATGACCGAAGAATGGGAGAAACAAATTGACGATAATAAGGAGGGCGAACTAAAATTTCCCGTAAAAATCTTAGAAACTGATGATCTGATCAATCTGGGAAAAATAGAGACTACTGTGACTACCAGTCCTCCTGCCATTATAAAAAATGATGTGAGAGAAATTAATCTCTGGAAATCATCTAAGAGAAATGAATCCAAAAAAGGATTATTTTAATTATGGATCAGAATGAAAATTATCTCAAGCTCTTTGAATCTGAGAGATCGGAATGGAAAGAGAAAATTCAAGTCCTTTCTCTAGGACTTAAAAACATTAAAACTGTAGCGGAAGTTCAAATAGATCTCTTTTCCCAAAGACAGGTTCTTTTAGAATACAGCTATAAACTTGCTCAGATTATAAGCAAGATGGGAGCTAAAGAGAGACAGACCCGGGCTAATAAGCTTAAAGAATACAGTCAGAATAGTGATATCCGATATGGATCCAATGAGATGAAAATTTTAATTGAAGGAGAAGTAGCAGAAATAGTGAATAAGATAGAAATGGTAGAGAGCCATAGAAAATTTATAGATCAGACAATCCAGACAGTAGATCATATGCTCTATGGGATCAAGTCTAGAATATCTCTGGAGGAATACCTAAGAGGAAGTACAATTAAGTAAAATTTCGGTAAATCTATGCTTAAATTCAACATCTCTGAGGATAGAAAATGGATTATTCTGGCTAGTGCCTCAGATGAGGTTGAAAAAAGACAGATAGATATTTCTCTGACCAAAAAGATCCATAATTGGTATTTCCATCCGTTGGTTAAGAAAAAAATCTGGGATGGAAGCATCTGTTTCATTGAAAAAAAAGGAGCATTTTGGAAAATTCCGATCGGTCTATGGAGGGAGGTTTTAGAGATCGGAAAAGAGTACAAGATGGAGATCGAGATCGAAGGAATTGAGGATCTTATTCTCACTGATCTTACTCTCGAGAGCTTTAATGCATGGGTTGACCAATTTTTCGAGGGAAAGGATGTCAAGCCCCGGGATTATCAAATAGAGGCAGCTTGGAAGATCATAAAATATCGATATTCCATTTCTGAAATTGCCACATCATCCGGCAAAACCCTCATTTCTTTTATGATCTTTGCCTATTTAAAGCAACAGGGGCTGATCCGAAAATTTCTTATGATAGTTCCAAATACAAATTTGGTCTTTCAAGGAAATGATGACTTTATTGATTATGGGATTGAAGACTTGGGGGTTAAAATCCAGCAGATAGGAGGAGGCAGCAAATTGAGAGAGGGGTGTGATCTAATTATAGGAACATTCCAGTCTTTGGTTAAGAAAGACCCCGATTTCTTTGAGGAGGTGGATGCGGTTTTTGTCGATGAAGCTCACCACACTAATTCAATGTCCATCAAAAAAATAGTTGCTCATTGTATGCATTGCGGGTGGAGATTTGGTCTAACCGGAACCCTGACCAAAAGAGGATCTGCGGACTATTTGACGATCCAACAATTTTTGGGCCCATTGGTGGTGGAGATTTCTCCCGAATTCCTGTTTAAAAACAATCATGCTACTCCGGTCGAGATCAAAGTTGTCATCATGAACTGGCTTGATCCAGAGATCAAAGCTAAACTGGCAGATCTGAAACTGAATGCCGTCAATATGGAGGGCAATGATATTTATAATATCGAGAGAAAACTGGTCATAGAAAGCGAAAAGAGGCTTAAATACGTAGTGGATTTTATTTCAAAGACCTCTAAAAATTCTTTGGTTCTTTTTCAATCTGTAAAGGACGAATATGGAAAACAGATCTGGAATAGACTCAGGGATCTCAGTTCGGATCGAGAGGTCTTCTATGTGGATGGGGACACAGACGAATCTCTGAGAGAAGAGTACAAGACCCGGATGTCATCGGGGGAAAACAAGGTTCTTATTGCGACCTACGGCACTTTCTCCACCGGGATTTCAATCAACAATCTACATAATATTTTCTTAGTGGAATCCTATAAAAGTGAGGTTCTGATCAAGCAGAGTTTAGGACGGGGGATGAGAAAAATGGAGGGCAAGGATAAGGTCAATGTCATAGATTTTGTGGACGATTTCAGTACACCCAAGTACAATAATTACCTCATGAAGCACAGTGAGGCAAGGATCCAGATCTATCGGAATGAGAATTTCAGATATAAAATCTTCAGGGTTAATCTTTGATTTTTTTGCCGATATATAGGCTAAAAGATCCGCATGAAATATTTACATAATTTTCATCATTTTCTATTAGAGTCTAAATATCAGGAGGATACGGAAGAGAAAGGCATCAGTTCTTTAGATCGGATGGTTTATGATGAGGGTGGAGCAGCCAAAAGACTATTGGGACAGGTTTTTTCCGGAATTAAAAAAATTTCTAAGGGAATCTCAAATCTTTTCGGCGATAAAAATGCTGAAAAAATGAGTCTGGATGATTTAGAAAAAAACAGGAGCGAAATTCTGGATAAATGGGGAGAGGGAATTCGCATTAGCGGAAAAAATAAGAAAAAAGATTACGAAGATTTTTACCGGAAATATACTTCTCAAGGCAGAGATTATTTTGGGGAAGATTTTAATCTGAACAACCCTAGAAGCAGGGAAGAAATAATTTATTCTAGATACGCTAGGGATGCAAGAAAATATTTCACGGATGACTTCTAAAATACTCACATATTCTAAATTCCAATCTCTGTTTGAAGGCGGCAATGCCATTAAACAATCTAGGAGGATTATGGAATCTGAGGTTCCTGAAACCCTCAAATCAATCGAAAATTTGTTGCTTCCTCTGATCGGGGGTGGTCAAATGGGTGAAGAATATATTATCATCGGAAGTATTGGGAAAAAACAGAATCCAACAGACACATCGGGTGATATTGACCTGGGTATAGATAAAGGGTACATTTCCAGAAAATTTAGGATTAGTGAAGATCAGGTTCTGGAATTCATTTTTAAACTGCTAGAGGACGAACTTCCTGGTGTTTTGGGATTTACCCCGGAGATGAAATTAATGAAGGGGATCAATGTCATCTCTATTGGTTGGCCCATTGCAGGAGCAAATACGAATTCAGAGACTGTTCAACTGGATCTAATTCCTATTTCTAATATGGACTGGGCTAGTTTTATTTTTTACTCACCCGATTATCGAATTGGTGAAAGTAAATACAAATCAGCCCACAGAAACTGGCTTTTTCAGGCTATTCTTTCTTCTCTGAAGGAAGTCGAGAGCTTTGATGACAACGGGGATCCTGAAACATATTATTCTTATGCCCTAAGACTCAGCGATGGAATTTATAAGAATAAAAAAACTTTTAAGGGCGTTACCAAAAGACTTAAAAACCCCCAGACGGTAGCAGGCCATAACCAGTTTATTACTGACAGCCCCGAAGAATTCTTAGATCTTCTTTTTGGAGGAGGAGTTTCACCGGACGATGTCAAAACATTTGAGCAAGCCTGGAAAATGGTGAAATCCCCTAATTTTATACATAAGGATCGATTTGAATCTATTAAAGATGATCTCATTAGATATTTAACCAATGGGAATTATGAAATCCCAACAGAATTAAGATAATGGAATTCACATCAAAATATAATGACTTGATGTATGGGGCACTAGATGTTTTTCTAGAGCACGATTCTCCTTTAATTATAGGTAGAGAATTGGATAGGATTGAATTTAGTACTAGACTTGGTAATCATGGTATAATCGAAAAAAACCAAACAGGAAACTGGGATATTATCGTCAATGGATCTGTTGTGTACACCATAGAAAATTTCATTTTTGAGGTCATAAACAGAAAAGAAATGGCTCTGGAAATTGATGATTTTTTGGAGGAGCTTTCGACTATTTATGAAAAGGATCTAGATGATAAATCGAAAATATTGATAGAAAGTATTGTACAAGGAATAGCCTATTTGATCATGAACGGGATCGTAAAATCGAGTTTAGATCTTCAATTTGGCCCACATTTTATCAAATCCTCCGCGGAATCTTAATCATATTATCTCAAACATGTCTGGAATTAATCATCTTTACGATATCTATAATAAAAAGGGTGCAAATTTTATTAATGATCTTTTTAATCAGTTCGTCACTATCAATGAGAAAATGGATGGATCCGCTTTCACGTTTGAAAGAGACAGGGAAAGCGGAAGGTTTAAATTTTATAGAAGAGATCAAAGAAATCCTATAACTCTCGTCGATCGGACTTTGATGAGATATTATGAAAAACCAATTAACTATATTGAATCCCTGCCTCCCCATGTGATTGAGAAAATTCCCAGAGGGTGGAGATTCGGACTTGAATATTTTGCCAATAACAAGCCTGTTGAGATAGTCTACGACAGAACTCCTAAAAATCATCTTATCCTTTCTTATGTCCATCAATTGGACGAATCAAGAAAAATAATTAAAACGATCCAGGACAAAGATCTTCTTGACACCTGGGCGGATTTATTAGGTGTGGAAAGACCCCCCATCATTTTTCAGGGCATTCTAGATTCGACTCAGAAGATAAAACTGATGGAATTTCTAGAAACTCCATTTAAAGATCTAGTAGAGAAATTTAGAACCAATAGTTTTGTCAGATTCATAATTTCCACTCTCAACCCGGAATTATCTAAAACTGCCTTGAATGAAGATCTAGATAAGGACGTGGAAGGAATTGTTTTTAGATTCGGTGATCCTGATAAGGAGGGAGAAACCGTGTTAGCCAAAATGGTGGATCCGATCTTTACCGAAATAGCAAAATCCAAATATCAGGAGAAGGCTCAGAAAAAACCGAGTGATTTTTTGGGCATAACTCTCATGGATGTTATGAATTTTATTTTGGAGGAGGGTGTAAGATCTTTCGATATTGATGGGGATACAGAAGATGAGAGATACATTTCTTTTATTTCTGATGTGTTTGTTCGATTCTTAGATCGATATGAGAATAAGTATAAAAATGCTGATTACGAAGAGCCAGAATACTTAAAGAAAGAAGAATTCAGGCTGAATAAAGATCTCATTAATGATCGGAGAGTTCTGAAGTATCTGGAAAAGGATCAGACCTTTGAATCCCTTTACAAACTTATTCTTAATTCTTTTCGGAAAATTAAAACCCGAGCTGGAGGCATTATCAACAAGGGTATGCAGGAGCAATTCAATTCTTTGGTCGAGGAGATTCGAAGATATGTGGAGAAGCCAAAAAAGGAAATCAACGAATCATCTCTCATTTCTTTCGATCAATTCAAAAAGGAATTTATTAAGCCAGTAGAGTATCTCAAGGAGGAAGACGAGGAAGATGAGAAAAACGAAAATCCTCTCTTTTCTTATGATGAATTTATTGGAAACCTAGAAACTATTGATTCCCAGTCTTCTAAATTTGATTCCATTGTAGAAGATACAGAGGAGGAAAGAAAGAAGATCAATGTGATCCTGGGTAGATTTCAGCCCTTTCATTATGGCCATTTAAAAATGGCTGATTTCCTAAAAGAAAAAAACGGGTTTGATTCCTATATTATAGTCGTTCATCCAGGTCATAATAAATCCGGTAAATCTCCATTTCCCATTGACAAGGTTGAGAGATATATGGGAGAAATCACCAAGAATCATCCCCAGATCGAGGGATTTATGATGTTATCCAGAGGTCTTTTAGGATCTGCTGTTGCTAAACTTCTCGATTCAGGATATGATCCTCAATTAATAGGAGCAGGAGATGATAGGATAGATGATTACCAGAAGCAAATGGAATACATCAAGCAATCCGACATTAAGGATATTATTAGTCCGGACCTGAAATTAATTGAAACCCCACGATCTGGATCAGCTACTAAAGTAAGAGAAGCTTTGACGGATCGGGATTTTTCTAAGTTTAAAAAAATGGTTCCCCCTGAAGTTGCGATTCTCTATAATGATCTTGTAAAGGATGTTTGATTTTGGATATATAAAAAAATAATTAATCGAAGTGAAAATTAAAGTTCTTAGTTTTTCTGATTTTAATAGAAGAATAAATGAGGGGGATGGATTTGGGACTATGCCCTTCCTACAAAAAAAAGATGGGGATTTATTCTATTATTTCTTCCAGCTCGAACTTGAAAAAGGAGAAAGTCTGGGATTTATGTTTATGATAGGTAAGTATTCTCAATTCGAGACGACAGAAGGACCTAAAAATTCCTATGCTGTCTTAAATGTGAATCAGATTTCTCCGGAGATCATTCAGGATGTTGCTATAGGTAAAGCTGAATTGCCCATGGTAAACGAAGAGAAATTTACTCTATCGGGCAATGATCTGTCAAGATTCTTTGAGCAAATCTCCAAGGCTATCCTCAATTATCTGGAAAAAAATCCCAAAGTGATCCGAATTTTCGACGAAATGGAAACAAATTTGGATATCGATAACTATGAAGAAAATATGAGATCTATTCTACTTTCATACATTGGACCGGAATGGTCTATTCAAACCGGATCCCGTGAAAAAACTTACATAATTAGCAGGTAAGACTGAAACAAAAAAGAAAATATCACTATAATCATCAAACCATAAAACAAAAAAACATGGAGTCTTTTGAACAAATCAAGGAAATCGTTTCCACCGCAGAAGCAGACGTTGAAAAGTTTGTAGGAAAGGGAAACAAAGCTGCTGGAACCCGCGTTCGACAAGCTATGCAGGAGATTAAAAAACTTGCTCAACAGGTCAGAACAGAAGTCCAGGAGATTAAGAATTCATAAGATCTAAAAGATCTGAAATCAAGAAAGGCAACCCAATCGGTTGCCTTTCTCATGAAGAAAAGATATATAAAAAAAACAATCATGGGATATTATATCGCTAAAGTCAGTTTTGAATCAGGTGAGGTCAAAAAAAATGGAGATCCTGTTCTTAAAAAGGTGGAATTTTTGGTTGAGGCTCAATCCGTTTTAGAAGTGGAATCAAAAGTTTCAGATCATCTGAAGGGAACTGTCGGATTTTTTGAGACCGTTCAGGTTTCTAAATCAAAAATAGAATCAGTAATAGAATAATGGCTGAAACTGGAAGCTACATACCGCCCCAATCACCAATTGCTATTCAGCCTGGAGATAAAGGATTTGAGGTTGTTGGTAAAGGTTATAACAGATGGCTGTGGACTTTTTCTGATTGGAAAAAAGGGAAAAAGAAAATTATCAACCCAAACACTAATTGGCAATTGAATTCAAAGCCGATGAGCTCAAAAGAAATAGAAAAGAAAATGAAAAATTTGTATCTAGAAAACGAGAATTTGGATGAAAAATCGGTCAGTAAATCTCAGCAATCTATTATGGGGCAGGCGTGGGCTTTGAGAAAAGGAAGTCTAAAAATATCGGACATTGATCCTAAATATAAGGAAGAAATTAAAAAAATAGCTTTCGGATATAGAGACGATTCGGGCAAAAAGGTCAAACCGATGTCGGATAAAGAATTGCTGAAATTCGCAAAAACAAAAACGTCAAATCTGCCTGCATCTGTTAATGAATCCGATGCAGCCAAGATTATCAAATCCAGCGGGTTGCCTTCCTTTGTTCCAAATATGAATTTTGGAAAGGGCATAAAACCCATTGTACCTTTTTTAAATCCAGATTCTAAAAAAGAGAAAGCGGGCAAAAGAAATTTAGAGAATCTTAAGGATTATAGGGATTGGATAGAAGACAGTAAAAAATGAAATCCGTCATTTCTTATAGGGATTATGATCCTAAATCTGAGTATCAAGAGGAAACTAGAAGAGAAATAAATCTTGACAACATCAGAAAAAGCTCGGAATATGCAGACATTATTGATCTTGGATTTGAAGACTTAACTTCACATCAGCAGGAGCTCAACAATACCCTCAAATTTCAAAGAAAAAATCAGCCTCGCGAAGAAGGATATGGTGACGTTTTTTATACTGTGCATCCTTCCGGATCAATCAGAAGGTATAATCCAGCAATAGAAGACGAGCAGGATTCTGAATTTCCGGAAGGTCAAGGAAATCCGATTCGATCCTATCCATCGCCATTTAGAAATTCGATGGAATATAAGAAGGCCCTAAGATATCTTTTTAATTATCTTAGGAGAAAAGAATTGAGAAATAATTACAGATAAATAATAAAATAATACAAATAGAAATCATGGGCTGTGGTTGTAACAAAAAAAATAACGTATTCCCCTCGTCTCAGACAAAACAAGTAGACGAGCTTTCTGGAAAAATGATTGTTGATGATTCAAATCGTGAACTTCTTGTGGTGTCTGCAATTTACGATCCACACCAGGACATTATTGGGTATGTTACTCGGGATTCTGCTGGTCAATATTCCCGAATATTTAGTAAAAATATAATAAAAGTTTTAGAATAAATGGAAATGAAATACTATCCTACAGGAAATGGAACGGGGGGCAGAACCTTGGTTTGTCTATGTTGCGAGGCAGATAAGCCTTTTTTTGAATCTGGTTCAGATCCAAAATCTGTTGAATCCACATATAAGGAATGGATGGATTCGAATAACTATTGTGTTGAAAAATGGCAACTTGAAAAGGAAATTACAGAAACCTGTGGATGCACTGATTATGTCCTAGAAGATATGGGAGGAGATATGGGGGGTGGTTCTTTTGCTTCTCTTGATACTGTTTCAGGAATGGGAGCAGTTCAATTTCCATCAGCAGGTGGTACAAACGCTGATTTTTATGGAGGAACTGTTGGATCTGGGGATAAATTTCCCTCTTTAAATCTGTCTAGCACTAAGAAAAAAAGAAAGAAATCCAGAATCATTAAGGAATTTAATGAGTTTCTAAAGTCCATGAAAAATAAATAAAAAATGTAAATGAGAATCAAAACCTTCAAGGTTTTCGAATCCGATATTCATGGACTGACACCCGAGCAGGAAAGTTGGTTGGACAAGTGCACCTATGGTACCTGGACCGTTAATGCAGAGGGACTGGTGGATGTGGAAGGGAGTTTTAGATGTTCCTATCAGGGACTTTCTGATTTGAAGGGTGTGACATTTGGGAAGGTGAGTGCGAATTTTAATTGCTCCTTTAACAAGCTCACCTCCCTCGAGGGAGCACCCGGGGTGGTGAGTGGGGGTTTTTGGTGCTCCGGGAACATGCTCACCTCCCTGGAGGGAGCACCCGGGGAGGTGAGAGGGGATTTTAGTTGCTCAGAGAACAAGCTCACCTCCCTAGTCGGAGCACCCGGGGAGGTGAAAGGGGATTTTTCTTGCTACGAGAACAAGCTCACCTCCCTCGAGGGAGCACCCCCGGAGGTGGGAGGGTATTTTTATTGCTACGAGAACAATCTCACCTCCCTCGAGGGAGCACCCGCGGTGGTGAGTAGGGATTTTTATTGCTCCGGGAACAAGCTCACTTCCCTAGTCGGAGCACCCCGGGAGGTGAAAGGGGATTTTCGGTGTCACCGGAACAAGCTCACCTCCCTCGAGGGAGCAACCTCGGAGGTGAAAGGAGATTTCCATTGCGATGGAAATCCTCTGGAGACCCTAGTCGGGGCACCCCAGAAGATAGGGGGTGTCTTCAGATTTTCTGCTGGGGTTGAAGCTCAAGAATTCAAAATTCCGAAGGGTCAATGGGGACCTGCCGGATGGCTGCAGGCTTGGGAAACTATTGATGATCCCAAAGCCAAAGCCCTGGTCCTGACCCTTCTAGATCCCAAACCCCTGTTGGCAAAGCTCAAGGGAGATCTCAAACAAGACGGACCGGTCCTGTTGGACCTCTCTTATCTTTGGGGAGTTCCTGGAGCCGAGAG